CCTCGTTGGTTTTGCCTACCACTGTCCATGCCTGGTCGGGGAAGAGCCAGGGATAGGTTTTGACGAAGTAGTCTTTGATCTTGGTCAGTTCTTCTTCGGTGGCATCGTGGTCGAGAAATACAAGTTCCCAGATAGCAAATCTACCACACTGTTGGCCTCCAGACAATCCACATCCTACACATAATGGTTTTCCATGATTTTTGTCACCTTTTAAAATACCAACATTATTATATTGTTTTGATGTTTGCCATGTAAATGGTGATTTTGCAAAATCTATGATACCTCCAGCACCTAAATTCCAATAACCCTTATTTGAGGATTCTATTTTTTCAAATGCTACACCTTCTCCCGTGGAATAATTCCTAGTTGACAACAGTCCTCCTGTCAAAGTTGTATTCAAGAAATCTTGATCCCACTGTCTCAACACCACAACCGTATATCCCTTTTCCTTAGTCAGAATAGGGAAGTTATCACAGGTACCGTAATCATCTACTCCGTCAAAAACGAGTGCACCAGGGTAGAGGGGAAGTTGTTCGATGGTAAGTTTAGATCCATACCATCTTTCAGGATATTTTTCTATAGATAAATAGAGAGCTTCTGCCAAAAAGTTAGACGGAATTATTTCATACACACCATCTTCTGACATGTAAAAACGATTGCCCAATCGATCATCCAAAAAAGCATCGCAACCTTCTGGTATGCCTGTTACTTTTAAAACGCAAGATTGACGTAATTTTATATTATGGTACAATAAACCCAATGAGGCATTTTCTTTAAATGTTGCTGTTATTTTAATGCTGTTTCTTTCAAAATAAGCCGCCGTTGAATTTGTGCCCCACTCATCTATGTCTGCAACATACCCGCCAATTCCGGACATCCCCTTCCAAGAGAAGTTTTTCAACTGTAGATCGTGTCCATTGCCCGTCTTATCAACCCATACGGGATTGGCAGCCATCTGCTCATTAGTGAGACCGGAAGCGGAATATCTGGCTACGATACCTTCTATATCTGGGAAGGAATCTGCTTTACATGGCAGGTCTAATATCATTTTCGCATACTCTTTAAAAGGTATGGAAGTAGGTACATCATACCCTTTGGATATAAGGGCTTGCCTTATATCCTCCTTGGTGCTGATGATCCTCATTAACTTATCTGATATGGTTCCCATTACACTTCCTCCCCATTTATGTAATCTAATACCTTACCTATGTCTCCGATGTCTGATTTTATTGACTCTCCTTGAGAATGTATTTCAATAAGTTTCTGATATAAAGTGTTATCCCCTATACGATTCTTATCTGTAGCTTGTTCTTCGATTTTGGCTATCGTATCAGGATCTTCGTACTTAACACCATCAGGCCCATACCATTCGTCTGTTAAATTCGTGTATTTATGACGGACTGGAGTCGGTTTAGACTCCAGTGTTACTAAAAAATATTCGTTACAGCTCATGACAATAAGATTTAGTGGTTGCAACAATTACATCTACAAACTGTTTTCACATAGCCAGAGGGAATGGCAGCCAGCTCCGTCCCTACGGCTATCGCTGGGTCAGTGCTTTCCATGACCGTCAGCGCCATCTTGTCCACGTCAAGGTCATTGTCGTAAACAATTTCTCCCTCAACGTAAATGCTCCCTGCATCAGAAACGTAGCAGTTTTTCACCTGTCTTATATGACGCTGTGTAGCTGACGCAAAATCACACTCGATACTTAACCACCCTACCGGTATCTGATCGATATTGGATCCGATATTGTAATCAGGATCGGTTGTTTTAAGAACCATATGTCTTAATTCCCTCGTATTTCCGTATCCGTCCATTGTTATGTATGTTCGGATCTGAACCTTGCCCTTTTCCGTCTTATAACAGTTTTCTACTATTTCTGTATCGGATGTAGTAGCATCAGGGAAATCACAAACAATACGCTGCCATCCTTCTTGTATTTTGCTGAATGTGGCGCCTCTTTGTATATCAGGGTCGGTAGTTTCTAAAACAATAAGATACTCGTCCCGGACACCTATTATGCTATCTACCGACCTGTATCCACCAAGATGTATTTTACCACCAGGAGTAGTATAACATTCATCTACGGACATAATATGTCTTTCCGTAAGATCAGGGAAGTCGCATTCGGTTTTCGTCCATTCGTTAGGTATCTTATCTATTCTCGTCCACTGAGGATAAGCGGCGTCCGTTGTCTTAACAATATAATAATACTGTTCCCTTACACCAAGAACAGCATCAATAGATTGATAACCTTTTATATTGACCTTACCACCATCAGTCTTATAACATTCGTCTACTTCAACAATTTCCCGGTCCGTCATGTCAGGAAAATCACAGACCATCCTCACCCAATCTTCGGGAATGGAATCCAGCACGGTTCCTACCTTAATATCAGGATCGGTTGACTGAAGAACGGTATAAACCTCTTCCCTGGCTCCAAGAATATTATCTATGGCTACCAAACCTTCTACTTGCACTTTTCCTTTTTTAGTAGTGTAACATTCAAGAACGTAAGTTACGTCTCGTTCTGTCATATCAGGAAAGTCACAAACCATTCGAACCCAATTCTCTGGAATTAGTTTAAAAACATGGCCGGCAGGGAAATTATCGTCCGTCGATTGAATAACGGTATAAATAGATTCCCTGATATTTATCTTATCATCTATGGCTTCCAATCCTTCTATTTCAACCTTACCATCCGGAGTTTTATAACATCTGTTGACGAACGTAATGTCGCGTTCTGTCATATCAGGAAGATCGCAGTCGATCATAACCCACTCGTCCGGTATTTTAGTAAGAACCTTACCTACCGGATTATCCATGTCGGTACTGTCGGTAATTCTATGGGCTTCTTTAAGAACATCCATCTGATCATTAAGAAGATACCAACTCCATACTTCAACCTTTCCACCAGGTGTACGGTAACAGGTTTTGAAATCTTTGATAACTTTCTCAGCTATGTTAATCCACTCCCATTCGGTTGTAGCCGGAATACCAGAAACAGGATGCTTCTTGCCTTCTTCGTCAAGATACCAATAACAGCCATTTAAGGACACAACCACTTGGTAGATTTTGTCCCCTATTTTTATACCGGATTTGCTGTCATCTACCGGTTGGGAGGAACCCCATTTTCCAACTATGTTGGTTATTTTATCAATGCCCCTACCAAAGGCACCGGATAAAAAATCCACGCCATTCATATGAAACTAACTTATTTCAAATTGTTTTATTACAAAAAAGGGGGTGGAGGACCAGCCTCCTCCCCCTTGGGATATATAGAAAAAAGGAAAATCAAATCTTGCAGGGCTTGATATTTGCCGAAGCAGCTAACAAGTCCATAAGGTCTTGAATACCTTCGTGAGCGCCATACGGTACATGGAAGTGTACTGTAATGTGATCATCAATTACCCTACCGAAGCCGTTAGAGTAACGTGCCGGCTTCAGCGTTACTGAATAATCAGCATACGGAGCCAACAGGTCTAAGCGGGTTTCTTCGTTGGTAAACATCCGTTCCATAAGTTCTTGGTGAGTCTTACGGAAGTCGAAGAACATACGTTGTTCGCGTTCTTTATCCAGCAATTCAGCGCCAAGGTGAGTACGCGGAGCCCAGTGCTGTTTGTATTCGGTATGGATCGGGTTGAAGTACGTGCTGATAGCCTCGCGCTGTTCATCCGGATAACCACCATTTACAGCAATACGAACAGATCCTTCTTGGAATGTCAGACGGTCAATCAAACAGTCAGACGGAGAAATCATGTAGTCAATACCACGGAACAAAATACCGCATTTGCAGTTCTTAGGAAGCGGGTCTGCGATAATAGACTGATCTCCTGCTACAGCACCCAAACGTTTCCAATTACGTCCACGATAAGATTCGGGCGCTTTCGATACAAAGAAGTCTTTGAAAATTTTATCGCATTCGTCGCAAACCATGTTAGTAACTACAACTGTTTTAAACTTGTGCTGACATCCACCGGGTGTACCATAATCTTCGATTGTCAGATACGGGAATGCCGCCTGTAATTCTGCTTTTGCACTACCACCACATTCATCATCCGGCAACGTGATTTCATAAGCTTCTTTCGAAATCTTACAAGAACCACATGCTTCCCAGCTAACAGTAGTAACAGTAGGATTGCTACACATATCTGCTGTTTTAGCAACGAACGTTACTGTGGCTGTCGGATTAGTTTCTACAAATGCATCGATATCAGCCTTCGTCAGTTTCTTGCTTACGGCCACAGTGTACATACCTACTCCGCCATCTTGGGCTGCTGTTTTCTCGGCAGTGCTACTAACGGCATTCTTAATGCTTTCTACTACAGTAGACTGATCAACGCCATCATCCTCTAACGTTACGGCATAAATCAAACCGCCGTCTACCTTAGTATATCCTTCAGGACACTCTTCGCAGCCTTTCATTATAGAAGACAGCTTTTGAGTATAATCAGCAGGCTTACCACCTTCTTTCATCACCTGATATTTGGAAGTAGAAAGATGACGTCCAACTCTCTTGATATCCAAACCAGGATAAGCAGCCTTAAGCTGAGCCAGGGCATAAGCATCACCGGTATCACACATTTCCATACAATAGAAATTCATGTCGGTTTCCACCGGAGTTTTTTCCAACTCGTCACAAGAATGGATAGGATGGATTTCTACAAAATCACCTACCTTTCCACCACCTGCAATCGGCTGATTCTTGATACGTTCGATTGTTTTCAAGATAGCAGCCAAAATATCAACATCTTCGCAAGGATCACATTCTGAACACATATCCTCACGACCAGGACAGTTTTCGAAAATGATGTAATCATCGATATTCACCTCACCCATCGGATAACCACGAAGCTCGAACAAACGTCCTGTCAGCTTAATATGAATAGGGATACGATCGCCTTTTCTTGCTGTAATAGCAGTATTGTCGTCAATTCCGTTGTAACCGAAAATAACTTCATCTACTTTAATTTCTTTGCTCTTCGGAGCAGAAGCATACACTTCTATAATTTCATCAATAGCAAACGTAGGTGTAGAGAATGATTTATCATCAGATACACGGTCGTTCACCATCTCATTACGTCCGATTCTGATCTGGAAACGTTGTTCGTCCTTACGATATCCTTTCAAGTCTTTCAACGCTTTCAAACCATCTTTAGTCTGCTCACCATCCAAATCATAGATAGCGATCTGACCTTCTTGAAGCAACAAAGAATCTACGTCCGCCAACTTAGCGTGCGGAGGACAGATAATGTGTCTGTCATACGGTTTATGGATAGCCATAGCCTTATAATATTTTAAAAATTAATATTCTGTTATCTGTCTCAAAAATAGCGATAGTCATATAAGCAACAAAAAGCATTAGGAATTAATTAATTCTTAATGCTTTTTGATAGTCTTTAATTTAGGACACGTCTTTATTCTGCTATAAAGGAGATTGGACGTTGTTTGAGTCTATTTGATAACGTCCATATTCGCTTTCATTCAAAGCAAATTGCTTTTCAATCATGTTAAGGATAATACCAATTAATTTATCATCTAATTCAGGATCTATATCGGTTGAATTAGAACCATCGGATTTAACATATCCTTCGATGTCAACTTCCTTAGGATAGCGGTAATACGTAAGGTAAACGGTGTCTACTTCAAAACCAGACTTGTACACCCTTACCGAATCTTCGCCTATAGTGTAGAACGTTTCCCTAAAATCAAAATCAGGTTTGTTAAAAAAGTCGGCAAGAAGCTCATGCGGGTTTTCGTTCTTAGCCTCCCACATGGTAAAATCAGTGACCGTGCATTCACCTTTGGTAAATACGCCTGATATGTTTGAAAAAGAAAAGAAATCAGAAGGCAATGAAAACAAAGTGCTTTCCGGATTATCTTTATCTCCTTTCTCGTCAAGTTCTTTTGAATACACAACTAACTTTTGGATATAACGTATATCCTCTTCGTTTTTCTTATCAAGGATATAACGAACAAGGCGGTTTTGTTCGTCATTAAAAAGCTGAACAAAACGTGCCTTGTCAAGTTTTATACCACCGTTGGTCATGTTTTCTTCAGCCTTCTGTAAGGCCCGAAGATAACAATCAACAATCTTCATAAATTATTCTTTTTTATCAGCGTATTGATCAATATCAAAACCTTTTTCGTCTTCCTTTTTCTTCTTGTCAGACTTAGCTCCTTCTATTTTTTTATGCTTGTTCTTTAAAGCATTATACGCTTCCAGAACACGTGACTTGGTTTCTAACATCGACTTATTGGAAGCAAGAGCCATAGACGCAGAGATAGCGTCGGCGCCCAGGAGCTCGCCATTCAGATACAGTCCGTCGGTGTTGACAGTGACAGCCAGTCCCTCGATCATTTCCCTAATCATACGATGGAATTTGATCACCTGCATTCCCTCAGAAGATTCATCATCAGACAAGAACCTTGAGCTTGCTTCTTTATACATGTCAACGTTCGTATTCTTAGCATCAATCCAATTAGTGAATATGTATTGAACCATGCTCTGATCAAGCTCTACGCTATATATGATATCAAGATACAAAAGCAGATCGTAGATGCTTTTCCTTTCAGCCTCGGATCCTTTCAGTTTGTTCATGAACTCGTATAAAATATCAGCCTTGTCAATCTGACGTTGTTTCCTGATATCTACGGCCGTAGTCTTGTCTTCTACACAATAATAAGATTCAACGTACATCGGATTACCGTCTTCCTCTTTAGGAGTAAGAGACTTGGATAAAATAGCTATATACAGCTCAAATAAATCACGAACGTCATTAGTGTAGAACAAACGACCATCATATAAGTCAATTCTGTAAGAATCCCAGAAATCGAAGTTCTTTTGGTCCAGGTCCTCATTGACAGTTTCTTCAAACGGATACCGAATATTCTTAATACGCATATCCATTTCATTCTTCTTGTCTTCAAGTGAGTAACCTTTATAACATGCTGAATTGATAAAGAAACCTGTATCATACACCCTAAGATCCTTGTCCCATCCACAACAAGATACTGTCTTGTTCCCAGGGAAAGGAGTCTTGGAAATGCCTCTTTCCTGATATCCGGAAGGAGCTTCTTCATCCATCTTACCTGTTATAACATAAATAGAGTCGGAATATATCTTCATTCCTCCTACGGTAGCCAGCAGTTTCTTAGACTCATGGCTTTCTTCAAAAATCTTTTTTCCCATTTTTTTATATACCCTACGTCTTTTCATATATGAAAAGACTATGTTAGAAACAAAATTTGCGGCCGGTTTTAAAGCCGACCGCAAGTTAATATTAAAAGTTATGATTACAAAGAGCTTGGTAACAATTCAATTGTTACGAACCGGCTGGTATCTTTTACCCAACAAGCCGATACAGAATGGCACCAGAATTGTTCTGACATACGAGGATGGCTGGATACAATTTCTTGAGCCGATACTCTGGATGACCATCTACCTTGTTCGTAACCCCACCACATAGAACCGATATCAGGCTTAACGTAGAATACGTTGCTGTTGATATTACCAATACGAGCTTCGGCTGAAGCAGGGATGCCGGCGAATGCATTGGAATATTCAGGAGCGGTCAAGTCTTCCATAATACATGAATATGATGTGATAGGAGTCATACCGTCTACCAACTGGCTTCTATCTACCATATCAACGTAATCCAAAGAAGGTTCGTGTTCTACAATAACCTTACCAATACCCGGAATAGTAACACCCTTGATCTTTACAGTTCCTAATTCAAGAGCATCGTTTGATCCTGTTACCGGATTATTGATAATACGTTCTGTACCCATAAGCGGAGCCAAGGCACCCAATTGAGAGAAGAACTCATCACGGAAGATTTCAACGATGTTCTTGTAAGCCATAGCACCTACCTTGAATTTCATTACACGATTTTCAATCGGCATATCGCTACGACCACGGAAAATATAGTCAGCAGCAGCCAGGAAGTGTTCGCGCTTGATACCGCCCGGACGTGCATATGAGATAACGAAACCACGGCGAAGTTGATGGTACAAACCTTCGTTTTTCATCAAAACACCATTATGACCCTTAACTCTACCTCCACGCATGAACATAAGTTCGTATGCTTCCATCTTAGCCAACTCAGCCAAACAGAACAAAGACACTGTATTGGCTACACGTGCCGTACGCATATCAATGCTTCCGTCACCAAGACGAGAACCGATAATGGCATAACTTGCATCACCTCCTCTGATTTCAGAAAGCTGACGAACTTTCTGGTAAGCCTTGTCGATGAAATTCTGTGTACGTTCGTCCGCATAAGCCAAAGACTTAATACCAGCGTACATAGTCGTTTCACCTTCAACACCACGGTGTCCACCAAGCGTAAATTCACAAGTCATAGAACCGGCCTTAGAAGCACCTCCTACACCAGAGAACTGAGTAGAGAACTCACCAAGAACGTTTGTTACCTTCCAGTATTTAATACCGGCGCGAAGCATGTCTTTCGGGAAGTATTTAGCACGAGAACGACCCCACAGCTTACACCAATATCTCCAGTTTTCACCTTCTTGTTTCGGAGGGCGCTCTGTAGAGATAAGAGCCTGGCAACCGTTAATCACATCGTAAGTAATAACATCTCCTTGTTTGAATTGTGCATTCAACACAATTTCGAAGAAGCTTTCATCAATACCAGGTTTTGCATATTTCAAAGATGTGTCTTCTACTGTAACCACCTCATACGTTTCTGATACCGGAAGATCATAACGGAATGAACCATTGATACCATTTACGGTAATAGTAGCATCCTGTTTAATCATACCCATATACATAGGCAGAGGATAGTTTGTAATGTTAGAAAACAACTCAAGCATACCCAGATGGTTCTTATCCGGATTTTCGTAGTACCAATCTTCTAAAGAGCTAAGATCGTGCTCTACGATACTTTGCTTAACGACTTTAGCGTCGGTATATCCAATCACCGTGTCACCATTCATGGTGGCCGGGAAATTTTTTGTTAAAAGTACATTAGCCATGAACGAAAAAATGTTTTAATTTTTAATCTATACTGATTTCATCGAACTTCACACCTTGAACTTGATCACCTTTATCATCTACCGGAGCTACCCTCTTGTCTTTATTTGTGTGGCTGATGAGCTTATAAATTTTCTTCTTCTCATCAACTACAGCTTGATTCGACTTCTGTTTTATGAACTCTCCTGGGTTCATAAGAAACATAATCAAATCTGGCGCTTCTTCCGGATTCATCATCATCTCCCTTACCCTATTAAATGCTTTGGTAATTCCGGGATTCGATTCAGAAGGTTTTAGGGCAAAATCAAGAGCTTTAGATACCATAGTGTCATTTAGCTGATACTTTGCCTGGATAGAAGACTTAAGGTCTTTCTTATACCTTCTAAAATCTTCTGCATCCTTCGCCTTCTTTTCGGCAGCCTCTTTAGTACGTTGCTGGATAATATCATCCATTCTCTTATCAAGCTCAGCCTTATACTTTATAGCCTTTGCTTCAACATACTCTTCTCCTTTATTGATAATGCCTTTGAAAAACTCATCAGCTTCATCTTTAGGCAACCCAAGAAGATCAACATAATGGCGAACGATCTTTATCTGATCTGCTTTGTTTTCAATGTCAAGCTTTTCTATCGGAGCGACATTCGTATCATATTGCTTAAGAATATCAACGATATTAGCGCCAGCCTTATCAGCCTGAATAAGCTTCTTGGTAATATCAGAAACAGAAGTAACATCTATCTTATCCTTAACAATATCCTCTTTCTGGCTTTCAAGGACTGTAGATAGTATGTCACACAACGAATCTTCTTTACTAAAATCAAGATCATTGATAGTAATCTCTTCGCCGTTTTCACCGCTAAATACCACATCTTTCAAATCGGGAATGATCCCTCTTGAAGAAAGGGCATCCAATACTTTTCTGTAATTGACAACCGGGGTCTCTACCGGATCCTGTTTAACGTCAACCACATTCTCTTCTCCTTTTTTATCCTCTTTAGGATCAGGAGTAGGATCGACAACCGGCTCTTCTTTAATTTGAGAACCTTCTTCTACAGGCTTCTCATCTTTTTTAGCCGGTTCATTACCATTAATAGGCAGAATATCTTCTTCCCTATTATAAACATCATCAACTGGACCGATACTAAAAATATCGTCCAATTCTACTATTCCATTTTTTTCTAATTTTCCCATACTGCAAAAATATTTAAATACCTATATTTCAGACAAAAAACTTATAAGTGTTTAATCTTCACTAAAAATTAAACATCCCCAAATTTTATTAGAGATTTTCTAATGAAATTTGGGGATGTTTAATCCTTAATTCTTATTGATTCCGGCTACATACCTTTTGGTGGCATCTTCCCTCGCTCGTTGAGCAAGCTCTTTGGATTTTAATTTTAACTCTTCCATTTTCATTCTCATTTCATCATCATGAAGTTTGGAATCGTTTTCAATTTTCTTATCCTCTATCCTTTCCTTGCTTTCTATATCAGCTTGCCTTACGGTCTGATCTGAAACAGAAGCCAGGAAGTTGAGGGAGGTGGCGTCGCTCTTGGCGTCTGCCGCCCTGCCTGCCGCCTGGATCTTCTCTTGGAGTATCCTGTATTGACCTTTCTTGTCTTCCAAGGCAAGTTCATGCTGACGTTGCTTATCCTTCTCAGCAGCTTCAGCTTGTATCTGTTGCTGGTTAAGCTGCATCTGATTCTGTTGTTGCTGCTGCATCTGACGCTCGTTGTATGCCCGAGTATTCCTTGCATTCTGTATAAGCTCTACCATAGAATCTGATGTGAAGATAGATGCAAGATCGTAAATATCGCCTCCGGCTGTATTTAGCTGCAACATAAAAGTCTTAAATTTCTCAAGCTCATCCCTTTTCTTGGAATTAGATAATGCCTGAACACCAAGATGCCTTAGACTAAGACCGTCGGTTCCTATAGATAAAAACGCTCTGGTAAGATCACTTTTTGTGTACATTACAGAAATATCCTTTCCTTCTTCCTGACATTGTTGAGCAACAGCCAGATGAAGATCCAAAGCGCGTTTCTTGAAGTAACCGAAGTTATCAAAGTATATCTGTGTTTGTAACATAGATGCTGTAACGCCCTGCTGGACCCCGGTGGCGGTCTCATACCTGTTGGGGCCGTTAATTACTTGAGGCGTGATACCAACCATTTCAAAACATTTCATCCTCGACCATTCAGCAAGTTCCATTCTTGTTTTAAGTTGCTCTGTCTGGGACAAATCATAGACAGCAAACTGGTTGAAAGGGACACCACCTTTCGTGTTTTGAGATGAGGTATCTAATGTAAGAGCACCTACAGACTTAGCTACATCAAGAAGGTTTGCCCATATATCAGCCACATCTTCACCCAAATCCTTGTATTCACTCGGAACCAGATTTATATCTCCTAAGAAGAATTTACCGATCTCCTTTTCAAGAATATTGTTTATCTGGTTTATGGAGAAATTATAGAATATTTGATATGGCTGAATCCTGTTCGCCATAGAAGTACCGATATATCCTGCAACGGGTAGAACAAAGTCATAGATGTTACTATCCCCTTTTATCTGGTGATCGATAGGTTCTCCATCCAGATACAGGTTGTCCTGAGCGAGGGCACCTCCACTTATTTTAACCCCGTACCTTACCTGTGGAACGTAATCTACGAAATAGGTATTAATCTCCGGGTTCTCCATTCCCTTACTCATGGTTCTGGTAATTTTCTTAATACCATTTTCCTGTAAAAAGTCCTGAAGAAGCTCGTCGGTTACCATTTCGGTAGTTACTAATCCGGTTTCAGTTTGGTAGGTAATTACATACACCTGAGCCGGGGATACCCAATATGATTCAGTTACCTGATACAAATCACTACGAACATGCTCGTCGCTTAAACTCTGGGCACGGTTATAATAATTACCATGCTCTAAATTTGGCATGAATCTGGTTCTGTGATATTCGTTGCCATTACTATCGTATCCGGTATATGTGCCGGCTGGAATACCGTAATAATCCTCATAAGCTTTTATAGAAGCATAATCATTATATCCTTTCCAAGGTATTACCTTATTCTGATATAACATCCCTACACTCGCCGATTTGGATAAACTTACATAGCTTCCATTATCACCATTGTTATAAGTACCATTGAAATTATCAGCACCTCCTATAAGCTTTTGCTTGTCTTTTGCCGTAAGAAGATGCCCCCACCTTACTATAATATCATTGGCAGTATAATAATGAACACGACCAATATAATCACCGTACTGCGGATACTTGCTATCTAATGTCTTAGAATAAAACGTATTCAACGGAGACCATCTCTCCGGCTTATAATAGTCGTACCCTACATGATAGTTTCTAAAACAACGACCGGTAAGAAGATAGTCGATGAAATTCTCGGTGTCTATCTCATCCATGTAAAAACGCCCCCTGTCTGCTTCAAGCGTATGAGAACCCCATATAACCTCGGCAGTCTTCCATTTTGTATTCATGAAATTCTCTATCTCAGGAGGGGTCATAGATGCTTTCACCTCTTGTATCTGTTGAGCATAAGCCTGCTTTTCTTCTTCGCTTGCAAAATTATTATAATCCGGATCCAATCCTCTATTTAATAACTCTTGCCTAACCCTTCTGTCTAATTCCTCTCTAATGTAATTATAAAGAAGATTTTCCTTCGTGGCAGAATACTGATTCACTTCAGATTCGTCCAATCCAACTACATTATACTTGTCAGAAAGGTTACCCAACCATCCTACAAAAGCGTTTACGATCGTACCTATTATATCATAATGACGTAAGAATGATGGAATATTTACGTTGTCCCTTATAGACTGAACATCCTTAAGATAAGGAATTACGTCTTTCAGTTCCATAAATGACAGCTTTCCTTCCATCATCCTATAAAAATCCTTGAACTTTTGGTTCTCATCAAGCTGCTTCAAACCAATCAATTCAAGAGAATCCATAGTGGCTTTAAACCACTCCTTGGTTTTTCTCTTGGTAGGTATCGCCTGCACCGGCAAACCTGAAAATACTCCTCTGGCCGGAAAAGCCTGATCTCTATTGAAATATTCCATCCTATTATCCTATTTTTCACAAAGATAAGGAATTTGTTCTCGTCACCTCATTTTGTAAGGGTTATGTCTTCTTACCGTAAATCCTTTGACCTGTTCTATCTTCTTGCGCTCTCTCTTCTTTTGATTCTCCTTCTGAGTCGTACTTTCAGGCATATAACCCATATCATCATAATACTTAGCCAGAAGAAGAGCGTGGCCGAAGGCTATGATACGGTCGGTGTTGGTCCCAGGACCGAAGGCTATGATCTCATCAAGAAGCTCTATGTCAGGAATACGGTAAATACCCTTCTGTGTTATTTCATTACCATCATCATCATACCCAACAACAACATCCTCCCAACAATATTGAATAACGGTATTGAAAAGCATGCGCTGATTGGGAACCGTAGGGGCCAAACCGAGCTTATTGTTCTGACGGGCGCCAGCACGGATAATCTTACCGGCAAGACGTTCGCCATCTTCCAGCAACATAAGCTGCTTATTTCGTCTCGTAAGATAAAATTCATACATTCGGTCGGCATTCTCCATAAGACACTTGGCCCCATACGCTTCTTGAAGTATTTCACAATTCCTACAAAAATCATCGGAAGATGGAGGACGTGATGCGTATGATGCTACTATACAATAAGCAAATGGATCGTTGATTTTTACATATCTTTTAAGTACATAAAACGAACCAACAGAATCAGTATCAGCCTTGTCAGATTTATAGGGGTCGAGCGATGAGACATAAGTGTAATCAAAAACACCTCCTTCTTCTGGTGGATCCTCATATATAACAACAGGAGAATCTATGTTACCACCTTGAAACGGATAATCAGCAAGCTGCTTATCACTAAAATTATACCCCATTTTCATGCCGTCTATCTGATAAATATCCACTGTTTTACCAGGCCTACCTTCTTCAAGAAGACGGCTTTTGTGCTTCAACGCATCTTCTACAGGAAACCTATTTACGTTCGTATTAAGGAAACAATCATCTATAGACAAAGGGAATGCCATTCGTTCCTGGACGTATAAAGCTCTATCCTTTTTGACAAGTTCGTCAAGACGTGATTTTATTATTCCAGTATTTTTATCAAAGTCTGAAACTTTTATTTTTATCTTCTTAAGACCGGGAGCATTCTCTACTCCAAGATACTTATCAAGAGTCGTTTCTTTCTTTTCATAAGCATGAGACATCTGGGCCGGAACAAAGCATCCAGATTTACATATACGCCATGTTGGTTTAATAACTCTCTTATTTAGAATATCATAATTCATTATAATGAATCCATATTCGTCCGGAGAGTTCATGATTTTCTGGGCATCTTGAGACTTTTCTACATTACCGCCAGTTCCCGCCATCAAACAAACGCCCCTCATTCTACCATGCATCATATGAGCTGGCCTACCGGCAAGCCATGCCCCAAGCACCGGGAATTTACCTACCTCATCATATATAGACGTATATGGAGTTCCGCCTGCGGTCTTCAATGAGCCTCGTGTCTTTCCATCATCAACGTTGGTGATTCTTATTCTGGCATGAACATCACGTTGATTATTGATGTTTCTTGTACCTAAAACAACTTCTTTAGTCCAGTCGTTACCAGTCCTGTTTATAGTAAGATAAGGAGGAAGATTATCAAGTCCAAACTCAAGATACTCTCCCATATTGGCAAGGTCTTCTTTACTTGCTCCAATAACATTATGCGTCAAATTGTACGTCATTGTAGCATTACGAGCCAGAAGAGAACTCATTATGGCCGTATTATGAGTAACGATGTAATTGGTGGTCAAAAATAAATGAGAATCATTATCAACGGTTATACAAGTGGCATGCTCCTTTCCGTATATCGATATGGATCTTATTTTTAATTCCTTACGATTCCTTGATAGTATAAGTTTGTTCCCCTCCAATTTAGCATACCAACCTGAAGCCCAAAACATACGTTGTACAAAATTTATGACATCCATGTCAATATGAGACAACGTAAGCTCTTCTTCTCCGGTTACTACATTTCTGAAAGAACGAATGAAGTTTTCTATAAAATCTTTCTTTTGATCTATGGACGATCTTAGAAATTTCTTACAAATGTATTTATCGAAAAACATATCCCCACTATAGCCACCGAGATAAGCCGCCAGCATCGAGGCGTAGGCCGACGGCGGAACCGGCAGCTTTGCCGTAGGGTAGTTCAGGGCCTCACCTACTGGAATAGACATACTCTTATAATCCAATCCGGCTATGGATCTAAGACTCCTAACATGCCATTTTCCGCCATGATTGACACGCCATTGGTGATTTCCGCAACAAATAACGTTACGACCGTCTTCGAATACGACTCTGTAGGTGGTTACTTTCCCTTGAGGGTAGACACCTACGACCTCTACCAAATTCCCTTTATCGTCATATATCTTATCCCCTACAACGATATTTCCTATCATCTTTTCCCGGTCCTCAAGATAAAGTATCTCAGAGTCAAGAAGGGCTTTTCCAAAACGACGGCACCCGAACATGAATATTCCTTTATTCTCTTCTTCCGCCTGCTTTAGAAATTCGGCAAACATCCATTCATTATCACGAAGCTGTGAATTTCCTGGAATACGATCTTCTCCTACGTCAATCATCATCTTCCAGAAATTGATATGCCAGTATAGCCAAGGATGGATAAACACCCCATTTATGGTAACACCGTTAAGGAGTTTCATAGCCTCATTCTCCCAGAATTGCTTGACATCATCGTCTTGCTCTTCATAAGAATACAGGTCATTCCATAACGGGATATCGTTACCCATATTTATATAAAGTTCTTTACTATCAAAATTCATGACAAAACTACTTATCGAGCTTGTTCTTAGCTTCATTCTTAACAAAAGACTGAATACCTGATACTGTTTGTCCTCCTTTTAGGCTTTTCTTGTTTTTGGCAGCCTCAAGCTGATTATAGACATCCATTATCCCACACATCTTAATATAAGATTCAGTCCATTGCATTAAGCTATCAGACAAGCTCTTTTGAAACCTAAATTCTTTCTCCCTCTTATCGGAATCTTCTATTTTATCCCAAGGGTTTTCAGATAGATAACGTTCAGCCTTATCTATCTGATCCCTTAGCACAAGAAGTTTCCGATCTACGTAAGAGACATCATCGTTAGTCGGCTTTCTTACCTTCATTATTAACAATTTTTAAAAAAGCCTCATACTGAGACTTAAGCATATTAAACCTGTCTTCAAGAGAAGATGGATCAACACGATACTTACACATGTTTTTTATTCCTTCCTCAACAGATTCTTCCTTGAACATAACAGAATCAGTATTATTGTCAACGTACATAATAAAATCTGATTCTCCGTCGTTTACTATCCTGTCAAGAACCTTCTTGCTGTCATCATCTATGTTAAGATCATGACCGGCGTTAATAGATAACCTGTAGACGGTCTTAACAGAAGAAGATACTTTCATTATCTCTTGTTGATACAAGTTGGTCATAAACGACTTTTCTTCCAAACCAATAAAGTCTTCCAACTCTATGTTGTCTTCCTCATCCTTCTTCCTAATAATATCCTTAGTTAGATCTTCCATCTCCTCTCCCACCTTATCTTGCGCAGACAGTAGATGGTTGTAATAAGAAATAAGATGTTTTATATCTGAATCAAAATCAATCTTCTTCATTGTCAAGAACCTTTTTATCATGAATAATAACGTCCATCAACTCTATTGATAAATTATAATCAGCCACTTCAAAAAGCTCGCTATCTGTCAACGTCCTTAAAAAAGAAACAGACAATCCTCTTTTCTTTGCAAAAGATCTAAGTACGGCATAGAGAATGTCCCCGGCAGAATAATCTGGGAGATCGTCACAAGATGCCTGCAACATAGAAAATAAGGACTTCCTTTTATCCTCGCATTGTAAATGCCTTGCTTTACCACATCCGCCCATAACTTAACTTTTTTGAATTATAATACCTTCAAAATTAAACGGAATTTTTTCCTCTTTTTGAGACCCATCTTTTTGATAGTGAACAGTCATGTGCTTTACAAATCTTCCTATTCCAAATCCTGCTGTATGTATCTCTATATTGAACTTAAAGTGACGGGAGTCTATGATATTCAAATTAGATGACGTACAACCACAAGATGTCTCTGATGCTGTTATCTTCATATCATGCTTCGACTCAAGAACGAATGAAAACCTTATACTGTTCCCTTTTTCTACCGGTTCGAAAATGATTTCAAATGATTTACCGTCTTTAGAGAGGTCAATATTGTATTGCTTGTCATCTGTAGAAATAACATTAAATTCATCAGAATCCATTGTAATAAGTTCTAACCTGTTCCATCTTGACTTCTCATCATAAAAATCAATAGAATACTGACGATCCATCCACGAAGGACGGGGAAGCCCCTCCCCAAGCGCACACTCCTCTGTCTTGCTCCAGGCCTTCTGCTTGATGAAGCACGTACATACCGAACAACGATTTTTACCTATTTTCTTGCTTACGTATAAAGAAAGAGGAAGCATAGAGTTAGGGACGTTCTTGGTATTGAATTTACATCCCTCACACTTTTCAAGACGTTCCTTGTACCAATCAGGATAATCTTCTTTTTTTCTTGGAAGTTTTTTAAATATCGTATCCATAAAAGCATCGTATATAACTTCCGCTTGCAAAATCTTTTTCATGACTTATCTGTTAAATTCCTGTTCTTGAATATTTTGTATTTCACTAAAACTATGTCCCTTACGAGATTTAAAGATAGATAATTTGTTGTGTTTTATCAACATATCCCCACCTTTTATCTCACCTGAGTCATAAGCATCCTTTATCATCCTTATCTTAATATCAAGGCACTGAAGTTCTTTTTCCTGATACTTAGATAATTTTTCTACCTTGGATTTAAGACGCTCAAGGTTATGTTTGCGCCTCTCCATCTCATGAAGGTTACAAACCATATCACCCACATACGGGAACGATACAGACACGTTATCTGTGTACGTACATAAGTTATTGGCATAAGAAATACTGGCTCTGAAAACGTCACGTATTTGGTTTCGGTCGTAAACGCCCCCGGTCTTATCCATCACATCATCTATAATATGTGACTCAAATGATATAGGGAAATCATTCTTCGGCATCGGCTTCAAAAGTTTTCTTTCTGTAAAACAAAGAAACCAACGCACATTGATCTCTTGAACCTTCCAATACAAAAAGACGGCGCATGTTCTCTATATCCGGGCACAAACACCTTGTCCTGTAATTCCCTTCACGGTCAATCAAAATACCACGCTTCTTCATCTCCGTATCCAAAACCGATACATATTGAAGATCGGTACTGAAACAATGAGAAAACTTCTTCTTCGTCTCATACGAATATCCAAACACAAAATAATAGGTAAGAAGATTTAAGTGCCTCGCATCTATGACATTCTTCTCATTGCCGGAAGCCATTAGGTATCCGTTATAAAACAGAAGTATCTTCTTAGCCATATCTACCGTATTGGAATAAGGTACTAAAAGCCTATAAGCCCTATTACTAACATCTTTATTATCACTTTCTTTCATGAGATTATCGTTTTGATACAAAGATAAGGATTAAGGATTTATAAATTTAAAATTAACATATTTTATATATATAATAAGGTTAATCGTTCCACGTAAAAAGCTATCCCTGCTGCCGGGGCTGTCGGTGCGGTGACACGAGCCTGCCCTGTGCCAGCCGCCTGTCCAGCTTATCTCATGGAATCAGTTTGTAATAACATTTTGTATTTTACTATCTATTTTGTCATCATATGTTGATAAATATAACACATGATGACAAAATAGAATATTTATTATAAATCCATATGTAGTGTAATAATTATACATAGAAGGGAATACGAATGCGGGAACCGCATGAGTGTTCCCGAAAGTAAATAGATTAAATCCATTTAATTAAGCTATTATATAGTTGAAAATTTATTTTCTGCTATATACATACGAAGTATGTTATATATCCAAATTGCCACTTGCTGAAAATGAGACGATTACTAACTAATTTATATGTTAAATAATGTAAAAAATAATAAAAGCTCCTATCTATCTCAGACTGGAGCTTTAAATAAATATACGTGTATCATACATCATATATTCTTTTCTGCTATATTTGCAGAAAAACAAAAAATCAATATGGACAAAGATATTGACATAATTTTAATTACAATTAATGGTGAATCAAATTTTTCGCTTTTAAGGAGGAATTTCTCGTTTACACCTTCTGAGGCTCGTCAGGTATCGGAAGGGAAGATGGCTATCAGACAGTCTAAAAACTCATTGATTTTTCCTGGTATTCCTAAATATGCCAGAGACGAGTGGTATAAAGATAGAATTAAAAAGTTTGAAGAGACTGGTGTATGGGAGGCTCCTTCCAATATGTATTGGATGTTCAAGATGCAAACAGTAGCGTATATTTTAGCCAATGCAAACCCTTTTTCAAGCATTCAAGTAGATTATGATAAGTTAGCGTCTGGTATTGTTTATTTTTTCAGAGTGACATATTTTGGTATTACAACTACTCACATTGAGGATCTTAATTATATAACAAATGTTGTCATAAGTGAGATAAGAGAAGTAAAAAGAATAGGGTACGCAAGATATCTCAAGAATGCCAGAGAGAAATATCGAGATATGTTTGTTAGTAAAACCAGATTTCGTTGTGTTAAAAAAGTAAGGGGAGAGAGAAGATGTGATACAGCAAGAAAGGAGAGGACGAAATCGAAGGTATGTGCTGTAGCTGAATTTATTCTTCAAAACCTAAAGAAGAGAAAGGGGGTCAGGAAGTTTATGACTAAAGATGGAAGATTTAAGATAAATCTACTTATTAAAATTAAGGATTTGATACTTAGTAAATTTGGAGATGATTTGAAGTTCAGAAGAATAAGGGATTATATAAGAGAAGCATTATTGTTTCTTAATATAAAAAAGGAACAAATATTAGAGGAGTGTGCCATATATGATATGGAGGAGGATTATGACGAGTTTTTTGTTCGAAAACTTATTCTAAAATATAGGCAATGGTCTTATTCTGTATTGGGGCATGTTGTTAATATGGTAATGCCTAAAAATAAAGATGATATGATTATTGAAATGATATGTTAGAATAGAATTGCGATCTTCTGTTAAGCTCATACTTTTAAGTAGGATATTCATATATGTATTTTTTTTAGTAATTGATTTTGATGTATATCCAAAAGATATTACGATATTTGTGTTATAAGTTTAATTAAAATGATTTCATACAAATACAACATATACCATTCAAAGAAAACAAAGTATCTGGAAAAGATGCTTCGTGAATGTTGTTTTGTATGGAATCATGCGTTAGCTCTACAACGTAGATACTATAAACTATTTGGAAAATATATCTCAGTTGGTAAGATGAAGAAGCATTTTGCTAAAAGAATTAAAAGAAATCTTCTTCATTCTCAAACAACACAAGAAATAATTGAACGTCTTGATGAATCTTACAACCGTTTCTTTAAGAAGTTAGCTAAACGACCTCCCAAGTTTAAATCACCGGAGAAATTTAACTCTTTTGTTTTTAGACAAGGAGGGTTTACCCTGAATGGCAATTGTTTAACAATTAACAAAGGAAACAAACGATTTAGATTCTCATACAGTAGAGTCTATGAAGGTAATATTAAGCAAATAAGAATAGTTAGAGAAACCTGTTCACGTTTTAGTTTGATTATAGTTACAGATCATAATCCTATAAACTCTTATAGAAAGACACATGATGGTGCATCTATCGGATTGGATTTTGGACTAAAAACTTATTTAACTAAAAGCGATGGTAGCAAAATTGATTCTCCTCTATTCTTCAAACAATATCAAAACAAGATTAGAAAACTAAACAAACGGCTTTCTAATGCAAAGAAAGGATCCAATAATAGAAGAAGGAAACTGTTTGAACTTCAACAAACGTATCGTAAAATAAACGATCTTCGATCAGATTTTCAATGGAAATTAGCTCATCAGTTATGCAAACAATATGATTATATTTTCATTGAAGATTTAAGCATTGAAGGAATGAAACGTTTGTGGGGAAAGAAGATTTCTGATCTTAGTCATTCTTCTTTTATTAACAAACTTACGTATGTTGCTTCAAAGTATGGAGTAACTGTACATAAGATTGACAAATGGTATCCTTCTTCCAAAACTTGCGAATGTGGCTGCATTAATAAAGGACTGTCGTTACACGACCGCACGTGGGCGTGCCCAGCGTGCGGTGCAGTCAACGACCGTGATATTCTTGCAGCCCGTAATATACTTCGGAAGGGCATTTCCGAATTGGAGAGCAAGAGTAATTCCAACGATAGTAATATCGAGGTTTCTTGCGTTGGTATCCAAGAATCCCATTCGCTTTAGCGATGGGAGTATGTCATTGGTCGCCGACAGAGCCGAAAAACGATAATCTCGTAGAACATCGACGGAAACACCCGTTAGCCACCACTATGCCATAACCATATCTATACGAAACCATATTACTGTCTGATTCAAAACTACTTATCCAACTTATTATTTCTTTTTAATTCTAATTAATTCATTTTATATTTTATGTTTTATCTTGTTTTCGTACTTTTGTTTTGTAGAACAAAATCAGAAAAAAGATGGCTATAAGTTACGACAAAAAAATCATGGAGTGCGTTCTTCGTTCAGTTATGTCCGAAGGTAATGTCGCACAAGGAAAAGCTATTAAGTCTATTTGTAAGTCACCAAAACCGCTGTTTATAACCGGTAAAGGAGGAAGTGGAAAAACAACGTTCCTTAAGCGTATTATACCGGCATTAAAAAATGCGGTTGTTGTAGCTCCTACAGGTGTTGCTGCTGTTAATGCAGGTGGTCAAACCATTCATTCATTTTTTAGAATAGGAATGCAGCCGTATATACCTGAAATACGAAAAGGTGCGTTTATGGATAACTGCGAATATAAATTCAACGGAGGTTCGGAAAAGATTCTACAGAATATAAAGTATCTTATCATAGACGAGATTTCTATGGTTCGCCCTGATCTTCTTGACAACGTGGCTGATATACTTCGTCATGCAAGAGGAGACAAGGACCCGTTTGGCGGAGTGAAACTTATTATGGTAGGTGATTTATTTCAACTTCCGCCAGTAATTAAGGAGGATTTTTTTAGAGAAATATACGATACATCTTACTTCTTTAGCTCCAAGTCTCTTATGGCTTCTGGTATGGAAATGGTGTCTTTTGAAAAAATATATCGTCAGAAAGATGAGAAATTCATTAGCATCCTTAATAAGGTGCGTGAAGGGCAGATGGATGATGATGTATTTGATACAATAAACAGCAGATGTATTCAGTCTGATAATAATCAAGGATATGTTGAGATTGTAACTACCAACTCAAAAGCTACGGCTATTAACGAAATGAGAATATCATCGTTACCAGGCTCTTTAAGAAAATTAGAAGCTGTTATAAACGGCGATTATCCTAAAGATGCTCCGGTTGAAAAAACTCTTTTCTTGAAAGAAGGATCAAGAGTTATGATAACAAGAAACGGAGGAGAGTACTTCAATGGCTCTCTTGGTACTGTATTATCTATAAAAAAGGGGGAGATTGAAGTAGTCCTTGATAAACCAAAAGATGATGAGCATACTAAGGTTGTTATAACACCATGTTCGTTTGAGAAAGTAAAATACGTAAGAAACGGATATAAGATAGAATCTGAAGTAGTAGGAGCTATTATTCAGTATCCTATAAAAATAGGTTATTCTATCACGATCCATAAAGCCCAAGGCCTGACATTGGATGCGGCTATGATGGACGTATCTAATTCTTTTGAAACAGGACAGCTATATACGGCTCTTTCAAGAGTAAAGTCTCTTGATGGATTATATCTTCGTCAACCTATTCCTAAGACGGTAAAAACCAGCGATCAGGTGGTGATAAACTTCTATAAAAGGACTCTTGGTAATGGAGGTATTGTGAAACCGGTTCCAATGGAAGAGCTTGAAAAGTCAATGATTAATTTGTCAACCGGATCTGAAATAGATTTTGCAGAGTTTAATTTATAAAAAATATAGTTATGAAATTTGGAGAAGCTTTAGAAGAAGTAAAAAAAGGTGCGTTGATTGCACGTGCCGGATGGAATGGTAAAGGTATGTTCGTATTCCAGCGCCCGGAAGATTGGTTGTCTACTGATATGATAGTTAATAAAGTAAAGTCATTGCCGGATTCGTTTAAAAAATACGTAAACGATTATTATGACGTAACTGAAACCAACATGATTAAATTTTGCGCTTATCTGTGCATGAAAGATGCTAACGATAATATCGTAAACGGATGGTTGGCTTCGCAATCAGATATGTTGGCTGATGACTGGATGGTGGTTGGTTAAATAATAGGGATATGGCAAGAGTAGATAAAATATTTCAAGACAATTTGGCTCTTATAATGAGCCAGCCGTGGGAAGAGGTAAAGCGTCCGGTCTACGGTGACGGTACAGGCGTCAAGGTGAAGCGTATCCTACAAGTATGTAACCAGTACGATCTTCGTCGGGAATTTCCTCTTGGTTCACTTAGACCTACTAATATTAAAAATTCCATAAAAGAAATATTGTGGATTTGGCAAAAAAGATCGGTAGACGTCAAAGATCTTGGTCTTCATATCTGGGATCAGTGGGCTGATGATAATGGAAAGATCGAAGGATGTTATGGAGATATGGTGAACAGACATGTTTATATGGGAACCGGAAAAGCTCCAGAGGGTATGACAGATATCCATGATGGTCTTTACGGTTTTCTTAACCAAACAGACTTCATTCTTTGGTCACTCAAGAATGATCGTTCGTCAAGAAGAATAGTAGCATCCATGTTCGATCCTGAAACCAATAGTCTTAAGCCTCTTCAAGAATGTGCGTTTCAGATCAATTTATCTGTTAAAAGAGATGAGTTGTATATGACGCTTTATCAGCGCAGCCAGGATATGATTACAGCTTCTTGCTGGAATGTAGCTCAATATGCGGCGTTGATGATGATGTTCGCTCATGACGCCGGGTTAAGGCCTGCTATTTTCACTCATTTTATACAAGATATGCATGTGTATGACCGTCACGAAGAACAGGCAAACGAGCTCCTTCGTCGATCTCTCTTCGGTCCGGTTCCGCAGGTTACTATCTCATCTCGTATGGAAGGGAAAGGGTTTTATGATTTTGTAGCTGATGATTTTGAGGTATGGAATTATGAACCAAAGGAGCAAATCAAATTCGAAGTTGCAAAATGAAAATAAGCATAGATAGAAGGGCTAAGATGGTTCCCCTAATGGAAATCAATGCCGGCGATGAAGTTAATGTCGGAGGTTTTGATTATGTTGTTGAAAGCATAACCCCATGTAGGAAAGGATCTTATTCAGATTCATATGGAATTAGGTTGGTCATGTCTTCTTACAAACATGGCCAACTTGTAAGAAAAGTAGATAGTGTTTTTTCTATCGATTCTATTTTAGTATTTCTCCCTAAAGGAGATTCTGTTGTAGTAGAGTGCTCTTATAGAGAACTTGAAGAATGTTTCCCTAAAATATAGTACAATGACAGGCGAAGAAAAATGTAACCGATGCGAGCAGTTTGGACCGAACGGTCTCACTGATTATCCATGCAAAAGGATTCCATCAAGGAACTGTCCTTGGTTTATAAAAATATCGGATAAGAAATACAAAAAGATTCTTGCCGATAGGATGAAAAGAATTAAGGAGAATGAGAAACTTAAGCAAGAGATGATGAAAGATCAGGATCTTGTTGAAGAAGTAAAACAAAATACAAAAAGGTTAATGCAATGAAAAAGAAAAATATAAAACCAGAAGAAGTGGAAGTCGTTATTCCTAAAGAAGTAGAAGCTATTAACATATGTGGGGATATCAATAGTTTTATAAAACATATTATATATGTTAGCTTGGATAAGGTAAGTAGTGATAAGGCGTTTGTCAATAATGATGTTCTGTATATGGTTACATACGCATCTATAAAAGGTGAAAATATACCTGTTGGGGTATTAGCAAAACAAAAAGAAGCTGAAACAGAAGATATCGCTATGCCGTTTGAGGATATTGGAAGGGATGTAAATGTTGTGTATCCTATTGAAATAGGAAAGGTGTTTAAAGGATTTTACATTCTTAGTAATGGTGCTGTGGCTATTGATTACGAACTTACAGACAATGGAGGCTTTGAAAATGACGATAGCATTGGTAAAATCGACATGAATCTAAATTGATATATTATGGTATTATATATAGCAGCAGATCCTGGAAAAGACGGAGCTATAGCCTGCATCGATCAAGACAGCAAACTAATATCAAGAATATCCACTCCGAGAATATCAGCTTCAGGGCCGGTAGACTTGACTAAAGAATATGTTTTTTGTCGGGATACGATTGTAGAAAACAATCCTGATAGGGTAGTGTTTGTCATAGAGGACGTCCACGCACTGTACGGGGTCAGCACGTCCTCTACAGCCTCTCTCATGGAGAACAAAGGTCAACTGCATGGGCTGTTCCTCTCCCTCTGCATGGCATTTACGGACATAAGTTGCTCCGTTAATTTCATAGCCCCTAAAACATGGCAGAAATTGGTTTGGACGCATTCTGATAAGGTCATGGAAGCCAGTAAGGTAAATACTAAGAAAACGTCATTGGCTTGCGCTAAAAGGCTGTGGCCGACAGATACGTTCGTTAAAAACGAAAGATGTAAGACGGCCCATGACGGTATAGTTGACGCGATGCTTATAGCAGAGGCAGCAAGAAGAAGCATTTAATCTATTTTAAATCATTTTAAATCCAATTAATTCGTAATTAGATTTTAAAATAATACATTTGCAGTGTTAGATAGTCATAATCGTAAGTTTTAAAAAATGAAAGTAAGAGTTCCTGGCATACTAATGAATGAGAAGCTTTCAAATATTTCAAAGATGTTTGATAAGGTTCTAAAGGATTGTGTCACATCGAATATAAAAATTACTTTATATTTTGATCATATCCGGATACAAGCCATGAACGAACGTATAACATATACGGATGATATTTTCGATGTGAATACTGATATTTCTTGTGACCAGAAGTTTTCTCTTTTAGTAGATGCCGGGATTCTTATTTCATTTTTTAAAAATCATAACCAGGATATAGAGATAGAGATTAAAAATGATTACAGTATCGTTTTTAAATACGATAGAGGATCTTTTTCTTCTACTTGGATTGAGGATAAGGCTTTCCCTGATTTCTTTTATCCTGTAGGTGACGGTATTCGTGTTATGAGTTCGTCTTTCATTCAGTCTATGAAAAGATCTTTTGCGTTTGTTGGATCGGATGAATTTAGACCAGCTATATGCTCGATTCTTCTTAATGTGAAGAAGGACTATATTGACATTGTTTCTACTGATATGTTCCGTCTGTTTATAAACAGGAAAGAGTATGCTAATGCATCAGAAGAAAGGTCGATTATGCTAAGCGAGGTTGCGGCTTCTATCTTGTACCGCTTTCTATCTGATAAAGATACGGAGATCAGTATTTCTACAGATGGAGTTAGGACGTTCTTATGCTTTGATAATGTAATTATATCGGATATGAACGTAGAACAACAGTATCCTAACTACGAATACGTATGTAGCAAATTCGAAAAATCGTCGAGAGTTAAGTTTGACCGGGATTTACTTATATCGGTTCTTAATTCCATGACTTTGGTGGATAATGTTGTTAATGTCAAGGTAGATGAAGAAAACGGCATAACGGTAATGTCTGAGGATTTTGGAAATAGAAAAAAGATAATGGAATCAATGCCTTTGAATGCGCTCGAAGGTCCGTGTTTTAATTTTTCTATCGGTAAGGAAAATATACTGTCTTCCGTAAAATCACTTATAAAAGGAGATACTGTCATGGATTGGTCTGATCAGTATAAGATGATAAAGATGTTCAATCCTAAATACGAATCAACATACGTCTTAAATCAAACATTGTATAATCTATAAACAATTAATAATATGGCTTTTAGAGAAAACAGAAGTTTTGGTACAACTTATTATTTGTATATTAATTCAGATGGTAACTTGTATGAAAAAAGTAACGAACCAAAAGAAGGTTTTGTTCAGCACATAAATCCTAATAGCGGTCAGCCGGCAGGATATTGGAAAGAGTATTATAATGGAGTAGTTGGGTACATCAACTACATCGGGTTAAAGTCAAGTACTTTCTCTAATGGAAATACTGTTACTAATTTCCTTATCGTATTAAAAGATTACGAGCTTAATGAAAACTATTGTATTTCCATACCTCTCGTCAATCAAAAAGGAAATATCAAGGGCTTTGTTAAGAGCTTCGTAAAATACTACGAAAATATCGATTTCAGTCGTGAAATTTATTTCAATGTCTTTAAGAAGAAGAAAGATGATGAGTTTGGATCTTCGGAACTTATTATCGCGTATGCAGGAGTAGACGGAGAAAAAGATCAGCTTGTTGAACGTTTTTATAAAAAAGGCGTAAATGGCTGGCCTGATCCTGTTGAGGTTACAGGGTTTGATGGTAATAAAAGCCTTGATTATTCAGCCCAAAACAACTTTACTTATCAGAAGATTAAGGAATATTCAAACAGGTTCAATGATTCTATTAAAGACATCAGAGCTGGTATAATGGCTAAATTAGGTTTAGGAAGTAATACTCAGCAAGAGCCTACAGCTCCTCAGACTTATACCCAGCAGGCGGCTGCAACACAACAGGTTCAACAACCTCAGTCTGTTCCGAGTGCTATTCCGTATCAGAATTACCAACAGCCTGCTCAACAGCCAGCACAGTATCAGGCACCGGCTCAGCCTGCTGCCCCGGCCCCGGCACCTACCACAAGGAGCACCAAGCCTCAGCATCAGACGCAGCCGCAAGCACAGATGCCGAACTTCCCTCCTATGGAAGAAGAAGACCTTCCATTTTAATATAAACATCAGCCCAGGAGAATAACATCTCTTGGGCTTTTAAAGATAGTGTAGAATGATGGTAGAAATAGTTACAAGATTTCCCCTTATTAAACTTCGTAGGAAAGTGACAGAAGAAAGGATTATGGCGAAGCATGGGGATAAATTATGTATGATCTACTCAGAAACCAGAGAAAAATATAAGCAAGGAGATGAGTGGGTCGATGATCCTAATGATGCAGACATAAGTACTTTTCGTGAGTGTTATGAATCAACGAAGGACATAAAAAAAGAAGGTATTGTTTATTGTACTATAAAAATATGATCATGGATAAGTTAGAAGATATTGAAAGACTTCTTTCTGAAAAAGAAGATAGCAAGAAGGATACTGTTTCTGAAAAGAACAACAAACATAAAAAAGAAGATAAGGTCGTTAATAAAATACCTGAATCGTATTTGACTCCAGGTTATCAGAAGACTGTGCAGGTAGGTATTAAGAAACTTTATCCTGATGTAGTGGTACCTGAATACAAACATGATGGAGATGCATGTTGTGATATTCGTGCATATAGAGTGGTGAAGATGGTGAATGACATGGGAGTGGAAATAGATGTTCCTTCCGATTTTGAATCAATCACCTTATATCAAGGTTATTCTGTTAGAATCGGAACAGGATTCAAATTGAATATCCCAGAAGGATGGTGTGCGAATGTAGAAGGAAGATCAGGATTCTCTTTTGACGAGGGAGTGGTAGTTACTAACGCACCCGGTAAATGCGAATTTACCTACAAAGGAGAGTATATGGTTAATCTTACTAAAATAAATAAAAAACCGACCGTAATCCATAAAAACGATCGAATAGCTCAGATGGAAATCGTTCCACAATACAAAATGGTATTGGAAGAGGTGACAGATATTGAGGTAGAAGACGGAAATGAACGTGGAGAAAAAGGTCTTGGTAGTTCTGGAGTTAAGTAATGTTTAAATATTTTGAAAATGAGCATGTTAGGTTTTACATTTATCACAGACAGCAAGCTGTCAATGTACAGGGAGAAAGCTATTAAATCCGAAAATCTTGCAAAAGAAATTGAGGAAATGCAGGATAAGGCTGATTCTTATAAGGAAAGGCTTTCCGAACTCAAGTCAGATATCGCTTCAAAGGATAAAGAGATTTTATCTGTTGGCAAAGATCTTTCTGAGTCTAAGGAAAAGATTGACGCCTTGAAGGAAAATCAGAAAAAGCTGATAAAAAGCGTCAAGAAGAAAACGGAAGAACTTGATGCGACCAAGGCTGATCTTGACAAAGCTAAGTCTGATCTTGATGAGGCTAATTACAAAATCAGCAACTTGGAAGAAAAGAAAAACAGTATATCATTTGAATTAAAAAAGAAATCAAATGAATTGATTGAAGCCAGGATCAGAATCGGAGATTTGGAAAACGAGGTTTCTATTGGAGCCAAGGCAATACTGGAGTTAGAATCGAAGCTGAAATTAATGCAAGTAGAATTAAGAGGCTACCAGATAGGTATAATCGGTAAAGACAAAAACGATGTTGCTGAGCCGGAATTGGATAAAGATGAGGAGTCAGATAAGGATGTGGCAGAACCAGAGAAGTCTGATGTTGTTCCTGAGACGGATGTGATTCAGGAAGAAGCCGGTGATATTGTGGAGCCCGAAAACGAAGCTGAACGAGTAAAAGACACTAAAAAGAAGAAGAAAAAAAAGAAGTAGGTATTTTAATCCTTTTTATATTTTAATGTTTGCCATATTATGGGTTAGTACTTAACTTTGCGTTGAGAGAGTTTTTAGGATAATTATTGGTTAAAAATTTAGCTGTTATATGCAGGCGTCTGTGAAGGCTCCTGCATATTTTTAAGGTCCTGTGGCTTAGTGGTGAAAGCAAGATGCTCATAACATCGAGATCGTGGGTTCAAATCCCTCCGGGACCACTGTCCAATGGTGTAGTGGTAGCACAACAGATTTTGGTTCTGTTAGCGGAGGTTCGAATCCTCCTTGGATAACGGTACATATTTTGTGTAAAGTGTTAATTATCTAAGTGTTTGTGGTGTGTGAACATAGCAAACATTAAATAGCCTGGTAGTTAAACGGATATAACAAAAGTTTCCTAAACTTTAGTTCCGGGTTCGACTCCCGGTTGGGCTACAATATGGCCGATTGGGTGAATGGTTTAGCCGGAGGTCCGCAAAACCTTTTATGGCGGTTCGATCCCGCCATCGGCCTCTAAATTAATATAACATGAGAAGAATTTTATATACAAAAGAATTGCTTGAAGGTATAGTAAGGAATGTTCATACATATTCAGATGTATGTAGAGCTCTTGGATTGTATCCTAATTCTGGAAATATAAAAACGTTACATCATAAATTTATTATTTTTAAAATAGATACCTCTCATTTTTATAAATCTAAAGAATTGTCAATATTTAGGATAAATAGACCGCTTAATGAGATACTTGTTGAAAATTCAAATTATTTAAATACTGATTGTCTTAGAAGAAGATTAATAAAAGAGGGATTAAAGGAGCGAAAATGTGACATATGTGGTATTTCAAAATGGATGGAAAAGGATATATCATTACAGCTTCACCATATAAATGGTATAAAAAGTGATAATAGGATAGAAAATTTGCAAATATTATGCCCTAATTGTCATTCTCAAACATTAAATTATAAAAATAAAAAATGAACTACCCAGAGCAACAAATGCTTAAGATCCTTAATAGGGATCTGCTAAGTAATCCGATGTATGTTATTAACAATCTCCATATATATGATTGGGAATCTGACTTCCTGGCCATAACAAGATCATTGTACGCTTATGAAGTAGAGGTCAAGATGTCTAAACAAGATTTCTTTAACGACTTCAAAAAGGATAAAAAACATAAGGTTCTTAAAGACGGCATTATTAAGGTAGGTGGTGTCATAAGCTATCCTCCAAACTATTTCTACTACGCCTGTCCGCCTAATATGATTGACGTAAGTGAAGTTCCGTCTTATGCTGGACTGATTTATGTCGATGTTAGTAAAAATAGGAAGAACATCGTTAAGGCCGCACCTTTAATTCATAGACAGAAGTTTGATGTAGTGGGCAGGAAACTGGTGGATAAGTTTTACTACAATATGCTTACTTGGAAGAAAAGAGCTATTTCAAACGTGTATGCTGACCCAGCCAAGGAAAGAGAGAAGGGCGTGCGTGCCGGAGCTGAGGCTGTAAGGAAGTCGGCCTGGGATGCGTTCAGGGCGCAGTGCCCGCACATCGCTTTTCCCTATGGAAAAGAATTTCCGATGTGTGACGATCATGAACAAGATCATCCCATGAGAGACTGCATACTTCAGTGTGAAAAAGGTAGAATATTTAAAAACGTATTAAAATGAGCACCCCACGTGAATTAAGCAGGATAGCTAATAAAATAGCCAGTAAGATGACTGATGATGGATGGGTCAGCCCCGGTAGAAAGAATCTTGTCTCTGATAAGAAGGTCATGGAATTAATAGATTTGATCTTTAATGAAATATGGAGGGAATTAGATGACGGGAAAAGAGTCCATATCATAAAACAGATGATTTTTAAAAAGATTTTTGTCAGTAGGCAAAAAGATAAATACTACATACAATGCATAGAAAAAAGGGACGCCAAATAGACGCCCCTTTTCTTTTTCTGTAAGTAATTGTTATTTCATTACTTTCCTTACCAACTTAGAAACAGCTTGAGTGATAGTCCACCTGATGTTTGCATTAACGTTGATAGTCTGAGGAGTACCGTTTGCATCCAAGTTAATTACCTCCTTGTCTATTTCCAAGAACGGATCACCTGCTGTCTGGGTAATAACCGTATTAGCCGTCTGACCTCCGGCGGCCGTCACCTTAAGAGTATTTACCAGATCGTTTACATCAGTGTTCGCAGCAATATCGGAGAATACGATACTGAAAGCAAAGGCTCCTGTTGCACCAGGGTCGTCGGCGATAACAGCGCCGTTGTTGGTAGCCTTACCTGCCGCCTGATAGGAGGTAGGTATTTCCAACGTCAGAGGATGAGTTTCGTCCGGAGTTAAGGAGAACGTTAATTTAGTTGAGTTACTTGTACCGTTGATTGTTACAGTACCACCTTCTTTCCCTACAGATGCAGTAGGATCTATTTTTACGAACTCAGCTACCGGAGATTGGTTGATGGTAGCACTTTTCTTAACACCCCCTGATTCGGCACCAAATTCTACTTGTTGCGTGCGTTGTACACGACCTTCGTATTTTTCACCTGATACGGTAACCGCCTGATCACCATCACCTGATCCCGGATTGAAGGTTACAAAACCTATTTTCATTTCTGTCATGACATTTATTTTTAATTGATTAAGATACCGACAAATATATGATTATTTTTATTCTCTTACGTCATTGATTTATTTTTATTAAATACGTAGTGCTATGGGTTTTTTTATCATGTTTTAATCCTATTTATTTCTTTGTTGATTATTTATTATGTATATTTGCAACATCAATATAAAACATTATAACCATGAAAGTAGATTTTTTTAACAGTAAGGATTTTTTAGGATCTAAAACTAAAGAAAGCAAGATCCGGAAGTTGTCAATCAGCAAAAGTAAGATAATGACTATCTCTGTTGATAATTTGAATTGGATGGGGGTAACGGATGCGGTTGTTATCGGCTTAGAAGAAGGGAAGATATTTGAAGGAGTTGAAAATACGGTCTTTTATCTGGCTGCTTCTGATGTTGAAGACGAGAGATCGTTTAAGGTAAATAACCTTGGTGTAAAATACAAGAGAGTTTACTTAAAAGACCTGCTCGATTATCTTGGATGGGATATAGGAGAAAATTCTTATGCTGTGTATGATATTATAAAAGAAGACAGTAATCTATTCCGTCTTCAGCTTAGGGTAATAAAAAAGAGTAGGAGTGAAAAATGATGAACAATATAGATATTAAAAACAAAAGAATACTGCTATTCGATTTTGACGGGACGTTGGTTGAAACCAGATCTGGTAGTCTTTTTGCAAAAGATCTTACTGATATGAAGATTAAGCAAGATGTCGTGAATAGGGCACTTGATCTTATGGAGCAAAATGGCGTTAAGTACTTTGGTATAATAAGCAACCAATGTGATGTGGGTGTCGGGTTTGTTTCCGATGAAGATATTGATGCGAAGATAAATTATGTCCTTAGATGCGTTCATGATCTTGCGGTGAAAAGAGGTATAAGAGGAGTAGTGTATGGTCATTATGAGTGTTTTTCAATTGATGAACATGATCCGATGATGAAGCCTAATCCCGGTATGGTATATAAGGCGCTTGGTGCTTGTAGGTTGATGATGGATGGCATAACATATGAAGATATTACGAAAATGATGCTGATGGTAGGAAACGCCAGTGGTATGCCAGGTCAGTTCTCTGATTCGGATAAGGTATGTGCTGAGAAGGCCGGAGTTGACTATATGGACGTCATTCAGTTTGTTGGTAAAGATCTTGATTTAAATTATGTGTTGTCCAAAGAACATACAAGTGAAGGACTGGTTGAGTTTAGGGACGATTTTGTTTATATTTTTAGTAATCCTTATGGGGTTGATCTTAACATAAAAATTGAATTACAGGATATTTATCGTTCGGAGTTGGTTACTCCTCCTATTTGTAAACCTCCTTTATTTACTTTGAAGGTTCGTATTAAAAAAGATCAGGATTATGGAGGATATAGCGATATTATAAGAATAGATAAAGGAGACAATAATATTACATTTACGAGTTTGTGTCATGAAAGTAAAGAAAACGGCGATAGTTTATCATAAATCGGATTTAGATGGCGTTGTGTCGGCAGCCATCGCAACCATGTACGAAAACAGTAAAAACAAGGATGTTATTTATATCCCGTATTCGTATGAAGATGATGTTAAGAAAGTTGTTGACAAAGTGCGTGATTTAGATGTTGTTTATGTTCTTGACGTGTCTTTCGGAGCCGATTCTAAAACTATTTTCAAAGAGTGGCTTGATGAAGGAAAGAGCCTGATGTGGATAGATCATCATAAGGGGATTATCGAAGATAGTAAGACATGGGGGTTCGTAGTTCCAGGGTTGAGGAGAGTCGGTGTCGGTGCGTGCGCTCTGGCCTCGGACCTGCTGATGGGGAAGGTGCCGGCGATCGTCCGGTGCCTGTCAGACTACGATGTGTGGAATAAAGATTCTGAATTAGGATGGGATACGGTAGTAGCTATCCAGTATGCCTTGAGATCAAAAATAAGACTCAATGTATTAATAGCATTGTCGTATTTGTATGATCACTTTAAAGAAAATATGAAGGATAATGAGGTTGATCTTATTTTTTATGATCTCGCTAAAGAAGGACGTGCTATAATTAACTACATGGCTGGTAAAAACGAACAAGAGGTAAGTGCGTACTTGTTCGAAGCGTACGTTGATGAGGTGAAGGTCGTGGCGATGAATACCACCGAATTTAGTTCTAAAGTATTTGATTCTCTTACACGAGACTGGTTAGACGGTAGAAAAATTAAAGCCCTTATGCCATTTTGTATCATGCCAGGTGGTAAAGTACGGTTCTCTCTTTATGAATGCGTAGAAGACAGCGTAGATTGCTGTGAGGTAAGTAAGAGATTCGGTGGTGGAGGACATGCTGGTGCTGCTGGATTCGTTATAGACGTATCAAGTGACCAGTTTAAGGACTTTCTTGAAAACCATAAACTTACTTCAATTCAATAAATTAATAAGGTCGTGTTTTAAATAGGATTGGTTTCTATCAATCCTATTTTTTTTTGTTGTGTGTGAGGTGGGTATGTGATGGGATAGAGGGTAAAAGATGTTTATGTAATGTGGGAGAGATATGAGAAAGAGGTTTATGTGATGAGGGATATGAAAGATGTTTATGTGATGGGAGAGAGATATGAGAAAGAGGTTTATGTGATGAGGGATATGAAAGATGTTTATGTGATGAGGGATATGAAAGATGTTTATGTGATGAGGGATATGAAAGATGTTTATGTGATGAGGGATATGAAAGATGTTTATGTGATGGGAGAGAGGGGGTACCTATCACGAACCTCCCGCCACCGAAACGCGTTTTCTCCCCCACACCCCCTTCGCTGGAAAACCGGAAACGCGTTTTTACCTCAAACCTAAAAACTCGCTGATTATCAATCACTTATTTAAATTATTGATAATCAATGTATTATTATAACATATTGATTATAAGCCACTTAAATAAGCATATATCCTACATATTAATGTACGTGTATAATACCGCTCTTGTATGTTTTGTAAATTGCTGATAATCAGATGATAGAATCGAAATTAATACAAGTTAACAAAAAAAAGATAGCATATATATTTGTAGTAATGGTAAATGTAGTATATTTGCAATGTGATTAAGAGAGATCACGAGTTAACACAGTGAACCTATATAGTGTACCCGTTGGGCTAACTATATCTGTATCTGTAATTGCCAGCGTTGTTGGCTATTAAATTGAATATCATTTGTTTAACAATTAAAATATATTGGGATATGATTACGAAAAAAAATGTAAACAAACTACAGAATGCCGTTATCAAAGAAAATGCTGCAAATTTGGTAGGTGCTGTTAAACTGTACAACGCTCTATTTGCTAATGGAGCTGATCTAAAGGCTATTTGCAAGGCTTTGGAAATACCAGCAGAATACGCTGTAAAGGTAGCAGCCCTCGCCAAGGATAAAAAACGCCTGGTAGCTGTGTGTAGCCAAATGTTACCGAAAGTTGACGATACATTTGTTAAATTTGCTTTATACTCTAAAGTGTATAAGGATACCAATGCAGACAAAGAGAAAGGCGTTGAGGCTAAAACGGCTGATTGGTGCGCTGATAATGTGGTTTACGGTAGCGAATATAAATCATTTGGTTTTACTACTGCCGAATCATTGGAGACCAAAAAAAGCACTAAATGGTTGATAAAAGAAAACGACGAGTATAAAGCTACTTATGTGGCTGTTAAGATCAAATCTTATTCTATTCGCACTGTGGCAAAGTGTGTAAGTGAATACCTCGCACATGAAAGCAACCAACAGTAACAAGGTAGGGCGGACGCCGTTAAGTCCGCCAAAGGTTCGGCGCGTAACTTAACGCGCCTGTACGCCATTGTCAGTGGGTGCACGTCCCGCGTATGCTTTAGACTGAAGCTGACAAGCAGAGAGTTATTTTACATATTGGAGATAGATATACCGTTGCCCTTGCCGTTGGCAATTAAAGGGCTGGTATTACTGCATGAATCACCCGAATAGGCGTGATTCATGTTAGGTATGTGATTACAGTTTGGAAAACATGCCGTTGTACGAGGTTTATCTCCAGATCGAAACGTGTCTTACTTGCTTACACGAAAAAATAGAACAAGGCTGTAGATTAAATTACAGGGTACAAGCATGTAGCCTACCATGTAGGAGCGTGATATATCAAAACGCAAGGACACAATCGCCTTTATTTGTGGCTAAGTTGTGTAGCAGACGGAAAATATAATAACAACATAGTACGGGCCTGTACACAAGAACTACGTACTAATTACGGGCTGTTGGTTGTAGCATAAAATCTCTATAGGATAGGAATGCGTGTCCGGTTCGATTCCGGAGCAACCTCTAAATTATAAACAATATAATAACATGGGAAAGAAAGCAATGATCAACGCTTTAACTGAAGCGTTCAATAAATCTAAAAACAGTTGCGTAAAAATAACATTGCGTAACTATATCGAGACGGTGGAAACATTGAGCGAAAGTGAGTACAAAGAGGCGGAAGGTTTCTATATTGAAGCACTTAACCGCTGGAGTTAATCATAATTAAAGCATAAAGAAAATGGAAAGGAAATTTAAATCTTATATGGTAGACGTCCGCGGTCTGTCCAGGAAAGAAGCTAAAGAAAAGCGGAAAAGAGCATATAGGGAATTTATGTTGTATCGTGATCTCAAAGAAGCGTATCATGCCGATACAGGAAAGGACAAATGCAAACGTAAAGTCCATACATCACGAACATACGTGAAAGAAAACATAAACAGTATTTAAATAGGGATAGGGTTGTTCCGAATATCGGAGCAGCCCTATTTTCGTATCCTACCCTTTCTATTTAAGGGTAAGATATTCTGAGAGTGAACGGAGGATGTGTGCTATATTGGTATAAAACGAAACTAAAATATGATAGTTTGGATATAATGCCGGTATTTTGTCTATATCATGTCGTTAAAATTGGTCTAAAACGAAACTTTAGGCGGTTTTCTGACCCAAAATAGGGCGTCGGATGCCGCCTTTTTCGTCTCTATGGATTGAAAATTAGGCTTATTGTATTTTTCTTAAAAATGATGTATGCTTGATTATCAATTAGTTAGGTTTTATAATACCCGTATTTTCGGGCACACTTATTGTATTTTTTTTATTTTATGTGGTGGTTTTTATTAGTAGCTGACCTGTATTTTTTATCGGTTGGAGTAAGGTCTATGTTGGAGTACGGACCAGATCAGTATAATATTGTAATGTTCTTTTGCTTTTTGTTATTAGCTTGTGTTATAGGTTTGAATATCTATCTCGATAGGAGGAGCAGGCGGTAGGGCGTGGGCTGAAGGCTCTCTATTCTCTCTATGGAATAATATTACCTCCAAATACCCCACACTTCATGCCAGAGTATAAGCTTGTAGCGCTCTCCGTATGCCTGTGGCGAGGCTGATAGCGCAGGTTCTATGCGGAAAGCCGGAGGATTAGCGGGAGTTGGAGAGAGGGAGGGGGAGGGCACTCCCTACCAACAAAATTCAACTCCCTACCAACAAAATTCAACTCCCTACCAACAAAATTCAACTCCCTACCAACAAAATTCAACTCCCTACCAACAAAATTCAATAGATAAGCGTTTTAAAACAACATTATGTAGGGTTTTCCCACAAAATTAAGGATTACAGTGCTTTAAAACAGCAAAATGTGAGTTTATTCTACAAAATTCAATAGGTTGAGAGTTGAAAACTATATTCTATAGATTAGTGGTAATCGGAATGTTTAACAATTAAAATATGGATGGTATGAACGTATATGATTTTGCACCCGATTTAGATTTGAGTAAGGAGGTAGAAGGTTCTATTTTCGGGGTAAAAGGAATAGAAGGCAGTGATGGAATAGTATATGCTAAGGTAGTTAGCTGTGTAGACGTTAAGGATTACAGTTGTGATAGGTGTATTTTTTATGATTGTTATAAGGATAAATGTTTATTATCGCGTAGTGATAGTTGTATAGATGGAGATTGGAATTGTAGGTACGAACAGGCTGCCATAGAGGGGGAGTAGGCGGCGCCTTGGGCTAAGGCCTGCGGTTGTAGGTGGAACGTAGGTCGGAGCAGAGCCTGGACAGTTTATTGTGGAACGTAAAAAAGAAGGAGGAGATAGCGATATGAAAAAGGCATTTAAGATATTTTTTATTATGTTTGTCATAGAAATAGTGCTGATAGCTATTTTAGATGCTATGGCGTAAGTGAGAAAAATTTCTTCATTAATTTTCTTATGCTTTAGACAAAGTGCTCCCGTCTGCGAAGATCGGAGCACTTGCTTTATGGGATTCATGGTGCGGTAGGTCGGTTCGATTCCGGCGATCTCACACAACATTAAAAACAAAGGAGGAAAGAAAATGAAAGATGGCATTAAATTGCATCCAGAACACGGATTGAATCCGTCTATAGAAGTCTGCATGATATGTGGCGAAGAGATGGGGATTGCTTTATTAGGGAATAATATCAAAGGGCAGGCACCGCATCATATATGCACGGGCGGAGTATGTGACAATTGCAAAAAGATAATAGATGACGGAGGCTGTTTTATTATCGAAGTCGAGGATGGATCAGATCAAAAGAATCCGTATCGTACAGGGAGATATTGTGCGATAAAGAAAGAGGCGGCAAAGAAGATATTTGGACAGGAGCATAATATTGTGTACATGGAAAAGTCTGCATACAGTCAAATAATACCACAAAAATAAAGAAGGATATGTTTACAAAAGAAGAGCGATTATTTATTTGGAAAGAAGCATATAGGGAAATCGAAGAATTACGTACTGGAGAATATATATGCGTTGCATTGAAACAGGCAGTATTTAAATTTTTTGTAACTCCTAAAAATTCCGGAACTTTTTATGGGATGCCTTTATATGAACTGGTGAGAACATATTTCCCGGAATTGGAGAAAAAGAAAAGTATGGCTACAGAACCAGAAGGAAAATGGGGTATGTATGGATGGTTTGGCTGTATTAGTCCAGAAACGAGGGAGGTGAGGCTAAATATCGTAAAAGACATTATAAAAGAATTAGAATAATATTTTTGTTAATCTATTTTATTCATCAAATTAAGTTTTGGGTTTTGGCATGTCGGTTCGTGAGGATAGACATGCCTATTTCTGTATCATAGAGGGATGACGCGGCGTGCCGGTGCGTATGTGCCGGTTCTGGTTCGATTCCAGGAATCTCACAAACAATAAATCATAATCATATGGAAGTAATAACATTCGGTCCGGATATGGATTTGTCTTCTAAAAAAGCAGGAGATGTATTTAGATTAAAATTGTATGGCATAGAGTATGATGTCAAAGTAGTTGGTGACGATGAAGATCCTCTTATGTTCTGCAAAGATTGTATATTTTTTAACAACTCCGAACGGTGTTCACTCTCAGAATCGCAAGACTGGTGCTTAAAAAAGCAAGTTGTTTACTGTAAAATAAGACATGATGGGGGAATTTAATGCGAAAGACGCCAATTTCTTATGGCGTCAAATTGGTAGGGTTGATGGGGTGATAGAAACTCTGAACCGTACCGAAGGAGAGATGCCGGAAATTATAGCTGGAGTGCTAAAAAGAATAAGAGATGATATAGATAAGTTTGTAGATAATAAAACAAAAGATTATGAGAATATATAAAAATGATATTATAAAGGCGTCAGCAATAAGCACCGGCGCCGACAGAGGTGTGTTGCTGTGTTCAATAACAGATTCAGGATTCACGTCTATAGCGGGCGTAATATCGGCTGTTAAAGATAAGTTACCAGGCAAAGATCATAAGAAGATGATTTTTGAAATACGGAATGATGGAAGAAACGAATATGGCAGATATAATAATTGTGGAGGAAAAATATGAAATACAGAGGTCTGTTGCTCCCTATGATATTAGCTGCAATGTGTGGAGATGATGCCTTTATGTTAAATACTAAAAGGGGAAAAGGAATGCAATCTACATATAGAAGAGAAAAGATTGTCAGAACAGAAAAAGAATTTGATATTAATGGTACTAAAGTAATGGCATACTCAAGAAAGGATGCCATTAAAAGATTAAAACATAAGAAGTAGAAAACGGATTTTTATGTTAATGTTAGTTTTTCATTTTTATTGAAAGGAGCGCCGGCCTGTGAAGGTATGCGCTCTTTGTATTTGTATAATGCATAAAACAATAATAATATGACAGATAATAACATAGATGTGAATATCGTACCTGTAAAGAATGGTGCGAAACGTGTTGTGGTATCATATTACCATTATTCACGCAAGGACAAAAATCATATGAGTTCCCAAACGGATTACGTTTGGGAAACAAAGAATGAAGAAATGTTTAAATACTTTGAGGCCAGGAAGACAAAAGTATTTTATAGTCAGATTCGTGCCATGTGTAGATTCTATGGCAAGAAAAATGTACGTAAATACAAAAAGCTATGATATTAAAAACGACAACCAACAAGTTTTGTTTCATCAGCGTAAGTTTCTATGAAACAATAGCAGATCCTCGATATTTCTTTGAACAAGATTATGAAGAGATGCCGGAATATGAGGAAGAATCGGATTTTGATTTTGATTCTTATTGCAATAAGTTTATTCCTTTTGTACAGAAATGGGCGAATGAGGTAAGTGAACGCCTTTACGGATATGGCGTGAATAACATAAAGGTAACATCGGTCGGACATCCGAGAGAATATAATTATGGTACTGATTGGATGAACGTAGAGGTAGAGTTTTGTGATGAATGGAGGCAAAAGATGTTATCTAACATTGGTAAGATTGTCAATGATGATAAATGCAAGAAGTATGCGGAGGCTAATTACCGGTCGGTACTAGGATACATCTTTTTTGGGCCTGAAGGTTTAAAGGAATTTGAAGAGGAAATAATAGAAAGAAAGTCAGATTCGGGATATGATGTAACAATATTATTAAATATGTATCTAACTTTGGCTTTTGTAAAAGAATTTGGATTTAAAGCCGGAGAAGCGTGGAGTAAAATAACAGAATACGCTTACGGATGTTTGTCGTATTCTGATTTTGCAACAACAGAGATGCTTATACCAGAAGGTTCGGAGCATTTATTCAAAGACATTTACACGGCAAAGGCCGACGAATTATATCATCATGTCCTGGATAAATTCGGATGGGCGTGGCGTGATCCGAAATATAAATCAGAAACAGAATTATGCTCGATGTTAAAATGGGCAAAAGAAAAAGGCTTGACCATTGAAGAGTTAAGTATTTAATTGTTAAACATAAGGCAGTAGTGGTGCATGAGTATAGGTGCTGCCGTTAAAATATTTTATAAGATGAAAAAAGAAGAGATTCAAACTATTTTATACACAATCAAAGAAGGAGACAGTATTAAAATCAAAGTACAAGACAAAAGTGAAGAGATAAGACTGCGGGATCATGTAAGAAGAGTACAGAAATACGGATACAGGTTTTGTTTGTCTCATTTACATGATGGAATTTTCTATCTGGAGAAGTTGAAAGAAGGGGATAAGGATAAATACTATAGAGTAATAAACAGAGGAAATGGAAAGACCGGAGTATAATAAGCTACGCAAAATGGCTAAGACTACTCCAGGTCTGATAGTGGACGAGGCGCAAAACATGATGCGTGTATCGCTGTATGATAATGGGGAACTTAAGAAGGTGGTAGTAGTAATGAAATGCGATTCTTTTTTACAGTCAAAAAGTAACATAGAAAAGATAATGTTATTATCATCTTCTATAGAAGATAGAAAAAACAAAGAAAAAAATAAAACAAAATCAGAAAATGAACAGAATAACAAAAATAAGAGAAGAAATAGGAGGAAAACAGGTTGATTTGACCTTTTACGGGCGCTTTTGCAGCCTTGTTGAAGGTGATAGGAGTATAATACTAAAGGCAATAAAAAACGGTCGCAAGAAGGGCGTAATAGGAGCCATTCAGCCTGGGAGGCATGATAGAATTTGGACCACATGGGCTATTGCTTTTGAGGATCTGAAGGTAGGGGATACGGTAGAGTTCAGTACATCTAGGAAATACAATCCAGGTTTTCATTCTACAGAAAAGTATGTAGGGTGTGTAGAATGGATAAAAGGATCGGAATGTGCGATAAAAACCGGTAAAGGGATGGCAGTAGTATCAATTAAGCACGTGGAAAGGGTGGTAAAATGATAGATTTAAGGATGTTTATAGACCTATTTCAGGAGATTGAGGTAGAGAACTTGTTTAAAGCGTTAGATTTATGTATGGAATATGTAAGATTAGATTTACATGTGTTTAATATAGGAGCTTATGTAACGTGTTCGTACAGCAATGATCTTGAATCGCTTTCACAGGCAGAAGGTTGTAATGTGAATATGATAATAGAGGTACCCCACTTATTCGAAGCATTCATGGAATATGCTTCACCGGAAATGAAGTTGTATTATGAAAAACTAACAGAGATAGTATAATATGAAAGAAGAAGTAGAACGGATAAAGAAGTTGGTAGGCATAGATCATAACAGATGGGAGCAACCTTGTACATGTGATAAATGCAAGAACATGTGTGAGGTTCCTTGTATTGGTACGCCAAAAGACATAGAGGCTATCATAGATGCCGGATACGCTGACAGGTTAAAAGAAACAAGGTGGATGGTAGGGTATCTTGCAGTGAGAGAAAAACCAATAGATATGATCCAGCCAGCAGAAGAGGGCGGGTGGTGCGCATTCCGCCAGCCGGACGGTCTCTGCGAGCTGCATGACCGTGGACTAAAGCCGACCGAAGGAGTTCTGGCTTCTTGTAAGGTGATTGAAGAAGACAATGTCCCAACATATGAAACGTCTGTACTTAGAGCAGTAGCTCATGAGTGGGTTAAGGTAGAGAACTTCGCAACTATAATGAGGGTCGTTTTTAAATACTTGCATGAAAATGAACGTAGAAAATAAATTAGATAAAGTGGTTAAGATCCTAAAAGAAAAAGGATTTATTGTGTATAAGAAAGGCGGGAAAGAGCCAGGTGTGTTTTATGCTAAAGAAGGCGACAGTCGAATAGGGTTCGTTTATCCAAACAACGGATATATATACGACAGGATAAAAATATGGTCTTTTTCAAGGGTGTATAAACCGCATAAGAAAACAGGGTCTTCGTGTTTAATGTGTGTCAGCGACGAATTTACTATAGAGAATGCGATTAAGAACATAGAGGATAGACTGTGGGTAAATTACATAAAAGACGATAACAGAAAACGACCAGAAGAATATAAAAATATAAGAGAATTTGTTGGTAGCTTCACTAAATTCTACAGCTCTGTAGAATTAGTTGAGGTTAAGTAGTTTCCATGCGAGTTAGTTGCCGGCACTGGTCTGTGAAGATAGGTGTCGTTTTTTTTTAAGAAAGGAGGATAAAGATGGAGAAAAGAGACAAGGAAATGCCTTACGAGGTAGTCATACAGGAAAGAAAAAGAGTGGATTTATACGGTAATGTAGTATATTATATCTATTGGTTTGATAAATATGGGAACGATATTACAAACGAATGGAAATTCTGGAGCAAGGGTCCGAAAAAGGAATACGATAGAGTTAATCGTTATCTAACGGATAGTTGGTTGAAGGAATACTGTGGGAATAACAATTTAAAGATAAGTAGAATAAAGGAATGAAAACGATAAAAGTAGATAAAGTGATATTATATTACATGGATCGGGTAGACCCTGACGGGAACTTATACCGGTTCTATATGTATAAAGGAATGGCATCTGAAATAGAATACTTTTGCACGAAAGAGGCAGGTAATATGACCATACCAATCGGAGAAGGAAAGTATGTCAAGATCGTACCAAAAGAAATAGAGAGAATACCGGTAAGGGGATATAGGAAGCTTGCTGGAATATGGAATTGTGAAACATGTAACGGAAAGGGATGGTATAGGCTTTTTAATTATTTCAAATACAAGCCGACCCTATGTTATTTTAAAAAAGCGGGACATGATGAAAATGGGAACACAAGATACGAAATATCATTATTTAATGCCACTATGAATGTGACAAGGTATTTTAATCTGTGGAGAATGAAGCCAGGAAAGTATGTTATGGTAACAAACGAGTGTGGAGCCTTGGATGTTATAAAAGAAAAATTTGACAACATAAATATAGTGGAATATGGATCTGAATGAATTGTACAAAGAAATAGAAAAAGCAGAGATTGATCTGAATGCAAAAAGATTAAAGTACATCAAAGAGGCATTAGTGGAGAACGGTGGAAGTATAAAGCTAAAATTTAAAAAATGGGGAGAAGATAATAATGCGTTTGACTTTGATGATCAGTTTCCGGTGATAATAGAAATTGCTGGGATTCCTATGTTTTTAACGGAGGTGTATGTCAAAAAAAACGGTTTTCGTATGGTTCTGCTGGATTATGATGATATGACTTTAGGTGATTTTGATAATACAGGGGAAAATGAACAGGTTGCTTATTTTATTAACTATTGTTTAAATCAAGACAAAGATGGGAAAGAGTAGAAAGGATTATGAAAAGTATCTTAACTCCATATCTCCAGATAGAGACGATGAGGCATGGATCATTGGAGGAAAGAACAGGTATTGCGGTAGAGAGAATTATGGCACTATGATCAAAAGGTATGATCCTATTGGTTTTAATGTAGGGTACAGAGAGTGGGCAGAACAGCCAGAGTAAGGTGGCGCCTGCCCTGCCATGAGGTCGGCCTGGCTGTCTGTGGCCAGGACCGTAAATTGTTCAGATAGTGAACAACGGAAACAATACAAATCAGCATAACTTACATCTAAAGAAATAAATCATGAAGCTATTATACTTAGTAGAGTCAGGAGAATCGAAGTTCCTTGTCTTCGACGAAATGCCTGATAAAATTAGCACAAAGTACGGAGATGATACCATTATTGGAAGGATAGGAGGTATATTCTATGATTTCCTTGCAAAGAGAAATGAGAGAAGAGAAGCTTTCGGAGGTAGAAAGTTTGATGTCGTACTTGATAATGGGGAGGTAGAGAAATGCGAAGGGCAATGGTGGGATGCAGTGACAGACAGAGCAAGAGAAGAATTGGAAAAAGAGGGAAATCCATTTTTCAAAATGATGTTGATCGGTGTTTCTTCAGTAGATAGATTATCGGATTGCTATGTGTATTATGGGTTATGGGCATCCGAAAGTAAGATTGAAGAAATGATAGCTGACTACAAAGGTCGTATATATGAGTATTACGAATTTAAGGAAGATGTCATTGATAAGATAAGGCAATTATATACCTAAAATAATAGTTTATGACATTCAAAGAATTTATGCAGGAGAACGGCTATGACCTAATAACTACCTTTTGGGAAGATTTCAGCATAGCCGACAAGTATGGTATAGCAGGTGTCAAAGATACTTACAGACGTGCGTTTAGCGAATGGAAAGACGATTATAAGTTCTTTACAGAATTGACGCTGGTATTGAATCATAAAATCTGGCAACATTATGAAAGCAATCGTGAACTGGCTGCATTGTATGACCGGTTGTGGCGGGAAGCTGACGAGTATGCCATGAACAATTTTAAGGGAGAAGAACTTGATTATTATTACAGAATAACAGATTAGCTATGTTATATCCGTTTTCATTGACGCTTGATTTATATATACAAGCCGAATCGTTTGAAGAAGCCAAGAAATTAGCGGAAGCATACGTTCAAGATGCTTCGTTAGATACGACTGACTATCCGGAAATAGTGCAGGATGTGTTGGAAGTAGCAGAGTATGGGATTATTGATGTAGAACAATAAACAATCATGGAAGCGAAAATCAAAATAGCCGTATTATGTTTTGATGTCTCAGATATTGATATTATCACGGTAAACAACAGATTAATGGAAACACTAAAACAGAATATAGATCTTCCAGAAAAAGAAAAGTTGAGAAGATTGAAGGAAGCCAAGGGAGGGACATGGTATGACGGATGGCGCCCATACTGTATGATGTGCAACAGAAGTGACAGGATGGTTAGTAAACCTTATGGTTTTAGGTGTCCACAGTGTGGGAATATGATAGGATTTAATCTAAAGAGATTGAAGGAATCACCATTAAATAATGCTTCCAAGGAGGTTGTTTGATACAAGATGTGAAATATAATAAACAAAAAAAAATAGCGAAATGAAAGAATTTATATTTGAAGTAGAAAGAAGGGTTTATGGATGGATGAAAGATAGATTATCCATTGAAGCAGAAACACCAGAAGAGGCTTTGGAAAAGCTTAAAGAAATGGCAGAAGATGGGACCAAAAATGGATGGGATGAAAATAGGGTCGGATTAGAGAGCTCTGAATTTGACTATTATGAGGTAGAGTATCCTACTGTGGAAGAAAATAAGGGAGCTACAATTTTTATTTCACATTTAGATTCTTGTTTAGGATGGGATAATGAGGAGGAAGAAAAATGAAAGGAACGATAGTAACAGGTAGCCTAATTGTGTTCAGTGACGGATTTGTTTGGAAAAGATTATCCAACGAAAAGCCTACAAGATATGGGTGTCGGCAGAAAATGAAGATTTTGAGTTATACAAGGTGAGGGTAGATGATGAGTCCGAGTCATTGATAGAGAGTCTTGAAGACTTGCAGGACGCCTTTAAACAAGATCATCATGTATGTATAGAAGTAGGTAAGCTACCATATAGCATTGGTTTAAATTACTTACGAAATCTGCAAGAGTTATCGGTGGAAGCTGTGGAGTATCTAACAGGACCAAAAGAATATAGCAGGGAACAGGCATTTAACATCATTCGAGAGTGGGCTAAAGAGTTTACAGAGAAATATGGGAATTATGATTTCGATGGATCATACTATGATGAAATAGATGAATTTATTGATAAAAAGTTAGGAACTATTTAAAATATAAAGACATGGAAGACAGAATTATTACAACAAAAGAAGTAGGCAATTATCGCATTAAGATCTATTATGACGATTATAGCGGTGAAAGTCCTATAATTAATTGGGATATGTGCGGATTGTATTTTTTTGAATATTCCGATACCAGTAGATTACATGATGAATGCAATTGGAAAACTTTCTTCTACAATAATAATCATAGATTAAGAGATGTGCTTGAAGCTATTGTGGTGGAGCATGTAAAGCAGGAAGATATTATAAAATACCTAAAAGAAGGAAAAGCAAATAATGTTTCATTTATATACAATGGAAGTACTCATTTGTGGGAATTGAGGTATGAGAGCTTTTCATACGTGCAAGAAGAATTTCTTCCAGAAGATTTGGAGGATTTGGATTATAAGACGGAATTAATAGAATGCTTAGATGACGAAGATCTATTAAAAATCATAAACGAATACGAAAAAGACGTATTAGTAAAAGAGTGGTCAACAAGGGGTCATAGTCAAGGAGATTATGTGGAGGGGATAGCGTATGTCACAAAAGATAGATATGAAAAAATATATAATGAAAAAGAGAACTGGAAAGAAGATTGTGCCAAGATTATAGATGATGAGGTGAAATCCATAGGTATATGGATGTGGGGAGATGTAAAGGGGTATGTGCTTGAAAAGAAAGTGAAATTTGTCAAGAAATACGAAGATGAATCCAGGGAGGATGAAGAGGAAGAAGAATGGGAAGAGGTTGATTCCTGTTGGGGTTATTATATGGAAACAGACGAATTGATAGAAGAAATAATGAAAGAATATAACTTGAAAGAATGAGGAGATGGGGAGATCACGGGGGTATATTATCAGAAAGAACACCAAAGAATTACAAATAATACTGATTCAGGTCAATGGCTGATAGTGACGGACGCCACGGGAGACAGGTGGGTGAAGTGCGAAGAGCTCCGGTTTAGGGGAGACGCGGGCTGTATCACATGGCGTAAGGCTACGGTAGATGAAATTATTGAACATTTTAAAAACAGATAATTATGGGATATATATGTACAAGATGTGGTGGAACAAATGTTGCCTGTGAAGCCATAGTAAATCCGAATACCGGAAAAATAATAGATTATTTTGATGGAGCTTTCATGCATGCTATTTGCAGTGATTGTGAAAACGAGGTAGTGATATCTAATGTTGAAGGAGTCAAATATGAAATTGATTTAAGATTCCTTGAATTTGTAGAAAGAACAGGTAAGGAGCCTGAATACGTAGAATGTCAGATTGTGTGGAAAGAAACAGGAGACGATAAAAGAGTGACAATCAAACTATCGCTGAGTATCAACGATGATGATAATGATGATGTTTTTTATTGTTGTAATGGGATAGAATCGTTTCAGCAGCTTGCTGAATACGGAATGAGGGAATTTATTGTGACATATTGTTGGAGTTTCTTTTAAATAACATGCCTTATGAAAACACAAGAAGAATATGCCCGTGAGATTGACGAGATCGTTCTAAGGGATGTAGAAAGTTGCCAAAGTGATTGGTTTAATATTGATAAAGAGATATTTATGCGGCCAGAGAATAAGAACAAGACATTCATCTTAGGGACCCGGAAGACCGGATGTGATTTAATAATACTGGGTAGCACTAATTGTGATGAAGGTAGTATGGATTGGCTTTTTGGGAGTCTTGGCAATGAAAATTTCTATATATGTCAGCCGTTATCTTTCTATAAATCACAGCGAGAAATTAAGAAAGTGAATCCGCTGTACGCTTTTAAGTTAGCTACTGCTTATTTCAGGGGACAGGGCATGGTCCCTGTATTTGAAGATAGTAATTGTAAATTAATGAAGCTATGAGTATAAAGGTAACAAGATACAGGCTTCCAGTTTATTGGGCTCGTGCTCTGATAAATGGTGATTATACAGGTTTGTCAGATAATGAAGAACGAGAAATAAGGAATTTCTTGGAACGAGTAAAAGAAGATCCCGTAGATGTAGACTGGAAAACAGAAGGTTTTTATTGGTACAATAACGCTAATAATACACCGGGAGAATGTGCAGATTTTATTTTTTACAAGCGTAATGATTAAACTAAAATAATATGGAAACTGCAAACAAACTAATTTATTCAAGTACAAAATTCTTTACAGAAAACAAAGAAGAATACAGAATAACAGTCACAATATCTTTAGATGATGATTGTCATAACAATATGTGTGACTGGAGCGTAACGGCTGATATTAGACAGAAAGATCAACAAGGAACGTATGTAGAGTATATGGGAGGTTGCTGCCACGATGAAGTTGCAAAACATTTTCCGGAATTGGCGAAATTCATATCGTTGCATCTTTGTAACCATTATGGTGCTCCTATGTATCCGGTGGAAAATGGCATATATTACGTTAGAAGAAGTGGTATGTCTGTGGCAATGGAGTATTTGCGTATATCAGAACAAGAATGCGTAGAATTATATAAAGCCTCTGAGGATAAGATGTATTTCAAGTATCTGCTTTTCAATCTGGGGATTGTGGATAGATGGAAACGTGAATCAGACGAGCTTCTTGTTGAACTTGAAGACCTGTGTGGCAAGAAATGGGTAAATCCGTATATGCCGGAAAAGGAAAGGCTTACTTTGACATTAACGGACGAGGAACGATCTCTTATTGAAGATCGCGTTAAAGCCAGGTATTATTCCGCAGAAAATATCGAAAAACGTAGGGAAGAGGATCATAAGGCAGAGATGTTGAAAAAGCGTGCTGAAATTTGTGAGCGATACGATAAGAGAATCAGACAAGCAGAAGCAGAAAAAAAGATAATGCTCTGTGTGTTTGATTATGGGTTGTCTACTGATAATGCTATATATTACCCTCACTTAAATACTTTATCTTTCAACTGGAACAGTTATGGAGAAAAAATCACACAGGAAGAGTTTGATGATTTTGTGAACAAGGTGGACCGCTCTCAGTTGCCGGAAGATATTAGGTTTGAGCTTAAATAAAATACAGGATATGGAAAGATTGAATTTTGAAACATTGTTTCGTGTTGTAAGATGGGATTACAACCGTTGTTTTAAGGATGAATCACTGGACAAGAATTTGTTCATGGAAAAATACGGGAAAGTTATGGGGGAACATTATTACAACAAGTTTGTCCATGAGTTTAACGGGAATATCCTGAAGATGATTGGTTACTTCAGAGGTTCCGAAAAAGAAGGGCAAGTGTTCTGCGATATGATAACCGAATGTATTGAAAAATATGAACAAAGAGGATTATATAGTAGAGGTAAGTTAAACAATTAAAAAGATACTTATATGAACAATTCAATGGTCGCTCACTTGTGGGCAAATGAAAGTCAAGAATCAGCAAATGGTAGTAACTTCTATTTTGAAGGACAAAGTATTTACTCCTATGGAAGACATTTTGAGGTTGGAAGAATCGTGCGAAACAAGCGTGGAGAAAAGGCGTATTTGATTAATGATAGATATTATTCTTCTACTACAAGCAGGCATCAATATTATGTTCGTGAAGCAATACCAACTGGCTCAAAGGTATTCAGTGTTGGATATAATATGTCAAATAATGGTAATATGGCATTTGCCACCAGTGGGTTGGAATCCATTAAAGATGCTATTGAAAAATACAAGAAAGCCAGAACTGAATTGCCTTATCAGAATGTTTGGGGAGCGTTTAAAAATCTGATGGGTTATATTGAGTTCTTCGATATGGGAACTCCTCAGAGTCTTCTTAAAAAGAGTGCAAACGAATGGCTTGGAACTAACCATGAATTATCACGGAAATCAGATAAGATTAAACGTGAACATGTCAGTGAATTGAAACGTATTTTCCAGATATTGTTGAATCATCAAGCACTGGAAGTCCTTGGAACCGTTAATGTGGTTGTAGATGAAGTTTGTGGTGAAGGAACTTGGTTGAAATATCGGGAAAGAGTTGAAAAATATAGAATAAGTAGAGAAGTACAAGAGGTTGAAAAGTTAAGGAAACTGAAAGAGCTGGAAGAAGAACGTAGTAGGGATTTCCATGAAAAATTAGAAAAATGGAAGTCAGGAGAACTTGATTTCTTGCATGCGTGTGATCTTACTTCTTATGATAAACCAAATGTTTGGATGCGTATAAAAGGAGGGATTATTGAAACAAGCAAAGAAATAAAAATCGGGATAGAAGAGGCCAGAAGAATGTGGCAGGTTGTGTCACTGTTGCACCAGGGAGGTCAGTTCCGGCATGGCCTGGTAGAGGACGTAGACGGCAACAGGTGGAGAATAAACCGGTATAAAAACGATATACTGACTGCTGGATGTCATCGTATTGCGTATAGCGAGATGGAAAGTATTGCAAAACAACTGGGATGGGCGTAAGTAACCCATCTTATTTTATAACAATTAAAAACGAAAAGATATGGAAAATCCAATTATTGTTCCGTTTGATTTAAATACGGCGAGAAAAATTAAAAGCGGAGAAATAGAAGGTTCGGTATTAATTAATGATATTGAAATAGAATTTGTATATGAGTCGAAAAACTGTGCAAGTCCTTATAATTTGCTTTTTGTAAAAAAAGATGGATATGGGATAAGCGCTATATATGCTAACACAGAAGGTTGTACTTTTGCTGATGCCACTCTGGAATTGAGGGTAGAGGCTGGGGCGTATTTTAAGAAAGGAGATGTATTAACAAGCACTGATGGATATCAATTCATATATGATGGAATTATTACCAAAGGGGTAATGGGATGTATATGTGGAATGACAACATATGGAGATATTGGGTTTGATTACAAATTATGGACTGATGTGTATGACGAAGATAAAAAACGGCATGTAAGAAAGGCTATAGAAGAAGAGAAGAAATTTTTAGCAGAAAAGATTATAAAAGTCGAAGACAGTAGAAAAATAGATATAATAAAACATTATTTAAGTGAATATAAGTATCTATTAGATGAGATGCCGAAACACGACCTCAAACCATTTGAACGAGTGCTGGTGAGAAGAACCAACCAAGAGAGGTGGAAATTGCATTTATTCTCCAGAAGATCAGAAATAGACGACAAATATGAATGTTTAGGAGGCGTAACATTTAGTCAGTGTATCCCATACGAAGGGAACGAACATTTTTTAGGAACTAATAAAAACAAATAAGATTATGGAGCATAAAATGGTAACAATCCCGTTTGATTTAGAAACGGTGAAAAAAATAAACACAGGGGAAATAGTAGGTCAGATTGTGACAGAGAAAGGACGAAATAGAGCAGAAATCGTATATGAAGACAATTCGTCAAATTGTCCGTTATTGGTTGTAATTCATTCGATTCCTGTATCGGTAGATTGGTTTTTTGCTACAGGAAAAGCAATTAGCAGCGAAAATCACCTCCTTCTTGAAGTCCCGGAATATACTACATTTAAAGATGGAGATGTGTTAAGCAACGGAGATGGAAGTTTTATTTTTATTTTAAATATGCATGGGAAATATTTAACATCTTTGTATGCGAGTCTTGCAGCGGGAACAAAACTTAATATATCGGATAATTTGGCTGCACACGAAAACTACATAGAATGTTATAGACTTGCAACAGATTCGGAAAAACAGAAGATGATTAAAGCGTTAAAGAAAAGCGAAAATCCTAAAGCAAAAGAATATCTGAAACGCTTCTTCGGGATTAAAGAAGAGCCGAAATATGATTTTAAGCCGTTTGACAAAGTGCTGGTAAGAAAAGAAGGAAATAAAAAATGGAATATCAGTTTGTTTGCAAGGGAAATTGTGGACGATTATAATGGATTGCCTTATAAGTACGAATGTTCCAATGGAACATTATGGGATTATTGTATTCATTTTGAGGGTAATGAATGTCTTTTAGGAACTACTGAAAATCCAGAAAAATGAAAACGGTAAAATTATCTGATTTTTATCCTTATGACAGAAACAAAGGAGGAATACAGGAATTGCATCATAAAATTGAGTCCAAAACACTTCAATATTGGGGCAAAGATAGTGGTATTCTGATCGGCATCACTCCGATATATAAGAGACATTTGTGGAGCGAAGAAGTGAAAGTTGTAAATGATAAAATGACAAATATGAAAACAAGAACATACGAAGGGGTGTAGCACGGAGACTGGGTAAGATGTGTCTTATGTGGGGCGCAAATGCTTCTTCCGTGTGGGGCAGATAAATGCCCGGAATGTGGAGAAAATGGCACTTTAAGGTGGGTCGACGAAGAGAGGCAGGAAATAGATGCTAAGGGTCTGGATTGCTTAGATTATGTAAGAGAGTTGAGGGTAGATGATTATTTATCTCCGACAACATTATAAGAGATCGCGGAAGAAATAAAGAAAAAAAAGTAAATAGAGGATAACTCTAATGAGAAAATTATTAAAAGTAAAATTTATTCGAAAATGCGCATACGGGGCGATCACTATCAGATCTGATAATGACCGCTGAATTAAGTAACATAGCTAAGAATTGTAAAATATAGAAAATATGTATGAGAATATTTTAAGCAACATGTTAGGATGTCAGACATATTGTATATCAGACAGTCCTTCGAATAGATACTGTCTTATTGGACCTATTGAGTGCAATGAGAAGTTAATAGAAGTGTTTAAGAAGGGGATAACAGTAAAACTCAAATACGTGGAAAAACGGGTCCTGGATACATTTACGGACAACGGAATCGACCTGAGCAATTACACTCACTGTATTATTGTGAAGCGGAATTTTTATCTCGCTTGGTAACAGCAAAATATAAACGATATGAATAATTTTATAAGGTATATAATCACATAGAATATTATGAGCGCAAGTAAAGAATACAAGGCGGTAAGGAACTGCATATTAAATGAACTTCACCTTACCAAAGAAGATATAATCAAAAACATAGAACCATTATTGGAAAAACTTGTAAAACAGTGTATGAATAATACATATGGGAATAACAATCAAATAGAGTATTGGATCAGATGTATGGTTAATGACGAACTTAAACAAAGAGATTCTGATTTTGTAAGAAGAATATGTAAGGAGGTTGTAAAAGATCATGTGTTGAATGAGTTGAACATAATTGTAAGTCCCAAAAATGAAAGATGCGTATGTGAAAATAGAGTACCATCAAGAAAAGATGGTTTGTATCTAATCTACGGAAACGGACACGCTGAGCCGTTTACTGGAGAGAATATTAAAGAGAATGTGCGTTATATCGGATTAAAGCACAAAGACGTATCGTTTGCTATCTCACTGACGGAGCATGATAGCGTACAATTGCTTGACGATGATAGCCGTGAAGAATCCGGAAGTGGGACATATTACGAACGTGAATGTGATGCGCTGTTTGATTTCGACGGACAGAAAAATACGGAACGCCTTGTAGCCAGAAATCCAAAGTTGAAAAATCTGCTGGAAGATGGCGAATACATCCCTCCGTTGAGACAACTCAACCTAATGGCGCATTACAAAGACAGCATAAACGATGCGCTTGAATACATAGGCGCAGAACCGTTAGGCTCGGCGTGGTATTGGTCCAGTACTGAGGACAGCCAGAACTACGCGTGGTGCGTGATCTTCTCCAATGGCATCACGGGCAGCAACGGCAAGTACGGCAGTGGCAGGGTTCGGGCGGTAATTGATTTTTAAAAAGGATTACAATGATAACATCAGTAAAAATAAAAGACAATACAAAAACTCCATTTGAATATGTTTCGGATATAGAAGCATTTGAAAATGGCAGAGAATTTATTTTCAAGCCAGGAGTGAATGTGATTATAGGGAAAAACGGTAGTGGAAAATCGACCTTGCTTAACATCATATCAATGTATGCGTTATGTGAGAAATCCATGTGCTCTGAAATACCGATCGAGGCACTGGATTTTCCACCTATATTTGATGATGATGATGATGACAAGGTTCTTGATGGGATTGACATATCATCCGATTATGCAGGGAAAGTATTCCGTTTATTGCCATCGGCGGAGATGAATCGAGATAGCGTATTGAAAAACATCAGCAACTTAGATTTGTATGTGAATAATATTCGAAGATCTTATGGAGAGAAAGTGGTGTTGTCATTGGAATCACTTTTCAATTTAATGTTCGGTCAAAAGGATTATACATTTCCAATACAAGATCTTGTAGAATACAAGAAAAAATCAAATGCGTTTTGGATTAAAAGAATTGATAACCTGTTGAAGTATTATGAAAGAAACCGCATAACATTAACAGAAAGCAGTTTTGAATACACGGTTCTCATGGATGAGCCAGATAGGAATCTTGATATTGATAACATAATGCAAATTTATAATGTATTATCATTCCATAAACCACAAACACAAATTATAGCCATAGTACACAATCCGGCGTTGATTTACAAGTTAAGCAAATTAGATTGTGTGAATTTCATAGAGATGACAGAAGGATATCTAAAGGATGTTGTCAATTTCATAAGTGAAACAAATAAATGAAAGAGAATGAGAAAAGAACTGAAAATAATAGGATCAAGAGATCGGCACGTATTTACAGCGACATTCATTCGTTTTGGATTCAGGGATGGGTATAAAGGACCTGTAAAGACAATACTTTTACAAGACGTGTTACTCGATGGTAAAATAGTAACAGATCATTTGTGGTTTAATTTGACAAAAGGATTCGAAAGCGCCGATTTATTACCAGGCGATGTGGTTGAGTTTTGTGCAAGGGTTAGTATTTACGAGAAAGGATATAAAGGATATAGGAATGATCTTGTCCGTATTAGGATTATCAGGCCAAAGAAATTTTTAGGATTCTTTAGGCAATTAACGGGTATAACAATCGAAGGTGCATTCAATAGATGTTCTGCTTGTGTTGAAATAATGGCTAATGATGACAACGGTGTTTCAATGATGCACTATATTGATTACGAAGATATTATAGGAGTTGAATTAATTAAAAATTAAAAATAATTGAGTGAACAGTTTGCAAAAATCAGTACGAATGCGTTGTTAGGATTATCAACATCCGCCACATAAGAACCATATAATCCCGTAAATATCGTGATGCGTTGGTAGTACGTGTACAGATAACAAACAGGCGTTGGGATAAAGCATTTGGCAAACATTCACTCTAAATAAGAAATAGTAGATATGAATACAAAATTTGAAAACATGGCTTTGCTGAATATAGAAGACTACAATGAGCTTAAAGCTAAAGCCGAAGCAACAGATGAGCAGATAAAGAAACAAGCCGAAGAAATGGCTAAGCCTGAAGTTGTCACATTGAAAGTGTGCTTTGATACATACGGATTATTATACAGGCCAAATACTTGTGTTGATGTTGAAATACCATTCTATGATGATGAAAAAATCAGAGATATGCTTAACAAAGCAAGTGCTGATATAATGAAATGGTGTGACAAAAATATGATAAAATACAACAAAGAACTCAAAGAATCCAGGTCTACAAAAAAACATTGCGAAGGACTAAGAAAGCATATCGCAAATCTCGAAAGACGCCTTTTAAGGCATACATTGGCAAATGTTATTTTATCTATTATATCAGTTGCGACTATAATTGCCCTTTTCACATTAATTCAAAACTAAAAAAAAATATGAATAAGAATATAATCAACAACGCTCAACTTTTAGAGATTAAAACTAAGATTAGACAACTTGGAGCAATGATGAATACATATCAATGCAGGTTTGTGGTTTCTTCGGGTCAATTGTTTTTTGTGGATGATGAATATGCTGGAACGGTTAAACTGACTAATCTTGATAATGGAGAATCTAACATATCATTCCCTTCATGTGACGATGGATTGATAATCAATCCAGCCGATAAGCATATTAAATAATTTCAAAACTAAAAATATTTAAATTAATTAAACAATAATAAGACATGAAACAAGATATAGAATATGCTGTTCCTCTTTTTAAAGCTGGTGCAGAGTGGCGCATTAACAGCGTGTGGCATTCTATAACAGTAATTCCAGATTGCCACCGTTTTATTGTGTTTCTCCCTAAGAAATCAACAATAGGATCAAAGAATCCAATTATGGGTATATTGGAAGAGAACAGAACTTTTATATCCAGCCGTCCAGGATGTATTTTATGCAGATTAGATGAAATGGAATCATGGGCTTATTTGGATGATCTATTACCTTAGGTAATTATATACTCAATTAATTATTCATTTTTAAAAGTTAGAGTTATGAGACAAAAAAGGAAAAACACTTCATCCAATTTGGAGAAACAAAAAAAATGTACTGATAAGTATGAATACATATATTTGCCAAAAGATCCGTTTAAGAAGCATCCTAATAAAAAAGGAGAATGTTATTTAATTCGTAGAGGCGAGGTCTAATACCGGAATGCAAAACGTTTTAGGACTTGACGATCCTAATGATAGATCGGGTACAAAATTAGTAAAAATACTATCCTCTAAAGCTATAAGCGACTGTATTCAAGATGGTTATTTATCGGTAAAAGATAAGCCATTTCCTTGTTTTAAAGAAAATAGAAGAATGAATAAATTAAGAAGAAAATTTGAAAGGTTATGACCGACAGAGAGCTTCTTGAAGAAAACAATAAGATGTTAAAGGAAATCCTAAGTTTTGTGAGAAAAGTCGATTCTGTTGAATACAGGGATCATCATGACTTTATGGAATTTCTTAGAAATGTGGCAGCCGATATATGGGTAGAATATACGGAGCCTGAACAAAGAGGTAGATTGTTTAATTTAATAAATAAAAATAAATGAAAACAGTTTTTGATTTAAGCAGAGATGAGATCGTGTCATTGACATGCAAAGAGATATATCTGTATATAGACAAAGAGCTTGCTGGTAAAGGTATTCCAATTGAAGCTAAAAACTGGAATATAAAGAACAAAAAAGAAGTCGTGTATCCAAGAACTGGAGTTCCAGTATTTATGTTAAAAGATATCGGTATCGGTTTTAGAACCATAGAAGGTGCAACAGAGGTGGCTAATTTGCTTATTAAATATAATGCATTTAAAATGGAATCAAAGTTTCTGATAGGATCGTATGAACAGTTTTGGATCATAAATGGAAGTGTTTGCCCAGCCATTACAGGAGAAGCAGGATATAGCAAGGAAGAGTTTGATAAGGTAAACAAGGAAAACAAAGATCCAGAATTGGAAAGTATAAATTCCTTCAATGATACTGTGAAAAAAGCCAATGAAATTAAAGACAGGGTGTTGAAATACGTGTACAACATAAAACAAGAGCGTTCATATAACAATGACCTGATTGGTACCTTTGAAAGGTATAAAGATATAGCAGACGGTGATATGGAGGTAGCTATGAATTTTATTAAGGAGGCCTATCCATTCAATGAAGAAACAGAGTCGTTTATCAGAAAAAAGTTTGACATGCCTATACCGGACGAATCAAAAGAGCCGTAATTAAGCTAAATTAAATCATTTTGAATCTTTTTTATTATCAAAAGACATATCTTTGTCCAAAAAAAAAACAAACAGAATGGAAGAAAAAGAGATAAAAGAAGCTATGATTGAAGCCCTGACGCACTTAGAGGGGTGTAAGTATTTCGTAGCCACGATAGTAAATGAAGAGGAAAGAAGATTTGATATGAGCCTAAGAATGTCACAGCATCAATTGGCGTTAATTATAAAAGGTATCTTATCCAACAATGAGATGATGATGATGGACGTTTTGCAGTGGTGTTCTGAAAGACTTAAAAATAGTATAGAGAAAGGAAAGAAATCAACTAATTAAATATTAATACAATGAATCGCTGGTTTGAAATTACGGTAAAAGCCGAGATTGATAATATCGAGAACGGCAAAAAAAAGAAAGTAACTGAAAAGTATTTGGTAGATGCCTTGTCTTACACAGAGGCAGAATCAAGATCGTTGGAGATCTTCAAGGATTTGTACAAATCTTTCGAGGTTGTAAAAATTAATCCTATTAAAGTGTCGGAAATCTTCTTCAACGGAGAAGCTGAGTACTGGTATAAGTGTAAGGTGAATTACATTACACTGGATGAAAAGAAAGGTAAAGAAAAGAAAACTCCATGCTATATGTATATCCAGGCCGGCAATCCTAAGGATGCCGAAGCTGTGTTGACTAAAGGTATGCAGGGTACGTTAGGAGACTGGAATTGCGAGTCTATTGTGGAAACGAAAATCATTGAAGTGTTTAAATACGATCTGCAAAAAGGCGTAGAAAAATTGGGAGAAAAGAAAACTGATGAGTGATGTTGTTTCCCGTGTAGCACTTGCGACAGCAATTGTATTATTGGTAGTGGCAGGTGCTACTTTACTGATAGTGATTAAGACAGAAGAAGTGCCAAGATGGTTAATGAACTTACCATATACGCTGTCTTTAACGGCGTTATCTTTTTCAAGTATATCGCTTATATCTAAATACATATCGCTTGTATCGAAATATAAAAAGTGGAAAAGAAATTGTACGTCTGCGAAAAATGCGGACGAAAAGTAATGATAAGAAGTCATGGCTTATGCCAGGCTTGCAGGAGCAAAGAGTTGACTCCGAAGAAAAAAGACAGAATTACATCCATTAAAAACAGCAGCAAGAAGAAAAAGTTAGAGAACCCGGATTTATCCGGGTTTTTTCGTCTTATGTTGGAGGAGTTGAGTACTATTCGAATGTCTATGACCGGTAAGGCTATTCATTTTCCTACAGTATGTAACGTATGTCACATACTTCCGAAAAGGATATATAAGTCGGTTGCTACTTGCAGGGATAATATAGTTTTCCTTCATGAATCGGAGCATACGGTATTCGACATGTATCTTGACCGGATGGAATTTGATAAACTTGAAACAGAATTTCCTTTTGTGTGGAAGTATGCGGTAAAGAAGGTACTGGATATGGAAAGCAGGGGAATGATTAAAGAAAGAGGTAGATTAATTATTGAAATAATTGACAGATATGAGAAAACTTTATAAAATAAGAATAGAAGCTGACGATGAAACTATCTTTTATGCTCACATACGAAGAGAGAGTTATGGCAAGGATATAGCTATCGCAGTGAAAGATAGAGATAAAGATGAAGTGGAAACAGTGTTACATTGTATTAAAGAAGAATTGATTAGAGGAAGATCATGAAAGAGAAAATAAAAATATTGACAGATTTAGGGTTTGCGCCTATGGTAGAAGGAGAAGGAAATACGTTGTTTAGAATGAACGATGTTGTGATGTCGGTGTCAGATCCTAACCAAACACCAGAGCAGTTGAAGAAGGAGGTTATGTCTTTAATAAAGAACAGAGACATAGCGGAAAGAGGTGGACAGGTTCCAGTAGTTGAAGAGCCGGCGCCTGAGCCAGAGCAGGCCCAGAAGGAGGAACCGGAAGCTCCGGCGGAGGAAGCCGCTCCTAACCCTGGAGAAGAGGATTCGAATCCGTTTACAGAAAATCAGGAAACGTTAGAGCCGTTTTATATCTGTGATGAGTTAAAGAAGATCGAGACTCCCAAATTCGTAAGATTGACATTAGACGGTAATCGTTTTTATGTAAGAAAGATGGACGATGGGACAGCCAAGATATATGCTTCGGTAACAACCATGATCAGAGACGGATTCGTAGATGACAAGACGGCTCTTCAAGAATGGAGACAGGAGATGAGGATGATTGGTCGCAATCCGGAAGAAGTATCAGAATATGATGCAGATAAAGGAACGATCATGCACTACCTATACGGATTGTACTTGACAGGTAGAGATATGGTCTTAAATCGAAGTTTTATAGTTAAGACAGTGCAAGAAGGCAAGCTTAAGATATCGAAAAAGAATCTTGACAAATTCTTTGGTAGCATAGATGATCTTGACGATATGATTGTTAGGGTTATGAAGTTTGCTAAATTTTGTTCGGAGTATAAGGTTAAGCCGATGATGATTGAAAGAATATTATCATTAGAAGATTATTTGGTAGCTACGCCGATAGATGCGATGGTTAAAATGACATTCAAATACAAAGAAGAAGGTTATTTTGGAGCCGTGTATCAAAGGGCTACGGGGCAGTTCAAAAAAGGAGATCCGAAGAAGGAAGTGAGAGAAGTGGAGAAAGAAGAGATTGTTATCTTAGATTTTAAATCAGGTGACATACGAAATGAACATGCTTTTCAATTGGAGGCTGAAAGGAGAATGGTTAAAAATTGGTACGGAATTGATGCACGTATTATGAATTTTTCTCCAAAAAGCACGAACAGTAAAGGTTATACGCTAAAAGAATGGTCTGATAAAAATGCTGCTATGGAGAAGGCAGACTGTGTGTTCCAACAAGGTATGTTGAATCACCTTAGAAAAGATAAGAAGTTTAAAGTGAGAAAAGGAGTGCTGAATATCAATAAGCCGTACAATGAAGAGGATCATATTGTCGTATATGATATTGCTGAGGAAATGTCTAAAAGATTCATAATATGAGTGATATTGTTATTCCTAAAGGAGATTATGTGGAAATCGTAAAACCGATATGTATCAATCCTTTTGGTAATTGTTTTATTAACATCAAAAGGGGTTCAAGATTAAGATTATCGAAAGATTTGAAAATAGGGGATAAGTATGCAATATGCATACTCACATCTTACGAGAAATATGGCAAGACTGTTAATGTGACAATGCCTATACTGGTTAGAAACACAAGAATAGTATGAAAAGAAAAATTAGAAGAACCGGGGAGATAATAGACGTAATCACCTTCAGTGGTTCAACTATAAGAAGCGACTATGACCAAATACAATTCTATGACAGCAACGGAAGTGTGATAAATGAGAGTTTAAATTATTATCTCGATACCCTTCCTGTGGATGATGAGAACAAAGATGTAGACTGGGAACAACGTAGATTCGATCTTGTTAAGGCTTATTCTATTGAGTTCATTAAAATGCAAGATAGAAAAGGAGAAATAGATTGCGGAGTATATATACCAGATGTGGTGTCATGGTCTATAACTATAGCGGATAGAATCATAGAAGCAATGAGAGGAGTTAAAAATGCTTGATTTCAGAAGATACGAAAACGTACCCCGGTTTCAACTTGACCGCAGGCCCGGAAGGAGCCGGCTGAAGCTAACCTGCCCGGCTTGCGGAAAAAGCCGGTGCCTCACTCCTTATATTGATGTGGCAACAGGTCAGGTTGTTGGCAACGAGTTCGGAAGATGCGATCATGAACGGACTTGCGGTTACGATAAACGACCTACTGGTAAGGATGTAGGTGACAAAGATCTTTGGATTTCGGGAAACAAGTGTATAAGAGCTTATCGTCCTCCTGTAAATCCTGACGTTGTAAATTACATACCTTTTAGCGAGTTTGAGAGGACTGTGGTTCCAGACGACAGAAACACCGTATTTAGATTTTTATCGTCTCTATGGGGAAAAGAAAGGGTATCTGATGTATTCAGGAGGTATCATGTCGGAACAATGGACTTATGGGGATGGAAAGGGTGTTGTATATTCTGGCAGATAGACAAAGATTTTGTATGTAGAACCGGCAAGATCATGGACTTTTATATAAAGACCGACAGCCAGGGGAATGAGATTGATGTAAAAAGAGTGAAGGAAAAAGACGGTGACAATGAGCGACCTCATGTCATGTTTTATCACTCGTTGCATGCAAGAGACTTCTTGTTTAGACAATGCCTGTTCGGAGAGCATCTTTTAAGCCAGTATCCGGATAAGGTAGTTAATTTGGTGGAGTCAGAGAAGACGGCTATTATATGCGCCGTGAATAAACCGGATGAGTTATTTGTAGCTACCGGTGGGTTGCAGAACTTAAGACCGGAAGTGATAGATGTTTTAAAAGATAGAAAGACTGTAGCTTTTCCGGACAAAGGACAAGCATTTGACACATGGAGTAAAAAGATAGATGGGATGATGATGAAGTCAAGGATAAAAGTATCGGACTATCTTCAGAGTGTTGAGAATGTAGGGGACGGAGATGATGTGGCAGATTTGATAATTAATAACAAAGTAAAAGAGAAATATTATGAGCCTGGACGTTTATATTAAGAGCAAGAAGAAAGAAGAGGATCGTAAATGGGTTGCAAACATCACCCACAACATGAACAAGATGGCACAAAAAATATTCGTATCAGAAAACAAAGAAACACTATACGATTATGTTTGGAGACCGGAAGAATTGGGCAGGGAAATAGATACTAAGGAGATGGTGAAGATACTCACAAAAGGTATATATATTATGATCTCCAAGAGAAAGAGTCTTTTGAGATACGAACCAGAAAACGGATGGGGGTCTTATGATTCATTTCTTAAGTTTCTTATCGAATACAAAGAGGCATGTGAAGATAATCCAGGGTGTGTAATTGAAGCAAGCAGATAATATGGAAAATTACAAAAACACTTTAAATGAGGTAGTGGTGATCGAATCGTCACCAGAAACGTATTTTGTTTACGCTATTCGTAATGCTATTCGTATCTCTAAATGTGCATATCCGACAGCCAAGAAAGTAATTTTCAAAAGAGAGGACGTAGAGGTAGAGATTTCGGAAATGGAAACTGAAAGCAGTTTGTATGAAAAGTTTAAAGAAAAACAAAAGAATAGGGTATGGAACTTAATGAGCGCCAACAACGGGTTTTAAGAGGCGAAATTTGTCCTTATTGCGGAAAAGAAACCGAGCTGGTCAATGCCGATAAAATATATAACAGAAAAGGATTAGGGATGGTTATGATGTGTAAACCATGCAATGCTTATGTCGGTGTTCATGAATCAGGGCCGAATAAGGGAAAAGCTAAAGGCCGGCTTGCGGGGCCATCACTGAGGACTCTTAAGATAAGAGTCCATGCCGAACTTGACAGACTATGGTCTACGCCGGAGGAACGGGAAAGGATGTATAAAGATTTATCCGAATTTCTCTCTATACCGGAAGAGTACACACATATAGGTATGTTCGGAGAGAAGACGATGGGGAAAATCTTTCAGTTCTGTCATGTAAACAAAGAGCGATCAGGTTCGAGAATAGAATGGCATAAGCCTGGAGATAAGTGCCCTAACAAAAACAATCAAATAGTGTCAGGCAGTAGCGCATGCAGAGGATGTCCTGAGTATCTTCATGATGAGAAAGACGGGTATGTCTGGTGTGATCCCGACATGAGCTACGGTAGGTTGAAATAGGGCGCGAATTGCCTATCTTTGTGCTATTATTAATCAAAAAAATATAAGCACATGGGCAGATCAACAGAGTACTACAGGACTCATCCCGAAGCCAGGAAGAAAAAGGCTAAAAAGGACAAGGAGATAAATGCCAGACCGGAACAGAAAGCCAAACGCCGAGAGCTTGGTCGTAAAAACTACGAAACGGACAAGAAGAAGGGTAAGGGCTGGAGAAAAGGAAAGGATTGTTCTCATACCAAGAACGGTCTTAGGTATAAATCAGTAAAAGCTAATAGGGGATCCAAATCGGATACAAAAGGTGACAAAAATGCACGAGGAGATAGCAAATAGGATAGATATAAGAAGGATATTCAAGACCTCTAAACAGGTTATGGAAGAGGCGTATGAGAATATCTTGAAATACAGGCGGGGAGAGCTTATCCCCGCTAAAACCGGATACGATTATATTGATGAGGCTTTGCTTGGAGGTATTTTTCCTCAGCATGCTATTGCCATAGGAGCCCGCCCGTCTGTAGGTAAATCGTATGTGGCCCAAAAGATATTGGAAAATGTGATGAATCCGATGATTAACCCGCAAGCAGAAGATTATTTTCTTGTCAATTGCGAGTTCGAAATGAATCCTCAAGATCTTCTTCTTCGCAGAATGAGCCAGGATATGAAAAAACGGGCTCCTGAAATATTAAGAAGGCAAGATTCTAATACAGTAGAAGAGATGAGGATGTTTGAAATCCTTCAAGGTGAAATCAGAAATAATATAATATACATCGATGCTCCGTGTACGGTAAAAGAGTTTGAGGCGGCTGTGTATCATATAGCGACCAAACACAAAGACAAACGTCTTATAATATTTAAAGTCGATCATATTGCTTTGATAAAAAGAATGGGATTGGATCCTAAGTCGGCTATAGATGATTTGGTGGCGGTTATGAACGAGGCTAAATTAGTATATAAAAACATATTTTTCCTCATCATATCCCAATTCAACAGAGAGATAGAAGGAAGGATAAAAAGCCCCCAAGAGCAGCCTCCCCGTCTTTCTGACTTTTATCAGTCTGATACGCTGGGTCAGTTATGTACGTTAATGATAGGTTTGCATAATCCTCGTAGATACGGGCTGGATAAGTATATGATATTTGGGAAAGATTGGTATCAGACTCTTGATAGGTTTAAAACCGAAAACAAAACATCATTCAGGACAGCCGGACTGGTGTTTCATCATATACTGAAGGTAAGGCAAGTTAGTATGGAAGAGCTTACTAATACAATCCACCCAGAGATCCTGCCGGGGCATGGATGGATGTACGGGGAGGGCGGGACGAAGTTCGTGAACCCCAACCAGCCGCCGACGCCGCCCAAGCTCTATACTGTGGAAGACGTTACGGACAATCAGGAACAAGAACAAGAGGTAAAGGAAGAACAGTCATTGTATTAAAAAAAAATAAGAACCATGAGACTAACAGTAGAAGAAAACGAATACCTGATAAGTAAGTTCCTTTTGGTTCTTACTGAATTTGCAGGGGATGAAAGAGAGATGTTTTTAATCAACTCCATACATGATAAGGCGGTGGCGGATATGAATTATCGTCTTCCGTCTTTAATAAGCAGAGAACGCAAAAGACGAGTCATTGAGCTCCTTAAAGAAGGAACCAGAATAATCAAGGACTTTTCCGGCTATGCAGGTGATATGGGTATGATTAACGAATACGATCGTCTAAAGAAAGAAATAGGAACCGTCCAAGACCAGCTTGGTGACGTAGAAGGTCAACTTCGGGCAGCAGGAGAAGTTATTAAAAAAGAACTTGATATGATTGCTGACCGAATCAAAGAAGATCTTCTTGACCGAGAGCTGGCTAAAAGTAATGCCGAGGCCGAAAGAAAAGCCAAAGTGGATCCGAGATACGAAGTAGCTTTAGGTGATTACAAGGAGATGCTGGAAGTGATTTTTACAACCAGAAACAAGTATTCTACGGTAGATTCTGTACATGACGATCTTCGTCAGTCGGTGTCTACCGGTAGAAATTCGATTATCAAAGAAGGGTACAACAGTTAAAAACAAGGAGGAAATATGGAAAAGAAGGAATTTAAAGTAGGAGAAGTGTTTGATGCCGGACTTGTGAGATTAAAATGCGTGGAACCTACGGCACCAGATGCAGGATGTGAAGGATGTATATTTAACGACCACATTACATGCGGGTCGGTAGATGTAGTCGCAGGCCCGTGTAGTCACGCGGAGAGGGAGGACAACAAGAATGTTATTTTTATTAAAGCTGATTAGGCATGTACATCAATTTCAGACAACTTGCAGCATCAGACATGACGCCTAATGATCTTGCTAATCTTCTTGCCATAAGACAGAAGGATACGGTTATGATCGAAGCCATGCCGGAAGAAGACGCTGGAAGATATATAGAGCTTGGCCTGGTTGAGAAATTAAAATCAGGCGTGATGAGATTAACCAACAAAGGAACGTCTTTTATGAATTATATAGAGACACCGGAGATGACAGACGAGGTTCTGGAAACGTTGAAGATTATGATAGGAATGTACGAATCATATTCAAAAGACATAGGTGTCAGTAGAAAAGAGGCGGAATCCAGATTGTGTTGGTTTATGGGTAACACCTCATTTAAGAAAGAAGTCATACTTCAAGTAACGGAATCTTATATAGCAGAGTCAGGAGATTACACAATGAGCTTATGTAACTTCATATGGAAACCGCCTTCTCAGGCTTTTTCAGTCCATATGAACCTTAAAAACTCAAAGCTCTTTGACCTAATAGCTGAAAAATTTAAGATCGCTACCGAGCCTTATTTGGAGCCTAAGAAGAATAAGGAAATGGATTGGTTGTTTGCCGTATCTAAATTGCCTACGCCGCCGGCTAAAGGCAATCCGGATTATTTGTTTACCGGAAGTTCGGAAACAGACAAAGAACGATTGAAAAATATAAAAACGTATTTATTTAACAAAATTAGAAAGCAATGGAAAAAGTAAGAATTAGAAAGATAATAGAGGATATAATTATTACTCAGTTTCTTAATTCGGAAATGGATATAGTTCATGAAGAAGATGTGTCGTTTGAAGAACTTGGATTAGATTCTCTTGATCAAATTGAACTCGAGATGATGGTGGAACAAAAATTCAATATTGTTGTTAATGATGACAATATTAAATCCATCAAAGATATGACTGATCTTGTTTACAAAATAAAAACAGAAGGACATGGGAAATGATATAATTTTATGCATGGCTTTAATAGCATCATTTGCTTTTGTTATACAGTTTTTATTGTCGATATTAGGATCTGATTTAGATACGGATATTGACATTGATAGCGCTTCTGATTTAAGTATGTCTTTGTCGGACATCATATCATTCAAGGGCATAACACATTTCATCCTTGGATATAGCTGGACTACCTACTTTTCGGGTTCTCATTTAGTAGGGGTTGTGATAGGGTCGTTTTTCTTTATCGTTTTGTTTTACGTATATAAATTACTTCTTAAGTTAAAACAAGAAATGGTGTACGAATGTCCGGAAGATTTAAATGGCAGAGAGGTGGAGATAGTATTTAGATCAGGTAAGAATCATTATATGGTAAATATTTCGAAAAATGGAAGACAGGAACAGATGAGAGTGAGGTGCTTGTCTGGAAAAAATTACAAAAACGGTGACAAGGTGAATATAAAATACGAAGAAGGAGAATTAAGTATCTAATTTTTTTATCAACAATTAAATTTTAAAAGTTATGACAACAATCATGTACGTGTCAGCTATTTTAGCTGTAGTGATTATTTTGACAATCATCGGAGTCTTATCAAGGTATCGTAGATGTAAACCTAATCAAGTCTTGGTCGTTTATGGTAAGACAGGTGGGGAAAAGAAATCGGCGAAATTATATCATGGTGGAGCGGCATTCGTCTTGCCTATTATTCAAAGCTATGATATTTTGTCTATGGAGCCTATGCAAATAGATTGTAGGCTCACCGGTGCTTTGTCGTCTCAAAATATCAGAGTGGATGTACCTACTACTATTACAGTAGCAATCAGCACAAATCCTGAAATTATGCAGAATGCAGCAGAAAGGCTTTTGGGGATGGATACTGAATCTACTGAAAATCTTATTACGGATATCGTTTATGGCCAAATGCGTTTGATCATTGCTGAAATGACGATTGAAAAACTTAATTCTGACAGGGATGAGTTTTTGGATAAGGCAAGAAAAAACATTGATAACGAACTTAATAAGTTAGGCCTTTACCTCCTAAATATCAACATCAGTGACATCAGAGACGAAGCCGGTTATATTATGAACCTTGGTAAGGAGGCTGAAAGTAAGGCCCTGAACGAAGCACAGGCTAATATCGAAGAACAGGAAAAGCTGGGTGCTATTAAGATTGCTGTACAGCAGAAGGAGAAAGAAACGGCTGTAGCTAATACCAAAAAAGAACAAGAGATTCAAATTGCTTGTACTGAAAAAGAAAAGGAAACGATAGTAGCTGAAACGAAGAAAGAAAAAGAAATAGCTTTAGCTTTAACCGATAAAGAGAAACAGATCGGTGTAGCTCAAGCAGATAGAGACAGGGCTGCGGTTATCGCAAAAACTTTAACCGACAAGGAATCGGCGATCGTAAGATCTAAGGCAGAACTTGAAGTAAATAAAGCCGAGGCTGAAAGGATGGAAGAAGTCGGAAAGAATAAGGCTGAAGCTGACAAGGAAGCAGCTATAGCAATACAAGACTCTGAAGCTCAGATTAAGAAGGCTGAGGCTGAGAAAAATGCGTCTATAGGATACAACAATGCCCAGAAGGAGGTTGCTGTATCAGAATCAGAGCTACAGGTTATCAAAGCTCAATCAGAAAAGAAAGCCGGAGAAGAGAGAGTTAAATCGGAAGCGGCTGTGAAAACGGCAAAAGAGCTTGCTGATAAAGAAGTGGAAGAAGCTAAAGCTAAGAAGGTTCAAGCTGCGCTTAAAGCTGAAAAGATTGTGCCGGCTGAAATTCAGAAGCAGGAGGCTATGTTGCAAGCTGATGCTGAAGCTGAGAAGATCAAACGTCGGGCTGATGCCGAAGCAGCAGCACATTTGGCAAAAGCAGAAGCGGAAGCAAAAGCTATTCAGATGAAGCTGGAGGCAGAAGCCGAAGGTAAGAAAAAGTCGTTGATGGCAGAAGCCGACGGATTTAAGGCTATGGTGGAAGCAGCAGAATCCAATCCTCAGATAGCCATCCAGTACAAGATGGTTAATCAGTGGAAAGAAATTGCTGGAGAACAGGTTAAAGCATTTGAGCACATTAATCTCGGAAATATCACGGTATTTGACGGCGGTCAGAACAGTACCGGTAATTTCCTTAACAATGTTGTCAAGACCGTCGCTCCGGCATTGGGAGTCATTGATCAGCTTCCGATTGCAGATACTTTAAAGAAATTAAAAGGAGATGACAAAAAATAAATACAATGGCCCAAGGTTACACTTGGGCCTAATTGAAGAAATAAAAGCAGCATTCATAGATTTCCTGCCGGCAGGAACAGTGCTTTACTAATTACGATATTTTTAACATGGATTTTGGACAAGATTTAGAACCAGAAGAACTGACCAAGCATTATGATCAGTGTTATGGAATTGATTTTGAAACAGAAGAAGAGGAGGATGAAGAGTATGACCGATGAGGAATTTGCATTAGATAATAAGAAAAAGGTTGTTGTAAGAAAAAGAATATCTTATTTAAACAAAGGGGATAAAGTGTGGATCGTGTCTTCCGACGGGTATCTGCTACACACGGACGTAGTTAGAGCCGAACGCGGACGGTCTTATGTGGATATAGATGGGATTCTGTATTGGAAGCGAGGATTAGATGGCAAGCATCGTAATCGTAATAACTACATGCAGTTTGCCATGACACCAGAAGACGGTAAGAAGTATGTCGTATATTACCCGGAAGGATTTAAAGACAATGACTTATGATGGTCCCGGAAACGCATTTGCTATATAAGGAGTTTAATGGTGTAAAACGTCTTGCCATATCTTATTCCCAGATAGATACGTTTCTTACCTGTCCAATGAAATGGTATAAGACTTACGTAGAGGGCAAAAGGTCTACGGAAAAACAAGAAGCTACGTCTTATGGTACGGTTATCCATAAGACACTGGAATACTTTTTTAAGAACGGAAGACAGCCTTCTGGTAAAGACCTTGGAGAAGCAATAAGTTACTATGCTTACCAGGAAGACATACCTTGGCAATCACCGGAAAATATGATGATAGCCATGAAGCAATCTGGAGAGCTTCTTGCTTGGATTATAGATCTATTTAAAAAAGACGGGAATAGGTTTATGATAGCTGATAGTGATCTTAATCCCTGTGAGAAACTCATCAGACACGGTGCCATAATAGGAGTCGAAGAGGATTTTGTGCTACCGTACCGTCTTCCTAAGCCTGTTAACATAAATGGAGTAATTCATACTCATGTGTACATAGTAGGATCGGTAGACCTTCATCTGGCTATAAAAAGCAAGAACGTAGTTCACCATTATGTCATAGATTGGAAATCAGGTAATAAGGTTTTTGATTCTAAGAAGTTGGAAACAAATTTACAGCATCCTATATATTCATTTTACATCTATAGAAAATATGGTGGAGTTCTGCCAGATATGAACATCTATTTCTTTACCAGGACCAGGCAGTACCAAAAGGTTAAGGTGGATGAGGAACGTAAAACAAAATCTATAGAGATGCTAAATGACACTTTGTCTAAAATGTATGATTTTGAAGATAATAGTGTAAAATCATTTCAAGCGTACATCCAGGGAGCAGAAGGAGCCAGGTATAGCAAGCGGCGTGCCACCCTAAGCCAGCCTGTTTCGCAAAACAAGCTACCCTGCCCGTCAGCACTGTGTTATTATTGCGACTTTGGATTACATAACAAAAACGAATGCCCTTTCTCTTCGGATTGGGATCCGTCTAAAAAGATAAAACGATGAAATACGATGATGTTCAAAAGTTAAGAACAAAATACCGGCAAGATCCGGAAGTTATAAACTTGACATACATGAGAGACGTTGCTGTACGATGCGGGAATTTCAAGAAAGCGTTTGAGCTTCAGGAGAAGCTGGAGGATATATGGTTCAACTATTTAAAAGGAGTGTAATGAAAGAAGATCTAATATGTGGAGTAGCGATCCTTTTGTATTTAGTTTTATTATACTTACTCACGACAGCTTTCATAAAAACAGGTAGAGCAGTAGATCGTTATAAGATGAAGAAGAAAACTGACAAAATCAAAGTAGGTCAAAGATACGAACATAAGAACTACTTTGAGGATCCATTTGAAAGAGGCAAGCATGTGATTAAGATATTAGACATAAAAGAAGAGTACGCTCTATATGAGTACGAAGAAAAACTATATATACGTTCTTCTGTGAGTCTTGAAGATATTGCTAAAAGATATGTTTTAATTACTGATATAAAATAAGGGATTATGGAAAAGAAAGTCACAATCAAAGAAGGGATGGATATTTTTTACAAAAATGCAGGGAAAGGTATATGGGTCTATATTGGACTTTTTGGAAATAAAGTGCTATCCATTTTAAAAAACAAAGGTGTTATTGCATGCGAAAACGATGCTGAATATTGCGTGTTGATGGATGGAGAAGATCATTTCATAAGTATAGCAAAAGACATGAGTCACGACTATTGTTGTGAGTACGTTGTAGAAAGAGCAGAAGCCTACAGAGACTACCCCTCCAAAGGCGCTACATGCAGTGTATGCCTGTTTGAAGATAATGAGAATAAAGCAAGGGAGATGTTGAAAGAGGCGATAATAGAACTTTCAAAAAATAATATAATAGATTGTGATGGGCTTTGAACTTAGACCTTACCAGAAAGAAGCAGTAGATGCCGGGCTTAAGTTTCTTACAGGAAGATCTAAAAAGCCTGGCATAATAGTAGCCCCATGCGGAGCGGGTAAGAGCCTTCTGATATCCAAGATAGCACATGAGATAAATAGACCAACGTTAGTATTGCAGCCATCAAAAGAAATTCTGGAGCAGAATTATGCTAAGGCTGTATCGTTTGGCTCCGAACCTACTATATACTCTGCCTCATGTGGCGTAAAGGAATTATCGGCTATGACTTATGCTACACTTAAAAGCATAAAGAAAGACGTAGCAAGGTTGAAAGATACAGGGATAGATACCTTATTGATAGACGAATGTCATTCAGGATATTCTCCTGAAGAAGGTTCTGAATTTATGGAGTTTATGAGCGAGTTTCCCGAGGCGAAGGTGCTGGGCTTCACCGCCACTCCCTGCCGCCTCAGAGCCTACAGTTCCATGCTGGAAGGAAACTATAGCAAACTTAATATGCTGACAAAAGACGAGCATAACTTCTTCAAGAAGTTAGTTCATGTAATACAAATACAAGAGCTAACTTCTCAAGGTTTTTGGTGTCCACTTAAGTACGAACGATGGTCATTTGATGAATCGGCTCTGATGTTAAACAGTACCGGAGCCGAATATACCAACGAATCTATTAAAGAAAGCATCGTACGAAATGGCTTAAACAACTCTATCTACAAGCGTCTTCTTCAGCTTATGAACGAGCGTAAAGCCATTTTGGTTTGTATGGATTCTATCGAATCATGTAATAGAATATCAGAGTTTATGAATGCCAAAATGGGAGCCATAACAGGTGTCGTAACATCGCTAACAACCAAAAAGAAAAGAGAGCAAATCATATCAGATTTCAAAGAAGGTAAGTTGAAGGTGGTTTTTAATTATTCAACGCTTGCTACCGGATTTGATTTTCCTGAACTTGATTGTGTGATGTTTGGTCGACCGACTTTCTCATATTCAACGTATTACCAAATATTAGGCCGCGCCGTCCGCATCCATCCTGACAAGAAAGAGGCGCTGATTATTGATTGCTGCGACAACATGAGGCGTTTCGGTCGGATAGAAGACTTGACAATCGAGCAATTCCCTTCTAAGGGCTGGTGTATGTTTGCCGGCGATCAACTTCTGTCCAATATAAGGATGGGTGATATTATTACCAAAGACGAGATCCTTCGCCGGGCGGCCTCACTTAAATCTGTGAATGGAGATGGTAGGAGAGAAGACGATCTTGACAGTATAATAATGTGGTTTGGAAAATATGAAGGAATTAGATTCAAGGACATACCGGTGTCGTATTTTAGGTTCTTGGCTGAGAATATGGCAGTAAAACCGGGAGATAGGAAAGAAAAGATTATCGAATATTATAATAGGATAAAGGCATGAACAACAAGAGAAGAAAAAAAATATCGGATGTTATTAACAACGTAAATAAGTATAAAACGGATTTTGAATACATCAAATCAAAGTTGTCGGAGTTGAAGTGCAACATAAATTCAGCCAAAGATGATGTTGATATGATTTTAGACGAAGAGACTGAGGCGAGAGATAATATACCGGAATCGTTACAAGACTCAGAAAGATATTGGGAGTCAGATCAGGCTGTAACTGATATGGAGGAGGTGGTTGATGACATGGAAAGTATTATAAATGATATAGATGATGTGATTTCGACCATAGATGGGAGCATTAAAACCATAAATGGTTCTATTAAAGTAAATTTGGAAGGAATAATATAAATGGAAACAAATCAATTAAGGGAAATACTTAAATTGTATGGTCTTCAACATGATGTTGTTATCAACAAAAGTTCAAGAAGGTATTCTATTATCTTAGACAATAACATAATAGGAACCAATCACGACAAAGAGAGGGTGGTTGTGTTCCGTCCTATACCGGAAGGAAAAAACACATTCTGCATGGAGCGAGATAGGTTCTACACGGAGTTTGAAGAAGCTTTTGATGATGATAAAGCCATAGAAGCCGTAAGACAATATTTTGAAAACAACAAAAACAGAAAGTCATGAACGAAAATGAAGTATTTAGATTAAAGGGCAGAATAGCCATATCCAACCTATCACGTGAGGACAAGGATATGATAAATAGCATCCTTGATGATATCAATAAAAAGGATGAAGATGAAAAAGGGTATGTCTATACCGTGAGAGTAAAACTAAACAATGGAAAGGTTGTACATGCTACTTTATTTTTCAAAGACAAGAAAGGTCCCACATTTGAAGACTTAAAGAAGGAGCTTGATGATATGGGAGTTAAAAGTGATAATTATAGCAATAACGGCATAATTATCATTAACCGCATTGTCATGAGCGGAGAAGAATTTGACCGCTTTACAGGAGAATGATGGATTATATTATTATATCAAGCGATTAAAACAACGATAAAACAATGGAAAAGATGGACAATAATACTAAAAACATCCTTTATCCAAAAGGATCTATTTTTCGCATGTTGGAAAGTGATGTAATCAGTTCCGAATTAGAAATAGCCAGAGGAGCTATAGTGGAGGCAGTATCAGACATAGAGGTAGATGATGAATATGCTGAGGTTTGTTGCAATGGAGAGACGTTTATCATAGGAACGGACATTATGGGTATTATTCCTGTCAAAGTATCCAGAGAAAACAAATCGGTGAAAAATGACATCATTGACGATAAACTACGATGGGATTTGCTTCCGATGGAAGAAATTGAGGACATTGTAAAAGTCTATCATGCTGGAGCCAAGAAATATGGGCCTAATAATTGGCAGAATCTTGACAACGGCTTTGAACGGTATCGCGCGGCAATGTTTAGACACCTGATAGAATACATGAAAGGAGAAAGAGTGGATTCTGATACAGGATGTTTTCATCTTGCACAATGTGCATGGAATTGTATAGCTATGCTGTGGTATGATAAGCACGGGAAAGGATTAATACCATTAAATAAGGAGGAAAAGAAATGACAATAGAACAACTAAATTATTTATTAAGAAAAGAGCTTTATGCTATAAAAAAACATAAAGACAATATTGATAGAATCAAAAAAGAATACTTTGATTCCAATTATGGGTTAAAAGAAGGAGATAAGATCCGTATTTTACACGAAACAGGAGATGAAATGATAGGCTTCTTGAAAAAAGTTGAAGTATGTGAAGACGGAGATCTGTACTTGACAATCCAAAAACAAAACGAAAAAGGTGATAGAGGCAGAGGAAAATGGAATATGTATCTATCATCAAAATTAATTAAAATTGAAAAATGTGTATAATGCCATGAGAGTGTTAAGTTTATTTGACGGAATGTCATGTGGTCAAATAGCGTTAAAAGAAGTAGGGATCACACCTGAAGTATATTATGCATCAGAAATAGATAAGTTTGCTATTAAACAAACGCAATTAAATTTCCCTAATACGATACAAGTAGGAGATGTAAGGGATTTGAATGTAGAAGATCTTGGACACATAGATCTTATTTTAGCCGGCAGCCCATGTACAGATATGTCCTTTTCTGGAAAAAGAAAAGGGTTGTCTACCGTAGAAGGAATAGAAATCAAATCACTTGATGAGTATCTTGAATTAAAAAAAACAAGGATTTGAATTTGCCGGTCAGTCTTACTTATTCTGGGAGTTTATTCGTATTTTGAATGATGTAAGAAAAACTAATCCTGATGTGTTGTTTCTTCTTGAGAACGTTAAGATGGGAAAGAAATGGGAGCCGGTATTCGATGATGCTATAGGGTGTAAAGGCAATCATATTAATTCAGCACTTGTTTCCGCTCAAACCAGGAAACGTATTTATTGGACTAATATTCAAGGCGGCATTATCCCTCAGCCTAAAGACGAGGGTTTGACCATAAGTGATATAGAGGAATATGAAGTAGATGAAAAATATTACTTATCTGAAAAAGTTTTAAACAATTTAGCTTTTCACTTGAAAAGAAATCACGACAAGGGGAATTATTATGGAGCTAATATTAAAACAAAAGATGAAAAATCCAATACTGTTACCGTAAAGGGTAAATACACGTACGATCTTATTTGTGTAGCAATGAGAGGTAGGAATCCAGAAAAACCTACATGTAGAGAATCTGGTCTTAAAACAGTTCAGATGATTGAATTTAAAAACGATGGAAAATCCAATTGTCTCACAACAGTTCAGAAAGATAATCTTATTTTCCAAATACCAAGAGGATTTAACAAAGGTGGATTTCATGAAGATAAGACTCCAACATTATCTTGTAATTCATATGATAGAAACAATTTTATCATACAGAGAACATTACATGGCGATTTCAGAATAAGAAGATTAACCCCTACAGAGTGCTCCAGGTTACAGACTGTACCAGATTGGTATAAATGGGAATGCAGCGAAACCCAACAGTACAAGATGTTGGGAAACGGGTGGACTATTAAAGTTATTGAACATATACTTAAAAGAATAAAAGAATCATGATTAGAGCAAGATTTTACATTAAAAAATCCGACTGCGACAACGACTACCGTCCAGTCAAATGGCCTATAAAATATCCATATTGGTGTAGTGCAGAATCCGATAATTCATTTGTATTGGTGGCGTATGCTGAAGATGAAGACAGCATAAAAGAACTGTGGCCGGAGGCGTATGATATTAATGTCTTAGAGAAAGATACCGAAATTAAATTCACATTAAGATTTCCTAAGCCTAAATGGTATGAATTGCAAGAAGAGAGATTAGAAGAGTATGATAAATTATATGGTAAATTCGTATGGGTTACGGACATGTGTCTAAAAGATGGGAAAATAAGAAAGGTAAAAGCCAGAATAGAAGATTGTGGTGGTCTTTTATTAGCCGACACTCCTGGTCGTTACACCCCTTATCAGATAGGGGATTGTGCTTTTGAAAGCAAGGAAGAGGCTTTAAAACATGCAGAGGAACAGAGAACGGATTTAATTAAGTCTCTTAGGTTACAAATACTCGAACTTGAAAATCTAAAATTTGAATGCGATGATTAATTACGCGGCAAAAACCAGAAAAGCTTATTTGATAAACAATTTCGATAAGATTCTTAACAGTCTTAACACGCTTCATTCAACGGTTGAGACCATGACGTTGTTCGTAAACGACCAGGCTTATAATTACATTCTTAAGCTAAAGGAAGTAATTAAAACCAGTCCTATGTATAAGCACAATATCAAGCGTCTTTTAAATGACATGGACAAAGAGATAAAGAGGTACAATGCTTCTATCTACTACATAAATAAAGAGCGTAGTGAGGTTATAGCTGATATAACACAAGCGATGGAAGATTGCCTCATGCCATACATAGACGATCTGGCCGGCGCTATAAGGGCAGCCGTGTGGTCGAGGGGTGTGTCCGAGGAGCGGACGGAAGCGGCGGTACTGTCCCTAATCGTATCCTCCTTGGCCACGACATCAGGCAGACTTATCTCAGGTGGATATCAGATCATGAAAGAAATGGGTGGAGGTCAAGGTGGTAATCCATTTACGTTTATGAGCATTGATAAGATAAGACACTTATCTACATCATTATCTGATGCTATTACCGGTGGAGAAATAGCTCTTGAAGAAAAAGAAGCCAATGACATAACTAAGGCAATGGATGTTTTTATTGAGAAAATGTCTGATTCGGATATTGTTGATAAGGTGATCAGCATACTCGAAGAGGCAGAATCTAAAAATAAGGAGGAGCGATCGTGAATTATTTGGATGGGTATGTAGAAGAAGTTCTTTCTGAGCCGTACTATGATGATTATGGCTCTGGAATTTTTAGGTGGTGGGTGGAAGTATCTTACATTTGTGTCAGTTGAGGTACTTGATTGGATCCTTCTGTAATAAAGAAATAATAAAAAACGTCTCCAATCGTAAACTGTAATATAATATCACCTGTTACCTGTCCTTCATTAAAGTAAGCCTGGATATATTGTCCAGAATTTGATATCGTACAACTTATAGGATTACCGCCCATCGTACATACCTTGCTATTATTAATTTCATCTAAAACATAGGAAGCCGCCATAGTTGCTCCATTAGATCGGTATCTACAACCAAGAATAGGTACAGGATTTCGCCATGTGGTTGTAGGGGCCGAAATCGAACAAGCAAAAACAGGGATCTTGACGCCGGCAACTGTCTTAATATTTTCAAATCTTCGTCTCATGATTTTTGTTTGCAAGATAGCAATAATTGACAACATAAAAGAAACCGGTTCCCTATCATCTCTGACTGAGAACCGGTAAGAAAACAATTTCAGAAAAAATTAAACCTACATAATCTTTCAAGTAAGAACAAAAAAACGTACAATCTACTCTTTGACGATGCTAATATAACATATTGGAATCATACAAAAACAATGCAAGTCCGATATTCTTCGTCTATTTGTAACTAACGTCATCGTCTCCTTCCGAATCAGGAGTAGCGCCGATGAAGAACATCATTGACTTGTTGTTTGTCTGCTGCCACCAATTATAGGCGCGCGCTACGTCTTCCGGCGTCTTGATATTATACCATTGTTTGATAAACGTCTGTTTGGCGAGTTGCCTAAATAGCTTAGACTCTCCTTTGTATGTACCGGATGTTACTTTATCAAGTGAATAATTCCTAAGATCGGTAAGATCCTTCAGCTTCCTTCCCATAACAAACGGGTCGTTAATGATATCTACAACGTTAAGCTCCATAATAAACGGCATCTGTGAAGCTATTTCGTTTATGGTTCTGAATCCAACGTAAGATCCAAATTGAGTAAGCCAACTTTCTTCGTTTTCATCATCATCACGCCATCCGGCAAGAAGCATGGATACGGCTTGCATGATAAGGAACGTGCCGGCATAGACACTGAGGCGTTTGAGATTAGTTTTTTCTACCTCATTCATATTGTCTTTATTTTCGTTCCAGGCATCTATGATGTTTTTCATACCAGACTCGGAAGCCAGGCTAAATGTTTTGGCTATCATATTCTTTAACGTAATTGACAACCCTTCCTCTTCTTGCATTGTTTGGAAATTGAAGCCACGTCTTTTCCACAGACGTTGAGCCGCCAGCACCAACCATCCTCGGTGGGCGGTCATGAACCTGGCTATCCAGTTGCGCGATGCGGCAGTTCGGTTTTCTTCATTCAAAGATCCGTTACATATCTGCGACAAGCTACGGACTTGATTCCTGGTTATAGCCATCTGGGTTTCAACTTCCTCAACAGTAACACCCGATCCTGGCTTTACAACCACCTTCCCATCCACGACGTCTACCATACTCCATAAAGTACGATCTTTTAATGCATTCCATTCTCTTTTTATGGTACTCTGTTCTTTATTGCGTTCTTTTTCCATCTTGAAATCTTGGAACGTGTAGAACCGACCTTTGTAATAACGAACATTGTCCATAGTAGCAATCATAACCTGCGGATCAAGAGGGTAGTTCAGGATTTCCATAAAAGCATACATAGGTGAACGCATTAAGGTCCTGGCCACTCTATTGTATCCGGCACCATACATACGATTTCGGATATTGAATATCCCCATTCTCTCACCTATGACATATAATTTGCTTTTCCTATCTATGTCTCCGGTTTCTGCTATACAAGATGGAGCAAGGCGTGAAAATTCAGCCGATGCGTATTTAAGGGAATCTTTACTTATATACTGTCCTACGGCAGATTCCATGATGAGGTTGATATGACCTGTTAAGGCGCCGGTAGCTGCCACAAACGGGGACAGTGCCAAGTTCATGACCGACATAAATCTTTCAACAGCCATCATAATTCTTGTAAGGTCTACCGTATATCCTCCGATGTTCACCGTAAGTTTTTTGGTGTTCATCCTAATGCCATAATAATGATCGTTGAAGAAGTCCCTGAACATCTGATATGCTTGGGTTGCTTCAGCCTTTTTACCACCTTCAAATTGTTTATTCAGTAACATCTGCTCCAGTCCTTGAGCGAGCTCTATAGACTTCTGCTTTTCGTTGTATAACGATGACTGCATCATAAGCATCGAATAAGAGTAGCCAAAATCGTGAGATACATCATCCTGGTTCTCCAATTCATATATGTAGTATTTAGGTATAGACCTAAGTCTGTCTTCCGGATCATACACTTCTCCTTGCCTGGTCTTACCATATAGAGAATCGTCTACTCTGTCCAGGCACAGATCTGATACAAAATTACGAACCGTATTTTTGAAGTTAATACCCAATCCTTCTATACGTTCTATGTCTTGTTTTGATATCTGTGGAATAGCATACAGGTTCGGGCTCTGCTCTTTGTATAGATCAAGGGATTGTCTTTTTATTTCCTTGAGTTTTTGAATCATATTCCACTGCTCTACATTTTTAGTAGCAACCTCATTACCGTCAACATCATACTTGATGCCAAAGTCATTGAAATACGATTCATCACGATACAGGCTTTTCTTAGGCATTCGATGACCATACCCATGATCTTTTACATAATCAGGATTACGGCCGCTATTTTCGGCTTCAGATTCAGCCACCCATGCCCTTGCAGGATCGAAAGAAAGGTACGATATATCCATGCCATAATCTTGGGTGGATGTACCGTTTTGTACGTCCTTAACCATCTGCGCCACATCTATCTCACCTCGACCGATTTTGTCGATCATAGCCGCATATCCAGTAGGCGCCATGCGTTTATAGTACGAAAAGACCTGGCTCCTGGCAAATTCATTAACAATAGCATTGGCCTCTTCTATGCCCGCTTTTATGTCAGCTTCTATACCCTCTTCTCTTGTATTATTTAAAAACAAGCTGGCCATCTTAGCATTAACAGCATTCCTAAAATCTCTACCGTCTAATTCTTTGCTTATACCAAGCTTTTCTGACAGGTAGTTGGTTTCAGATACGGTAAACAGATATCGGTTATCAGCAGCCTTAAACAGCTTATCCCTTAAAGCCTGAATCCTTTTTGCTTTCTTCGCCGTAGTATGACGTTGTACGAACTTCCATTCCACTTCCTTGGAGTCAGCAAGAGCATTTAAATAAGACTGATTTACTTCGTTTTCAGCCTTATTGCTTTTAGTAAGGTACTTATCAATATCTTCAAGACCCACCATCTTAGCATAATCTATCAAAATAGCGTAATCGGCTTCAATAGCTTCAGATGCGGCCCTAAAAGCATCTCTTTCGGATGAGGTAAATGTTGCTTCGTTAATTTCTCCGATATCAGCCACATCGCGATTGTTTCCGATTATTTCCTTGATAATAGCCTTATTTTTTTCTATATCTTTCACAATAGAATCCACGTCAGTCGCATCTCTATCGCTTGTCGTAGAACTAATGATATCATGCGCCATTTTGAGATACGAAGCCTTGTTATTTGATTCGGTGCGCGCTGACTGTTCCGATTCTATATCATTCCAAAACCGATCGTTGAATGACAGGTGACCACCCAACATAAGCGTTCTCAATGCAGCTTCCCCTCCTGATTCGCTCTGAATCGCTCTCAATTTTTGCAAAAACGATTCTGATACGGCATTAGTAACATTATTTGATTCCTTTCTCCAAACTTCATTTATAGCTTGTATTTCTTTGGCCATCTTAAGTTGGTCGCCGGTTTTTTCCACTCTCCTGGTTCCTACATATATGTATTCTGAAGCTGCTTCTTTACGTTGTTTACGAAGCAGTCCTTCTTCTTCGTAATTGCTGCTTTTAAAATAGGCAACTTCATCAAAATTACCACCGCTATCAATAAAAGGCTGCCTCAGTATCCGTTTTTGCCTGGATAGAGCATTAAGGTATTCTTTGGTTGTTTGAGAAACTGGATGCCCTAATTCTTCTTCAGCCTTTTTGTATATGGATTCCATTCTTGTGGCATAACTTTCACTAAATTCCAGTTCCGAATTTTCAGCATCCCACTTTTCCATCTGTTCCGTATAGATCTTTTCCTGCTCGATGGTAAAAATATCGGTATTAACCCTATCAGACGATGGTTTGAATTTAGCGTTTTCAGTAACCGTATTTCCATCCTTGTCAACTACTTCTCTTTTAAATACGTAATTACGGTTATTGTCAACCACATCACCAATTTCTTCTTCTGATATCTCTATGTTCATGGCAGTCGCAAACGCTCGCATCTGCGCCAGCTTCTTATTACGATCGTATTTAGCCATATCAAGAGCACTACGAAGGTAATTAGAAGTTTTTCCGTCTACTTTCTGAAGCAGTTTTTCAAATTCAGATTTGTTAAAACCATGCTTTTTCGCATATGCCAGGAAATCGGATATGGCGGGCTGGGCATTCACCATCGCATTGTAATTGTCTTTGGCAATCATAGCTCCAAGAGCGTTATTGAACGGACTGGAAGAATGCTCTAATATACCAAACCACCTACTTATCCAAGAAACATCGTGTTGAACCTTGTCGAAAAATTCTTTTACTCTCTTTACCTTATCTGCCGGCACATGAAGTTCGTTCATTAACTTATCAAGCAACGTACTTTCATCAAGGTCTTGTACTGATTTAATATCAGACTGAATACCATTGATGTCGGCAATGACGGTGTTGATCCTATTTGTATAATCCTGCTTTTCACGTTCATCAAATTCGGTACTTCTGTTACGGATATATCCTCGAAGATCGTTCATGATCGGAAGAACCTGATTGTTGATAATATCTACGTTCTTTCGATCATTGGTATTGAAGTGAAGCTTGCCGTCTTTGGTATCACCATGAAGGATGGTGTTCACCACATTGCTTAAGTATCTGACCTGAGCTTCGGCTGTGGAGATCATGCTGTTCATGGCAGCCGCCATCTCATTCTTGTCTATTTCGGTCTCTACCTTATTTATCTTATCTTCTATGGTCTTAAGCTGCGCAAGGGTCATAGACGTAGTTACAGCCCTATCAGAGCTTATCTGACGTAAGTCTCTTAATGTTTTTCTTAGTGATCTGATCTTAGACTCAAGAAACTTGTTCTTGTTCATAGAAGAAAGGGAGTATAATGTAAAGTCATTATCCTTTAACAGAGAGGTGTCAAATCCTTTATCTATGTCAGTAATGGCAAGATCACGAATGTTTTTAATAACGTTATTCAAATCTTGTCTTTGGGTTGATAAAGCTGATTTAAGCCAGCTTACGATTCCAGAGAAAAGCTGCCGGACGCGCCCCAGGAAGGAGGTGGGCTCTACCGGCGCCTGTGCTGTGCCGGCCTGCATCTCCCTGGCGAGGATCTTTCCAAGAATTTCTCTCCTAACAGCATTATCAAGCTCAGCTCCTTCATACGCTTTACCGTATGTATTATAATACTGACCTGCATACTGGTTCCACTCTTCCGTACCTTCTACATCTTGCAGAACAGCCTCAACAGCATTCTGATCTCTGTATGCCTCTACAAGAAAGTGGGCTGTTTCTTCTACTAAATCAGATAAAGTAGCATCTTCACCAACTGCTATTACATTATTGGCAATATCCGCCAATGCCTTAGCAGAAGGTTCGTGCCCGTATTTGGTTTGGTACTTCTCTATATAATCGGTCATACCTATGACACTAACGCCAAGAGTTTTCAGTATCTCGACAATAGAATTTCGTTGATCACGTTCCTGCCTGCTATAATCTGATACGATCTTAGCTTTAGTATCAGCATAAAGATCGTTGTCTTCTAATATGAATGAAACTACAAGCGCATCAAAATGATCGTACTTGGCGTCCAATTCATTGTATCTTCCTGACTTAAGATCGTTCTTTATCTGCTCTTTGCTAACCCTTTCCGTTCCTCCGGTGGCGAGCCTCATAGTTACATTACTATTATCCAACGAGCTTATGGTTATCATACCTTGGTCGTTCATGGAAACATCGGAACCAAAATGATTACGGAGCTCGGTGTATGATAAGGCTGAATTGAAAAGTCTAATTTGTCCTGTATGACCTTCTCCTGTAAGATAATAGCTTCTTGTTTCCGGATCGAATATCTTAGATCCTGACAAAAGACCTTTCTTTATAAGGTAGTTAATTATACCACCTTTTGTTGATAAAGAAGTAGAAGCAGAAGCGGTCATGACCGGTATAAAAGATTTGGGATTATTAAGAACATACTTTCCAGCCTTGTAAGTAATGTCTGCCACGCCATCCACGGTAGATTCTTGAACGGTGCCTGATAAGAATCCTATTCTAATATCATTTCCGCCAGAGCGAAGAGCTTCTCCGTAATCTTCAAATAATTGACTACGATCGTTCATGAAAAACAAACGAGGCTCTCCGGTCTGATACGTTACACCCACAGGATTAGAATCTGTCTGTGGTAGCTCTTCTGGGCTAAATATCTTAAGACCGTCTTTTATAACCATATAATTAACACCCTTATCCTGTACCATAGATACGGGAGTGAAGTCCGAAGATATAGCATCTTGTAGATACTGGCCGGCGTCTATTCCTGGTCCTTCCGGTATGGAAATACCTGACGGAACCATAGCATCCACCAACATAATATTATCACCCAGATCCTGGCTATAGAATCCAAAGCCTGATTCTTGAATCCCATAAGGTGCATCTGATTTCGACACAAGAATAGGGTTGCTCATCTTAGAAGCCTTATCCAGCACCCTTTCTCTATAGGCTTCCGGAATAAGGTCGATATTGGATTTTACCTTATTGTAAGCCTGTTTGTTGATAGGCACATTCCTTCTCCAGTCACCAAAAGCCTTTAAGAACTTATTAGAAAATACGGTTTTAAAAACAGTAGTAGCCCGTTCCCTATTTTCCATAAGAGGAATAGATGCTATCTTATCGAATAACATAGACCTGTCCCCTGATCTGGTAGAGACAGAAACAACTTTCTTTTTATTATCTCTTTTAATAATACACGTTGATGTCATAGTAAAACATTTTTGTTATGAGACAAAGGTAATTAAAAATCAGGCACATGATAAAAACAAAGCCGTCTAACTTCCCAGTCTGACGGCTTAATATAAATATGAAAAAAAATTATAATCTGACGCAAATCGTCAAGTTACGCTTATGCATTGTATTTGTACCCATTTCTATGAATAAACCTTCCTGATTCGAACCTTTCCACATCATCCGGTCCAATAGGTCCGCAGTCTTCCCTCCTTGCCTCATACCACAGCCCAGGCTTACGGAGCCGGCAGGTTATGACGTATTTAAAGCAGTTGTGAGTAAAATGGAATACGGAGCCTACTGGGAAATACCTGGTAGTTTGAAACACTATTCTTTTTCGTTTAGTATCAAACACTATATCTCCTACTACCTTAGTTACGTAATAGCTTCTGCCATTTAACGTTTCATCTGTTTGTGGTATCCAATAATAACCTCTTGCCATGCCACAAATATATAAAAAAAGTCGGACAAGATACATGTCCGACTTTATATTACTTTGATTCGTTTTCAAACCGCTTTATAAGAGAAGCAATATCATCACCACAAACAAACATCATTCGACGTTCTTCTTTTGGTTTATGAGACACTGGGATGGTTTTGTTTATCTTAATCTGATTCGCCAGACCTCTGCCTAAACGAATATCAACTTTTTTACCTTTCATGAATTATTTGTTTAAAAAGACCAATTCCATCTATTATAATATGACCACTTTGCATACGACCATTATTAGGATTGTGTAGAAAATTGAAACCACTTTCTTTTTCCTGTCTTTCAAAAGAACTGATATCCTTTCCTCTACGGGCTCTTTCAAAAGCTTTCTTGAACAACTTGCCTCTAAAGGTCTTGACGAGGATCTTGGTAGCGTTATTGCCGGCTTTTACCATTGCTTTCCTTGCCTGGTCCTCCGAGACAAAACTGCTTCGGAAAATATACGATGCTGCTGTTTGTATGTCCTGCTTGGTAATCATATGATAAACATTTCTTTCAGAATACTGATCTTTATTCCGTATATCAATTTCATCTCATCTCTATCATATACGTCAAAAAAGGATTCACTGGGGTCCTTTGGATTTACGTTCAATTGAATTATGCAATTACCAGTATAAACCTTAAGCCTATAATTATCGGAGTATATATCCTGCATGGTTTCAAATGTCTCAATTAAATTTTCAACAAGTGCTCTGTTAAATGAAAAAGATTCTTTACCATCACCTTTAAATGTGATATGATCTAAATCCCTGTTGTCAAATTCATACTTTAATTGATTGCCGTCCATCATATCATAAAATATTGACTTTCTGATTATAAATCCCATATTGTTTTATTTTTTAGTTAATACAAATCTTCTGAATACAATTGTTCTCTAATAGCACTCCTATCTACTACCATTTCCTGATTATTGTTTCTAACAAGTTCAGATGCTTCTTCTCTTGTTAAAAACCGATTCTTGCTTGTCAAAAATCCTTGAACACTGCGGTTTTTATGAGCTATTCCGTATGCCGCAAGTTGCGATATTATGGAACAGTGTCTCAATCCACAAAATACGGTTCCAGATGGTATATTTACTGGACCGTGAGGCTTGTTCTTGTGATCTTGAACCCATATAGCTGCACATACAACAATTTCCTTATCACACATAAATCAATAATTTAAAATACCGTTTTTACCAATATGCTTCTTTTCTTCTTCAGTAGGCCATTCTTTCTTGAACTTACCGTGCCACGTTCCAGGAACTACCACCACTTCGCCTCCCCTACTATATTCAATAGCGGCACATTCAGAACAAAGAGGCTTGCCTTCATATCCCTTTAGCGACTTATCGTAAATACGATTCTTACAAGGTCTCATAAGAGCCCAGTAATATGATGTGGCTGTATTATCTATACAGCCACATTTTGAACACACAAACAAACTCATTTCGTAATCTCCCAATCATTTGACGATATATCTTCTATACTTGGGTTCCACGATGTCAGCCTCCGTGTTTCTTCATTTATAATTATGATCAATGACTTTTCCACATGAATTGAGCTAACACCACTTCTTCTAAAAGCATCAAGATGTTCATTTTTCCATCCACGTCTTTTGATCATATTACTATCTTTCAGAAATTTAAAAGCTTCTTCAAATGTTAAACCTGACTTCTTTTGATTAAGATACTGTTCAAGTCTGTCGGCGGCTTCATTTGGTGTATGACCATCATATTCGAAAGAGGTTTCTCTCTCTGGAACATCAAACAAATCCCAGTACTTGCTTTCATAGTGATTAGACACCTGACCAGTGGGTAACATTGCCATCACAATAAACCAATCATCAGAACCGAAGCATTTTTCTCCGTCGCTGTGCCTTCTTGATTTGCAAACTTCAACCTGTCCGTTTCTGGCTAATAGATTAAAGAAGGCGGCGTTGTACAACATACGGTACCGATACAATTCATTGAAAGTATGGTATCCGTCAGAAACTTCTCCCATGTCTACAGGCTTCTTGTTTTGAATACTACCCAAAATATTCTCTACATAGAGCTGTATTTTATACAGACCCATTTCGGTGTGGCCGTATTTGTTCAAGATCTTATTGACATCGTATTGTATATTAAAATCTTTTTCAAATTCTACTTCAGGATGATTCGGATAGCAGTAGTCCACTGATGCTTCTAACACTGACTTTACGTGTTCTATTATCCTCGCAACATCATCATTTTAAAAAAAATGCTTAAATCTTTCAACGAATTTAATATCTTCGTTGATTGCTGATTCGAACTCTTCTTTTGTCATCACTCTAACTACATCTTTAAAATCTTTTAATTCCATGATTTGTTTTAAATTAGTTGTTATACTTTCTTTATCCTACAATACAAACCCCATAAGAACTCGGCAGAAAAACCATTCCATGCATTATTCTGCCAAATATCTACTTTGTTAATAAACCAAGACCATGTAGGACCATCATATGAAGAATCAGATGATGATCCCAATCCGATTTTCTCCATTTCATTCGCCACATCAGAATAAGGATCTAAAATGACTCCCCTAATCATGTTAATAATATCATCCTTGTCTAACGTGAATTGAAACCGCTCCTTGTTAGTAGGCGGATCTTGATTCAATTTACCAGTCGCAAGCCATTCTCCATCATGATACAATTCGGCAAGTTTCTTTACCTTATTTTTAAGAAAAGAATACTCTTGTATGACTTCCATAAAATTAGCTTCGTTAGCTTTACCTTCTATGAAGATAACGGTTTTGCTTCCAAGTCTATGATCGTCTAAGCTTGCCGGGATTCCCAATATCGTCCATCCTTTAAACTCAGCTATCTTAAAACGCATGACATCAAACACCTTATAGAAATCATCACAATCTACAGATTCTATTACCTTAATATCCTCTTCTGTGAATTTACCTCGTATTGGAATAACGTGATGACCGGGGCAGCCATCGGTTCCGAAATATGCGATTCTAACCATATTATATATAATATTTTAGTTGTTCTGAAATCCTATATTTACTTATATCATCGCACAAGTTACACCCTCCCGCACATCCACAAACCGAACAATACGAATCTCTTTCTGCCTTCGATTTAGATTGGAAATCTCTTGCAGCTTTAATCCAGGTAGGAGAAATAATATTACCGGAAAATATAGGTACATTTAAGATTAATATTTTCATTATTTTGGCAAAATATTCATATAACACGGCACATCTACTACGTCTCTTCTACGGATGCGCTTCTCAAAATAAGAAACCATATAGGTATTTTTACCTTCGTGATCAGGTCTGGGATCAAAGCATTCAAAAACGAATCTTGTTCTACCTTCAAGATGACCAAACATGAAAACAAATTCGCCACCGTATCTTTTATTAGCCAATTCTTCTACAGTCATAATCGGTCCCCTCCTAATCCTGAATTGATGCTAACGTACTTAACACGGACATCATTTCCACGTCCAAGCTGTCCCCAGCCGGGCGATGGCGTTCCCTTGGCCGGAGCAGGGACAGCCCTAAGCCGAGACCAGTCCTGCTTTTGCCTCATGGCTTCAGCCTCTTTGTAATACCGGTTACACAGTTCTTGATCTTCGTAACCAACGTAATCTTCCTTATTTTCCATATAGAATAGTTTTTCAACAAAAGTACGACATTCATGAATTAATTAGATTTAAAATAAAACAATATGAATTAAAATAAAAACCCGATACGTTAAAATCGCATCGGGCCTGGTATTGAAAAAAATAGGTTCAGATCTTGGGTAAAGACTCGAGCCAATTTTTAACATCTTTATATTTAGGGTCTTTGTCTATTCTATCTTTCAGTTCATGCAATGCTGAGTCCATAACCATATTCGGTACGCCAATCAACTCTCCTATTAAATACAATGGGGTTTTATTTGATTTAGATTCGTGTGCCATATTCATATCCAAAAAAAAGTTATGTGAAACAAACCGGCCACGGGTATTCTATTGCCCGCCGACCGGTATAACATTTTTTTTATTCCTTTTTTTCCAAACGGGAAAAACGGGAATGCGGGAATCATATTTTTTACTATGGCTCCCGCACCACCGGAAGGGCCTGGGCCTGGATCTCAGGTCAGATCCTTCCAGTTTATTTTTTCGCCGAGGTAATCTTGCACGGCAAGCCATCTTATAAAGGCTACTCCTTCGGGAGCATCCGGATCATCCAAATACATTAACGTAGCTTTCACCAACTCGTTCTCACATTTGAAGACCTTCGGAAAACCATCCGAATAGTACATTGCAAAGACATATTGGACATCGCCCCATGTCGCTTTATCCGGCTTCTTCGCTCCGCACTTTTCAAAAATATCTTTTATTTCCGGCTGCTTCCAGATCCTCTTGGATCCATCGACGTTGACCATCTTCTTTACCGCCTCATCAGCAAGAGCATTAGAAAAATGGTAGCCGTAAGTATCTACATATTTCTGATAAGCTGGATCCTCTGCGTCTGCTCCTCAATAAGAACGACCTCTGCCACGTCCGCGACCTCTACGCATCTGAGGTCCGTCACCGTAGTATCTGTCGTCTCCATAGTAATCGGTCGGGTAGGATTCGTAACCCATCCTCCGGTATTCCCGGTCCTCCATTTCATGACGACGTTCGCGCTCCTCAAGCCTTCTTTCCCTTTCTTCCAGCTCGTTTTCGCGTTCTTCCATTTCCTTCATCTTCTCATGCATACCGTAATGATCATAAGGAGGAAGGAACCCATGTCCGTACTCCATGTACGTTCCATCAGCACGCCGGCTTCTGCCTCTGCCTCGTCTGTCTTCTATCTCGTCATATCCAGGATATTCTCTGTGTCCTGAATTTAAATCATATACTATCATATTATACTTATTTCAAACGTTCTACAATTAACTTCTTTAAATCTTCGAATGAATCAGTAAGGTCATTCACCTTATTTTCTATACCAGCTATTTTACGATCCTGCTCTCTCGTTTGTTTGAATGCCGGATTGATGTCTTCTAATATAGATTCACAAGCCTCTATCTTGGCACGATGGGTATCTACGCTGTCTATTATGTCTTGACTGGTGCTTTTTATAGCATTCAGTTCGTTCATAATCGGATCTATGCTGGTAGATAATGTTATACCCATAGCCTTAGCCACATTCTGGGATTCCGGAACCGTATAGGTCTTGGTTTCGCCAGTGAGCTCTACCGTCAGATCCACCACGCGGGTCTGCATCGCCTGATACTGACCCGGCTGAGGAGGAAGATACCTGGGTTCGGATACGGCTACTACCTTTCCCAATTCGTATTTAGGTACTGTATTAGTATCAAGGGTATGTACCTGAAACCCTTTCTTCAAATCTGAAAACATGATCAAAATATTATTTAGGTGAAAATAGGGTGATGATCTCCATCACCCTACTGAAATCATTTACCTGCTTTAACTTCAGACGCCTGGGCTGCCGCTACTGGAACACAGCAATCCATTAATCTTAACACGCCACGAACTTTATTGAAGTACAGAAGGCGTTCTGTGCCATTTACCATAGCAGCACCCGTTACAGCTACGTTAATAGGGTTCACGACATTCACTCCCGTAACCGAGCAACAGGTGTCGGCTCCTACTGTTGAAACTGTGCTGTTTGCCGGGACCGCAATCTGTACCGGTAGAGCACTTCCGGCTGTGGGGACTACTTGCCTTATCTTAAGAAGGATAAGACCCTCACACGGAAGGGCGATCCAAGCCCGTGGGTTAATACCGAAGATTGTATTTGTCGTACTGACAATAACATTCTTCGTAACCATCTCATACAACGATCCTATTTTAGAAACACAAGCCATATTAGCCTCCTCTCTTAATAAAATCAGACAGCAGCGTTGTTATTGCAACATCCGTTGTTACATCCACATCCGTTATTGCAGTAACCTCCTCCGAATACCTGTCCCCAAGAATAAGCCTGGTAAGGAGAACAAGAGGGGTAGGCTGGGACGGCCGTCGGGCGTAATTGACCAACGATATTCTGGGTTTGTTGCTGAGATAATGCCGAAGCTGTCAAAGCCGCTTTTTCTTCACGAAGTTGAGCAATAGTGTTCTGCATCTCCCTCATTTCCAACTGACAGAATTTGTCGTTGATCATTTGCGTTTGCGCGTCAATCTTTGCCGACAACACATTGAAATGACCAGTCTCCTGCTCGCGGTTGTTTGTCAAACCCTGGTTGATATTGTTTTGCAGAATGTTGGTCTGCTCCAGCGTTCTCAGCTGATTGTCGAATCCTTGCTGAGTAATCATTCCCTGAGTCTGGCAAGTGCTTTGATTGATCAACGAACTCAGATTGCAGCAGCAAGAGCTGATTTGATTTCCTATTTCACAACCTTGTTGTTGAACTGCGTTGATAACAGCCTGAGAAGTCATACCTACCTGACCAGCTACTTTATCAATAGCACCCTGTACGTTGCAGATAGCGTTCTGAAGTTGAGTAGTAGAACAGTTCAAAGCAGAAGCGATCTGATCTATGGCACTACGATTACCTTGAATTGCCTGCATCAAAAGTTCACGACCGTAATCGTTATTCAACTGAGCCGGCAAACCATTGGCGCAACAATCACCACCATTTCCAAAACCGTTACCGAAGCCGCGTCCACCCCACAGCCAGAACAAAACAATTATCCAGAGCCACCAACCGTTAGCCCCACCGAAACCGTCCTGGTTGTTACGACCGTTCATCAAAGCCGCTACCAGATTCGGATCCATTTTATTACCACCTATCAAATTAGCAAACATGCCGGGAATCATTGAAAGAAGACCGTTAGTGGCTGCACCACCACCGTTAGCCCCGGCTCCATCTAAAAGGACGATTTTATCACCACCCATAATTTTATAGTATTTAATTGTTAAACATACGTGCATGAAGCACGTAACAAAGATCATGATTGCAGGGTGGAATACAGGTGTGTTTATTTCCTATAGAAGAGAAGTATTTTCAGCAAAAACGGAAGTATAATACACAATAATTAATTTTCCCCATTTAAGGTGAAAAACTGATAATCAGAAACTTACGCTTTTCCCATTTTGGGTAAAGCGCTGTAAATCAAACCAGGGCCCGCATCACTGCGAGCCCTGATCTCTAAACTAATACCATGAAAAAACTTAAATCTAAAAACTAAAGAATACACAAATGTATGAAAATGTACGCTTTTCACAAAGAATCTGTATCCTGTTCTTTTGTGTGATTCAAGACATGGGATATAGTTCTGATACTTAATACGGTTTGATTTCGTATCAGATTATAAATATAGGATTTTGAAACTACAGTTCTTAATTGACCTAAATCATTCATAATGTTTTTATACATAAGATGAATGCTGTTATTACGTTTGATGGTACTGATTCTCATTTCCTACCGTTATTAGTTACGTTCTGTTCTTACCTTCCCTATTTTCTATAATCCCTTCCTGAAACTAATATTGCAAACTTAATAAAAATAATTCATAAACAACGAAAATCTAACTTTTCTTGTATGTTATTGATATACGTGCATATATAAGAAAAGTGAGACTTTCACAAGCCTCACTTCCCAAATTATAACTATGAAAAAACTATATTATATATATACAAAAATTATTTGCATTCTAATTTGTTAAGATCATCCAATTCAGACTTGCTTATGGTCATATCTTGCGTCAAGCCAGATCTGTTTTGGTATGGAGCGTAATCGGTTTCTACTGTCTTAGCCTTCTGGGTAGAATCGTATTTCACCTCCGATTCGGTCCCTGTCAGATTTTGGTAGATAGAGCCGGAACTACTTTCGCTTACTTTAGACCATATCTTATTACCTACTCTTATAAAATTATCATAAATACCTTCGGCTGTTATAACACCATCTTGCTCTACGATATTAGGGCCCGATTTTTCTTTTAACAGATACGGGTGCCTGGTGTAAAAATAGTGTTCAAAATCATTCTCGGCATACGAAGGGTCATACCTATCCAAATAAAACAATTTTGATAAAAAAGGGTCGGTGCTGGTCATGCTATAATCAAACAACATCAACCTGTCTTTTCCAGATAAAGATAATTCTATTGATTTCAAAATATCAGGATCATCAGAAATAAGGCCCAAAGATGGACCAGGTTTGAAGTCAAGATACTTATAGGCATTATCATATAATTTTGTTTTATGGAGTTTGTTGTCAAGGTAAGATTGGTATAAATCGAATAAGGATAATGGGTTTTCGCTATCTTGTTTTTTGTTCATGTATCGACTATACTCCCGATCCACATCCACGTAAGGAACGTCAAGTACCGCCGGGTGTCCAAACGCCATCCTGGTCATTATCATGTCCTCCGTGTTCTGAGAATCCATGAACGATCTGACGTATTTTTTAATGGAAGCCATGAGCGTATTATTATCTACGTTCCGTACTTTCTCTTTATCCAAAACGCCGTTCTTAAAACAAGATTCAGGATATATTTTAGTAGAAAAATGAGTTAGGTTGTGCTTGGCTAACACTGTTGATATTTGATACATCTCGTTAATATCGTCTTTGCTGATCCTTTGATATAGATTATCTCCTACCTTAAGCAATGAATGTTTCTCAAACGCTTCTACTGGGTCTATATTGGATTCAGAATAAACGATATTCAAATTATCCATATACTCCGGCAATAATTCAGAATAATAATCTGTGCTATCACCAAGAACATCATCTATAGAAGATGCCAGCGTTGGAGCATAATTTACATCATTATGCCTGGCCACATAAATATCAAGATCCAGCATCAAATTATCTATCTTATTCAAAGATTCTTCTGTGCCATCATAAGTTTCCGATGTCCCTATTATATCTATGCCAAACCACGTACAAGCCTCTTCTATATCCCATATCATGCTTCTTAAATCGGATTCGGTGTCGGCATTAGCCCTATGTAAATAAGCTGATATACGAGCTCTTAGGAACTCTATTTTGCCGGGATTGTAATAAGACAGATCTTGTAGCTTAGACAAGGATCTTCTCTTGCCTTCTACCACATCATCCCCTTCTATGTTTATTACCGGAATCTTATTCGTAGATGAGAACTCATCAAACATAGATTCGGCAAATTCTTTATCAGAAACGAATTTCTCAACCAGTTCAGGATATGAATTTCTCAACGATTCAAAAGCAGATGAAAATTCAGAAAAGTTTTTTATGCCGGCTACTGTTTTACGCATAGCATAATAAAGCTCAGAAGGATTATATGGTACCTTTTTACCAAATTGGTTAAACACTCCCTCCTTGTAAACAATAGGACCATACTGATAGTCAATAGACATAAAATAATTATCTTTTTCCCTATCATGTTCGTTAATAGAAGAATCTATTAACTTTCTCATGGAAGTCGAAACCTCGTTTAAAACAGAAGGATCGGATAAAATACGACTTATTTCTGTTTCATCATACAAACCAGATCTCCTTAATTTCTGCTCATTCAGTATCAAACTGCCATCTACATAAAAATCGAAGAGAATAGCATTAGACAATGAAGACGCATTGAAAAAATAATGAGTAGACAAAAGGAAATCCCTTACATCCTTAACATCCTGAGCCGTTAAAGGATCAGCAAAATAAGTCTGACGCTTCATATACGACAGCACGTCTTCTAAAAGAGGTTCACCATTGGGATCGGTATTAAACATCTCCCCTGGAGCCGGGTTATTCCAATGACCGTAATACGACAAAAAACCAGGAGTGTAAGCCTTAGCCCATACCTGAAGAGCCCGCTCGCTGTTTCCTAATACTTTTAAAGCACTTTCGTAAAGGACAGAAGGCTCCCCGTTAGGAGCCTTAACCCGTTTTATTTCATTTTCCTTTTTTTCTATCTGACATTTGACACCCATAGTGATAAATATTTTAGACAAAGATAGTATAAAAATAGAAATTATGAAACTTCTATTTCATAATGCGAAGCCTCTGTCTCAACTATCAATCTTCCCTCTCCTTCGAACTCAACGCTATCATTTCCTGGACCAGTAACAAAAGGGAAATCAGATACGGATGTTACATAATCTCCAGAACCACCGGAGAAAGACTGACTTTTACTTTGTTTGTAATTGATAGTCAATTGTGTTTTACCTATCTGAAGAGTTCCAGATAAATTTTTAGTATAAGTAGTGGTAGTTGTAATATCCCCATTTTTATAACAATACATTATAAAGGTGGTAACCGGACTCTTTTTTATATTACTATCCGGACCTGCATGATAAGATTCATTTCCTCCAAATACGCTATAAATGTGACAATAAGGACCGACTCTTTTACTTGAAGTTTTAGCCTTATCCTCGACTCCTTTCAAAGATATAGTAACCTTACTCTTGTATTCAATATCCTTCCAATTACAGACTCCTTCACTTACGTTTCCAACAAACCTGTCATCAACATAAACCTCTATATTCCCCTGCTGATTGGTCTTCAACTGATACTGAACAAGACTTGAAACATCTTCGTATCTCCTTCTCATACTTAACACTCCTTATTTAACTCATTTATCGAATCCGAATTATCAGAACCTTCTACAAGATTCTTATTCCTATCTATCTCTTCCTGGCTCATGTTACTTATCATATTTTGTATTTTTCTACCAGATTGAAATAAAGAACGGATGAATGCGCTGGAACTTATCTTAACTCCAAGATCCGGTTTTGCCCTAAACGCTTCACCGGTACTGATATTATACAAATCATACACACCTGAGTTCATATAGAATTTATATATCCAGTTTCCACCAGCTTTTTTGTACCCTAATTTGGTTAACTCGACTACACTCATACCAAATTTAATGCCATTACGACCCATTATCTTCTCCGGTATAGGTTCTACCTTAGCCGGAACAGATGTATATGCTTCATCACCGCCGTACAGGAAATAAGGGGTTGTCACCCTTGATATGTGAGTAAGCGGTTCTTCGGATATACGAGGCTCGTCTTTCGCAGCCTTAGATTCTTTCCTTGGATTGGATATTCTAATAAAAGGATCGTATGTCAAAAAGGTTAAGCCGTATTCTACTTTATAACCTGACACGCCGTCAAGATCCCTTATAGCCTTAGTCGTATGTGAGTGGTTGATGGTGTCTATCCCGTACCTTGATTCCATATCGGTCATAATACTATTAACCTCATCTCCCTCTACATAAACCTCTTCTCCTTCCGGGATAGAGGTTATGCCGGCAGCCCTTCTAAGTAGCCATAAAGTAACTTCAGCAATGTCAGAGAACTTATCTCCGTTCTTCCTATAGTTATCTACTCTTCCTTCTTCAGATCCAGGTAATTCGACATTTCTTTCAACTTCGACATTTGTTCTGGATTGTCCTTTGCCTTCTCCATCTCCCTTTTTATCGCCATCTTCCTCAGCGCGTACTGCACCGCCTTCTGCACTTCCTTCTTTTCCATCATTTAAAATATTATCTGATTCTGACTCTATAGACTCCACGACAGCATCATACTCTGGTATGCCGCTAAGGAAATCTGCTACGTTATTCAAAAACTCTATTTTTTCCTCGTTTGTCATATCAAGGCTTTCCACGGGCTCCCATATGGCAGGCAAGTTGTTTGATTTTATTGCAGTAGAAACATCTTCTATAGTTTGGTTGTCCACCGTAGGCAAAACTTTAGAAACCAAACTATTGATATCAGATTCCATTTTTTCTACTTCCTCTTTTGTGCCATATTCTTTTAGGGTATCCATGCCATTGACTCTAAGGGAATAATTTAAAGCCTTACTTGGAACAAAATTAATATATTTCAAAAAGTTTTTCAACTCTGATATAATTTGTTCGTCAGATCTTGGCCCAACATAATCAACCACCACCTGATCTGTTTGAGAACGAAGCCAAGAAACGTATTCTTCTAAAGTTTTACCACCTTTACTGGAAGGAGTGGATATTTTATCACCTACTGTTCCTTTAGGTTCTAATCCCATTTCCTCCTTAAGACTTTTAGGATTACCTCTCTCACGAAGAAACCTCAAATCACCTCCTACAATCTTTCTTGCTATAAAATCAAAAATATTAGCATAAGACGGCAATCCTTCTTTTTCTATATGAGATTCTATTTCGTTTAACATAAGAGAGAAGTTTTTTCTGGAGGTGCGCTTCTTGCCATGTAAGGACTGCGTAGCTTGTGCCGCAGGAGCCGGCTGGGCTGGTGGCGCCGGCCGAGTCCCCCGGACAGCTCCTTCCTCTGGCATTTCCTCTTCATAAACATCCACATCTTCCTTGGAAGTAACGGTCTTACCATCATCAGAGAAAGGGAGATCATCTTCTATAAGTGATTTAGGTCTGGAAGATGATTTACCAAACTGAATCCTGATCTTAGGAGCAACAAACATTTCACCTTCGAAATCTATTCCAGATTCTACTTCAGACGTCACAATGTCTTTCACGCTCCTACTTTCATCTTCTACCCACTTAACAACATCAGGAACTGTAGATAATTTTTCTATAGCCTCACGAGCTTTTCTAAGACCTGAAATAGGATTCAAATACGATACTTGATACGAAGCTGGATCAAGACCTAACTTGGTTAGATACGCATTAAGATCTTGTATGTCATCTTGACCCATCTGTAACAATTCAGAGTCACCGGATTCAAGCAGCATATCTATAAAAGAAATCCATTTCTTTCCTTCCTCTGATTCCACAGAACGTAGACTAACCGGGAAAAGATAATTAAGACCGTTTTTGCCTTTGATGACAACTACCGGAACTCTTACATTTTTGTAATTATTCCCCTTGTCATTTAATATAGAATAAGCAAATGGGAAGCCTGTATATTTAGAGCCGTTCTTAAGCACGACTTTGCCATTTAAGACATACCCCACATCAGATACTTTTTCAGCTCCTTTTTCGGTAATAGGGAGATTTTCTACCTGACCATATCCTTGACCGTTTACTCTCATGTTAAACACCGGTCTTCCAGGAAGGGTCTGGGCAACAACATGCGTGCCGACGTTGATGGTAGCCGACCGGCCGGCATCCTTCTTCCACTTGTTAAAAGCCGTTCTTCTTATTTTACTTATACCATCTATGCCACCCGTGTCAGCTTTAACAACAGAAACGAATCTGTTTCCACTCATGACCTTGATAACCATATTGGATACCAGCTTATTTTCAGCAGATTCTATTCTTTTTTTATCACCGGACTGAACAGCATCATTGTATTCGGCAAAAAGAGACTGATTATAGGTATCATTTGCATCTATCTCAAGATTAACCTTATCTCCTTTCTTCAAAGAAGATAATGCTTCCTGATCTATTTTATCTACCTCATTCTCTCCGAACCCAACACCTGTTCTGTACGGAACCAACTCATCTGAATCAAGACGCTTATAAACCAAAGAATATGAATTACCCACGTCCTGAATAGACACATCTGTGTAACGGTTGAGAACACGAGCCGATTCTTTGTCTATAGACCATCTCGCATGATAAGGAAGTTCTATCACGGTAGCTGTTTCTCCACCTATGTTAAGGAAATACCTTTTAGTCCCATTAGCGTTCGTTTCAGAACTTATTTGAATAGGAACCAATGATTTTATTGAAGATATAAATTTATCGGCTCTAAGACCTGCAATTTCATACCTTTCATTGCCGTCATTGGAGATTCTTCTTACCATCAACGTCTCTGGATTCTGGGCACTATCTATGTTGGCTCCAAGCGTATTATCGGATTCATCTAACTCATTTACAAGAGAATCTATATTGGTATCATCCTCCCCAAAATTACTTAACGTAGATTCGGAAATACGACCTTTATCAATAATCCTGTTTTGTTCGATATAAGGAAGGAGATCTGTGATGTTTCCAACCTGGCCAAGATCTTCTATGGTAAATACCGAATCAGCAAGCTTATCTTCGTCAACTTTCTCCCCTTTGTCCCGTCTGTTCATTATATCCACATACGAAGAAATAGCATCATCAAGTTCCTGCCTTTGATCTGGTTCCAAATTTGATTTAGCCATATCAATAATAGCTTTATTTTCCTCATATACTGATCTCGGACTTGTAAGTCTGTCAGCCTTTTCAGATAATGATTTTATGAGATTAATAGGGCTGTCACCTAAAGACGACACATAATCATCAAAATCTTGTTTGTATTTATCATACACATCTTTTTCTCTCGCAGTAAGAAGATCAGCATTCCCTGTATATAATTTATCAATTATAGACTGCCTTACTACCGGAACCATAATAGGATTATCCATAGCAGCCTCATAATCTTCATCTGATACAGACTCCGTAAGCGGTGACTCTTTTATATTATCTTCCGCTTCCTTCATCCTATCTTCTCTTACTTTATCAAGAGCATGCATAAATGCTTTGATAGTCCAAGCTTCGTCTTCCGAAATCTTACCTTCTAACACAGCTTGATCCACTACCTCATCAGTGTCATATTCACCGACTTTATTAGGCTCTGCAAAATCAGGAACCTTGTCATCCCCCTTATAAGGAGTAGACCATAGAGAAGACAGCGCTTTTGAAAATCCCCTGTTTTCCTCAGCTAAGAATCTTTTATCAAGCATCTTAGACAAGAAGTTATTCATATTCCTATAGTCCATCAAACTCCTACGGTATTCATTTACCAAGGATCTCATGGCTTTGTCTTTGGCTGTAAACTTCTTTTCCTGTCTTGATTTTACATTAAAATAATCATCAAAAGCCACAAGAGTATCATAGGCTTCTATTACATCTTGTGAACTTATGGGAGAAAGAGGAGATGATAAAACAGATTCGGTTTTACTTACCAACTCTTCTATCGAAAACTCTTTTCCTATTAACGTTGATAACTCAGACAACGAATTATTGTAATTGGTTCTAAGATCTTCCAATTCTTTGGTTTTTCGTTGTATGGACTCAGCTTGTGGGTCTTTTCCATCTACGTTACGAGGACGGGTGGCAAGATCTTCTATTTCGGATTCAAGTTCTTCTATTCTTGACCGTATGCCACGAATATCCATAGCCCGCTCCCTCGCCCTGCCCGACAGCCGGGAAAACGTACTTAGCGCATCTGCCACGCGAGGCTGTCCTGAAAGCGTTTCTATGACAGAAGCTATGTCTTTCATTCTTGATTCTGATTGAAGACCAAGGAAGGCATTACGAGCCACGTATTTTCTAAATTCAATCTTAGAGTCATCACCTATAAGATCTTCAGCAAAACTCTGGGCAGATCTGAAATCAGAAAGACGATTGTTATAATTATCAATAATAGAATCCTTGTATTTCTTTGCCTCTTCCAAAGACATTCCATTAGCTTCGGCTATTTCTGAAATAGGCATCATATCAATCATCTGCCTGAAATTTTCAGCCGAATCCTCTAAGGTTCCCATTTGGTTGTCAATAGACATCTTTTCAAACATAGCATCATCAAGCTCCTTGCCGGTCATAGACTGAGCATCGGAACGAACTTGAGGCCCTAAACTCATTGACTTTTTCAACGTATTCAAAGCCGCCGTATTAAGATTAGAAGATGCTTTGTTATATTCATTTACTTGCCTTTCCAGCAATATCCGACTATTACTATACTCTTTCACTCCAAAGAAGCCTTCCCTCATACCGAACAAAGAACCGATAATAGCACCGATTCCTATCTCAGTCCACCCTTCTTTAGATGTATATTGCTTTTTAAATCCTTCAGAAATAGCATCAAGAACATCGACGGCTCCGTTCATAGCCACATTGTCATATCTTGACTTAACATATTCTTCAGCCGTATTCTGTACAGCACCTTGAGACCCTTCTTCCCATAAGCCTTCGGACACAGGTCTTTTCATGATATTGAAAACATTACCCGCTATCTTCTGCCCTATATTGGGATTAGTTATTTTAATAGCCATCTCTCCCGGCTTCGCAACTTCCGTCCCTAATCCAAATAAATGCTTATTAAGTTTCTTTTCCAACCCTGGTATAGCCTTGCCTCCTAACCCTATATACTTGCCAAAAAGAAGCCAGTTAGATAATCCTACTATACCCATATTGGCAGCAAATATTGCACTACCTACATCAGCATTAGAATTACGAAAAACAGCCATTTCCTCTGCATTGGGATCACGACCATAAATCTTACGATAATAATCCTTGAAATCAGACTCGGATTGCTTCATAAAAGAATTTGCTTCAACCGATGACTCGAATCCGGCACTGGTAGCCAACAACGTCATGGTCTTAGCCGCCTCCCCTACATTTCTTCCGGTAGCAACTCCTTTTCTTACATAGTCGTTAAACACACCTTTAAGGCTTCCTATGCCCCTATTGGCAGCTTGCCTTGCTGCTAACTTAGCTCCGATTCTTCCACCTAATTTAGCACCTATATTGCCCAATGATCCAACTCCAAGTCCTCCGGTCATGTACGCTGATATCATGGCTCCTACGGTAAAAGACATACCATTACCAAGGACATCATTCCATAAGAAATTACCGGTATCCTTAAAAAGCTTCTGACCAAAATTATAATCTTCTACCTCTTTCTTGTAATAATGAGGAAGAAGCATGTCTATTTGCTGGTCAAGATCACCTACAAACTTATCCATGTTAGTGTTTAACGCAGCTTTATAACTTCCCTCAGATGCCATATTGATAAGTTTGTCAGGCAATGACACAACTCCTTGTGCACCGTACAATGCAGACTTTAAAGCGAATTTGCCTACACCATTCCAAAACTTACTCCATCCGCTCTGTCTCCTGGCATAATAATCCTCATTGTTTATACCCGGAATATAGTTGGGATATTTTGTACGCCATACCCCATCATTACCCATCTGATGACTTTCACGGATACTTACCTTTGGTCCATAGGGATTAAGAGGCGGCGGGGCAGGTGTAGCCCCCCTGTAGCTGTTACGAGCCAGTGCCTCCGAGTAGCTGTTGCTTATCTCCTTGGCTATATACGGTTCTTCGTATTCGGCAGCAGCTATCCTTGATGCGTAATCCGGAAATTTAGGTTGGGCATACACACCTTCACCAGGCATATAATTAGGAACCAGAGGCGTTGTCGTCTCTGGTAGTGTAGCCGGAGTATAATTCTCTTCTTCGGCTAATTTTCTTTGCCTTGCCACATCTTCGTAAGTGGTTTTAGCAGCAGGATTATATCTATCTATATTATTGTCAGCCATAAATTTTCTGCAAAAAATCGTTCAACTTACTAAACTTGTCATTCATGTTGGGCGTGATATTTATTCCTCTCATATACGGATCCCTCATCTGATCAAGACGTTCTTGAACAGCTTCCTTCACGTATTTTACAAAGAAGTACTGAGGACACTTCTGGTGAATGTTATTCCAGTAATCCGCATACTCATCATTACCTGGATCCAAAGGAACAAAATCCGAGAACAACAATGCAGGATTTTTAGAATTTTTAGTCCTTTTGTCATAGAAATTGACCGCTACCTCTCTTGAACCCCTATCGTCCATTCCCTCCAACTGAACTGATATATTATCAGACATGTCAATAAAATTATCAACAAGGGTTTTAACAACATTCATTTCTTCTGGCTTAAGGTAAGAACCATGAACCTTTACTATATCATAAAGATCATTCTTAACATCAGCCTTAGAAGCCAAACGGGGAAGGCCATTACGTATAAGATACTTATCATAAGAATAACCTTCCTTCTTTCCTGTATCTACAAAATCACAGGTTCCAAAACTTGATTTGTAACCATCCACCGGATAATTACGCTCCTCGACCGAAGGATCTATACCTGCCTTAAGAAGTTCATCATTCGTAATCTCAACCCTTTCTGTAACATAAGAATTTTTACCGGAACCTACTTGAGCAGTCAAGAATCTTCTAACGGTGCCATTATCTATCTCGGCATCCATATTAATGGCATTAATAGCAGTAGGATCCAGATTATTTACCTTTCCTGCCATGTAACCAGACAATCTTCTAAACTGAGCCTTCTGCAAAGACTTTTCCGGTGAATCGGCATTCCAATTGTATCTTTTGTAAGAATCAAGGTAATGATACTGAGATAATTTATCAGAAATCTGATCAGGAGATACAGACATTTTTATCTCATCCTGCATCTGACCCGCTATCATATCAGATACCCTACTATTTTTCTCAGCATATCTTAGCTGGGTAATAGTCAATGGCTCCCCTTCCTGATAATCTTTTAGATCTATATCACCGTCCTTATCTATGGTCATATAATCAGATATATTAAAATCAGGATCGCCATTCAGTTTCTTCATTCCATTAATAAGAGCCAACGTACCAGTAGAAGAACCATTATCCTCGCTTGTAATAGCATCAGATATGTTTTTCCCTAACTTGCCGGCACTCGCCTTAGCTCCTAATGACGGAGATATAGCACTAAGAATATCTATGCCTCTTGAAGGGTCCATCATGTACTCTCTAAACCCTACGGCATCAGATACACCAGTTGTTATAGCTGTAGCGAGCAGGAAAGCTCCAGCCTTATCATCTGTATCGGTAAGATTTATAAAAGAATTTCCTTTCATAAGCTTAGCATTACGAACTTTCCTGATAATATCCTTATTTTTTTCAGTAACTATATTATCTATTTGATAATCAGTTATGTCATTTATAGCTTTTGTGGCTCCATTTGCCTTAGAATCAGAAAGAAGTAAAGCATCATAAGCTTCAGATAATCTGTTATTGCCTTGTCCGAAATATCCGTTTTTCTGACCTCCATTATTTTTTAAATAAAAATATATCCGTTCTTCAGGAGTCATATTAGCATACAAACCAGGATCAGACTTTTCTTCTTCGTATGATGCTGCAATGATATTGCTTCTATCTGTAGGAGATAATGAATTATATAATTTCAATAAATTTGCTCTACGCTCCGTGGAAGAGGATGTGAGTTGTTCATAAGGGATATTAGCCAAATTAATAGACCCAATCTTACCCGTTCCGGAATTGATAGCCGTAGGCCCGTCCATAGGAGCCATCGGCACTCCTACACCGCCTGCTCCTCTTGTGCCTCCGGATGAGCTTTCAGTACCCATCTTGGAACCGTAAGTACGCATGTATTCGGTTTCAATCTTAGCCTGAGCAAGTTGCTCTTTTGCCAACGATATTTCAACCATAGACTTAGCATTGTCAGTCAAAAACTTTTGCTGAGCCCTATCCTCTGCCAACCTTGCAAAATAAAGATCATCTTTCTTCCTTTCAAAACTTGTATTGTCGTATCTCCATGCATCAGTCATCTTATCGAAAAGATTATTGGTAACAACAAAATTAGCGGCCGCTACCGGATCCGACGAAGCTATTATCATATCTGCCTCCCTCTTGGCTTCTGCTTTCTGATTTTTAGCTTCCTGTATCTGACTATCAATACGATCAATAATATCCTTATTATCCCCTACTGATTTCTTTTTCGCTTCCAATGCTCCTATGTGTCTATCGTATCTTTCGACATAAGACCCAATATATTGACTAACCAAATCCGGATTACTGAACACCGGATTGGTGGCTGCCATATATGATGCTTCTATTCTCATCTGATTCCTCATGTTTTCAGATAAGTTAGCAGACACAAAATTCCTTATCTGGGAATCAGTAAGCTCATCTACGTTGACTTCTATGATTCCACCAGTAGGATTACCTTTAACATCATATTCTGTTGTCTGAATCTTCTTGCCTTCATTATTTTTCCTAAAGTCACTGACCAGCTTATTTATCTCCTTAGTATAATCGACATAAGGAGAATAATGAAGACCTCCTAACCTTGATCCAGCTTTACCATCTGACCTCCATTTGTAATAAGGATCCAAAGCATGCCATTCATTAATAGGGGAATAAAGTTCAGGATGATTCTGTTTTATAGATTCTATTTCCTTCATAACCCTCTTGCCTTCTTTTGTGCCGGCAATAGCGTTAATGACCGTATCATCCAACACCGAGCTAATCTCTCCTTGTATGGCTCTTGTAACACCATCAGAAGAAAGATCCACGCCTTTGAATTTTTGATTGATGTTAGCAATCACACCTGACATCTTATCTTCCATATAAGCGCGGGCTTCAGGCTTATCTATCTCTTGACCCATAAGATAATCTACCTGGGTATAGATCTTTTCACGAGCAGCATCAACCTTCTGCTGTTTGTACATCATAACGTCCTTAACAAGATCTATGTTGTAAGGACTAACATACGGGGCATATTGCCTTAAAATACTATACTGTGAAGCCACTATTTGGTCCTCCTTCTTCTTTTAGTTTCATCATCTTCTTCATTTAAACTTCTCAAGTAAGGTGTGGAATAATCACCCATATTCATCACATCCTGATTACCTTGAACGTAAATAATTTGACCACTTGGAAGCATTCTCATATTAGGAGCTATGGAAGCTATGGTATTTAATGAAGTTCGAACATTAAACTTATTCTGTATCTCGCTGTTTATACTGTCATAATAACGAGCAAGATTTTCATCCCTTATAGCCATAGCCTTCAACAATCCGGATTCATAACGTTGCCTTTCCGCTATGTTCTTATCATCTGTTTGAACATAAGCCATTTCATTGAATCTATCAGCTTCGTTTATTTGCCTTGCGTTATTGAAATTTACTTCGTTAATGTACTTGGCTATATTGCTTCCGGCTATGGCGTTCATATTAGCCAGAATAGCAGAGCGCTGGGAGTCGGGCACGTCACCTACTGCGTCCAACTGAGCCGATGTCGCGCGGTTGAGCTCGTTGATATACTGATCAGCAGATTGCAGAACCGGATCTATTCTCGGAGCCTGATGCCTTTCCAATCCCTCTATCTCCAAGCCTGTATCGAGCGTTCTCAGCATCTCCGGGAAGATAGGACCGAACGCCGCCGGTCTGCCCTGTCCTTTAGGTCCGTTGTCTTCAACCACCTCCTCTGTATCGGTGTCGGTTGCAGTCGTAGGCGTACTTGCTTTCGGTTTTACCTCTATCCTTCCAGGAGATCCAATCTTAGGCGGTGTAAGGCCTGGTGCTATGGGACCGGCCTCAATAGGCTTCATTTCTGGTTTAACAGACTCAAGAACGAAGTCTATTTCCGGCATTAACCCACTATCTCTTAAAGCAACAAACTTATTATAATCGGAGCCCAGAATCTTCTTAGCGGCATCAGATTTATCACCAAATAAGTCAACATAATTCTTTATTCCTTTTTCGTTTAACAATCTTTTTTGCTCTGCCGAAACAACGTCCAACCCATAATAAGAACGAGTAGCTGTTGTCTGACCAAACTTATCATCTACGGCAAATGAATTATAAGCCTGATTCCCTCCGTAGCTTCCGGCGTCCTGGCCCCAGAATCCGTATTCATCTCTGAATTTCTTGGCTGCATCAGCATTCGTAATAGCGCCTACATCAGCTAACGCCCACAATGCATTTAATTGCCTGTTGTATCCTTTCTGGAAACCTTCTGTATCAAAATCACCATCCGTATTGTACTTGTTAGCCCATCGGTTTACGTCGAGCAAATTAGATACCGCCTTATCATTTACCCTGCCGTATCCTAAATTGCTTCTATGTTGGAGATTCTGGTTGGCATTGACACTGGAATCAGGATTAAGAATCTGCTCACGACCACTAACATCAGATACAGTCATATTAAGAGTTCGTCCAAATAACTGATTGATAAGCTTATTGTAGCCGATAGCATTCTTTCTAAGCTCCTCCAGCTCCTTCTGAGTAGGTCCACCTTCAGCCATTTTTCTGGTTTGCTTAACATACTCGTCATATATCCAGTTCTTAGCATCTGATTCTGCAATATTAAAAGCCTTAGCTTGTTTCTTTACCTGATTCAGATCAACAACCCCGCCATCCCTGAAAAAAGCATCCATCTTCTCGTTACGCTTAGATTCTTCCTGTTTGCCATAAACGATTTCAGCGAAAGAACGAAATTGTGCTTCAAGCTCGTCTATCTCTTTCTGGTTTTCATTGACGTACTTGGAAAGAATAGAAGCATTAAGATTAGATGTGTTTTTGTCTTTTACATCTTCATTTTTCTCTAATCTCTTATATACACGCTCCTGATCTTCGTACTTATCAGACAAACCAATCTTCTTCTTATATCGATCAAGGAGTGTAGCATACGTATCTTTTGACGTTGCCTTAATACCATAATTTTCTCTAACGTAAGAGGCAAACTCATCATCTATCTTACGATAATCGGAAACAATATAAGCCTCTGGCAAATCAACCGGAGTGCCACCATTTTCATGTCTGTTTCCTTTGGCTTCCATAGGCCCTACGGAGTCAGGAGTCAGCACGTACTCGCCTTTCTCTATCTCTACATTCGCAGCATCTTCCATAGACTTGGGAAGAGGATAAATATATTCGCCGGTCATATCAGACGTATCCATCTTCTGACCGTTACCTAAATTCACACCACCACCTTCACGTTCCCACTTGATGAATTGCTGACGACGCTCCTTGGCAAGTTTTTCCCTCGCTGCCTGCTCGTCTCTGCTGGCTGCATACGCAGCAGATGAAGCTCCCATGATATTACGGGTAAGACCTAATCCTAAACTAACACCAGACAAGGCAGCTTGAGCCACATTAGCACCGACCTTATTACCGGCTCTTATCCGACCAAGACTTGCACCGAACATTTGAGCTCTGCCGGTTAGATCGGGTGAATAATATGGGGTAGTCATAGGATCAAGAGGATTACCATCTTGGGAACGTTTTTCTTTAGAGGAATCAGAATCAACACCACCTACATTCATTGCATTATCAACGACTGATTTCTCTACGTTTTTAACCATGCCCCTATTATCAGCGAGATATCCTGCATACACTGCATCATTGTTTTCAAAAAACGGATCGGATGTAGGCATACTACTAAATGGATTTATCTCCCCCTCCTCTGTTTCTAAAGTCACATCAGAAGGCATATATATATTCTGAATATCAGATTCACCCCATTTATTAACAGGCGTTCCATAATCAAGAATAGGCTGAGTAGAGGATACATTAATATCCTGTTTCTTATCCTGAACACTACCGCCAGGAGCGAATATCGGACGATTTTTTATGATTCGTAATTTCATACTATCTTTTTTCACAAAGATAAGAGAAACGAACGAGAAAATCCAACGTTATGGGATACGTTTAAAAATCAATCATGTACGGCAGACAAACCACCCGAATCAGGGTCGTACTTAAGACCGCATGCCCAGCGATAGTCCTTAAGCGCTCTCTTGTACAAAAACAGCACTGTCTTGGAAACTATTTTCTTCATAGATTTGGTTAAAACCTCTTCTGTTGAAACAGACATCAGACAGCTATTCAAGAACGACCTGACATTGGAACCGAACAAGGTCTTCACCATTTTTCTAAACGTTCTAAAAAGATATGATGACGAAAGAGCCTTTAATCCATTGCGAGCCAGTCTCTTATTCAAATACGAAACAGCCTTATCAGATAGACATATCCTATTCTTTCCTTCGCTATCTACCTCTGATGAAAACCACGAATATAAAGTGGTAGGATGTTTCTTAAGGTGATTGATGAAGGAAGTCATTATCCCTTCTTTTAAAGCCCTTTTGTGAGCTACGCATGCAGCAATCTTCTCTTCTCTTTTTAAAGAGCTATCAAGACACCTAAACACCGTCCTATCGTCTCCGATGAAATACTGAGGACGTTCTTCCTTGAACTTAGCCCGATAAGCGGCATATCCTTCCTTACGGAGCATATCTATCTGAGACCGGATATAGAACCTTACACACTTTTCTTCAGCCTCTTGCACGCTTTTAAGATAAGGAACTGACTTTCTCCCATATCGAAGATAGTCATAAACCATAGCTTCAATAAAGTCATTATATGGAAAGAATCTCCCAAATCCAAAGTTCCAAACTATGAAACATCGCACTCTATCTTTCCAGTAATCAGATATGAGAAAGTTGCTACAATATCTCAACCTCCTGTCTTTCTGATAGAAATGATGAGTATGTTTGTCATAAAATAGATTAAAATATCTCAAATTGCCTAAACACTGACCGGCTGGACGGCGTACTACATTGTACCCTAAGTTGCTGAAGCTATTGTATATAACTTCTATCGGAGAGACCTGCTCTTTCTTGAAGAGCTTGTCGTGTAACTTGTGAGGATTCATTATTTCAGTTATTTTTGTTTCCATATTGTTTTTGTTGTTTAGTGCAAATATATGATTTTACATAAAAAGAAAAAAATGCACTGCCTTGTATCCGGTTTGAGAGAAATAGGATACAAGGTTTTTTATTTTATGACGGTTTGGATAAGAGACGGGAAAATGACCCTGAACGTAACCGTCTGACCGTCAGGAGTGGGACAACAAATCTTGAATTAAAACTACGCCTATAAATAGTCTCCGTTTTCCTTAATATTAAGACCATTTTCAATGATCTTACTCATTATATTATTTGTATTATTTTATATATTTTACCATTTATTCATATAATTGTTTACAGTGAATGAACTTAACGACCGAAGGGAGTTAAGTGAGTGAACGGATTGACAAATTACTTTTTTCGTCTATTGTATTGTTTGCCTAATTGTGTTAAAAGATTGAGTATCGTGACCGAAGGGAACGATGCGAAAGAACTTATAATATTTAAAAACGACTGAACCTATCGACTGAAGGGAGATAGGTGATGGAGTGACGTTAATAGTTATATTAGGTAGCCAGTGAAGAATTAGGCAGGCTGGTAGGCGAGACGAGCGTCCATGCCCGTCAGGATAGTAGAAGTACGTAGGTCTGTTCTGTCAAACCAAGGCGATGATAGTTCCATCCTTCACGAAATCGCACAAAAAATCCGGATTATATTGATATCGTTCTTCAACCTTCGGCATCCGCATAACGAGTCTCAAATCCGGATTCGCTTTATTAATATGAGAAATAAAATAATTGTTCTAATTATCAGTGACGCCTTTAATGCGAAGTTGTATATTGGGAAGCACGGCATTAATCAAAGCCATTTTCTTATCCTCTTCGCTTTCTTTTTCATGCTGTTTATACATCATGCTGTAATCACTGTCATCACCATCCTTTTTCCCGTCTAACGTCAGTAAATGATTTACGATGTCCTTACCATACGTTTCAGTCCATGTACGGAATCTATCTTCCTCGGACTGTCCCTCCTGGGACGGGGCTTCCGGGTTAGGAAGGGCGGCTGCCACTTCTACCTCTGGAAGTGTTACCGATGCTGCTATTTCAGCATCATCTCCGAATCCCATTTGACCATACGAAGATACGGAATTTTCTTCAATTTCCAAACCAAGATTTTTAGCAACCTCCATAGCATAATTATAACGGTCATCGTTTCTTATAACACTCTTATGAGGACGTCCTGCTCCTTGGTTCCAAGCTACTACAGCATCTTTAAGGTTATCGGCGTTCATAAAGTCCTGCCGGCTGTAATTGTAATAACCTGGTCCTTCTTTTCCTTTTCTTGTGTATAAGAAATTAGAATATCCGGTTTTCCCTTCGTATTCATCAGCTAAGAACTCAAGTTGGTCTTTGAATGTTGGTGTAGAATGACCTTTCTTTTTGGCGTGCTTGAATAGCTTATCCATACGCTCATTATGCCATTGCTGTATGCCGTATGATGTTCTGTTGTCTCCGTATATGTCATCTTTAAGACCGGATTCAGCCATGAGGTTACCTATGATGGCGAGCGCCTGTATCTTGGACATGCCGCGCTTATTAGTAAAGTATTCATAAGCTTCACGCTGCTTGCCAACTACGCCACCTTCCTTCTTGATGTTGGTATTGTATTTCTTTCCATTCCATGTAAATTCCTTAAGACCTCTTTTCCTGGCTTCTTTAAAGGCTTCACCTCTTGTAGTGGAAATAGAGTCTTGTAGCTCAAGATCATTTTTTATTCCAAGAATAGCATCAACAATAGTATTATCATTTTTATCAACATTATCCAAAACATAAGATTGACTTATCAAATTTGATACGCTCTTTCTATTTTCATAAGTTCCTTCTTTATCTGATGGAGCTTCAAAAGCATACACAAGTGGATACGAATAATCCGTATCTGGATCTTCTGACATAAATTCGTTTACTGCATGAATAGCTTTTTTGTATTTAGTATCTTTTATACTATACTTCCCAGCATCTTGAACATGATCATAAAATCTGTCTATCATATAGTTGATATATCCACGCTTATCGCTCTTAAATCTCTCTTTATCTCTTTCAAACTCTTTTGGCGGATATCTTTTGTAATATTCTTGAAAAAGTCCCCTAAATTTTCCATCCTCAGATACAGCGTAGGGGTTTCCACCAGATTCTTCAATAATATTTCCAAGTACGGCTTCTATCTGGCGTTGATTAAAACCTTTATCATATAAAGCATCATAGATCATATTCATCCCTTCTACGTCCATAGTACGATGCTTACCCTTACCCACACGCTTCATATTTTCATATTTGGATTTGAATAAATCCCAATCTATTTCCGGCTTAGAAGAATCCCCTCCTTGTTTTTTGGATCTTATCTCCATCCTTTTATCCAAATCATTCTTTGAATCAATAATGGATCTAAACAGGATCTTGTTTGGATCATTCTCTTCGTATGGGATTTTATCTTCTACATAATCCCTTATTTCAAAAGGATATCCTATTGTATCAAGAGTCTTAGTAACAACCCCAACACCAAAAGGTTGATCGCTTCTATAAAAATCGTACTTATCTTTCACAACCATCCTACCTCTATCATCACGGTACATGGTAAAACTTGATAAGCCTGATAAATCATTTAAATCTCCGTAAGCATCCGGTATAAAATTATATTCGTTAAATACCTGATGTTCTCCGGTTCTGGCTTTTTTTAAGAGATCTATCCCCTCTTCCACCATTCCAAGTTTCCTACTTGTTACATCCCTTAACTCCTCCAAATCAGATACGTCCTTGCCTGCAACTTTTCCATCAATTATCTTATTATCTAAAGAATCAAGCTCCCTTCCATATTTTTTAGCCATTTTCTCCCACCCACCATTTATCCTGTCAGATATAATGGATTTGATATTGTCTGGTATTCTGACAATCCCATTTTCTTCTTTCAGATTATTTGGTTGGTTTAAGAATCTAAACCAAAGATTCTGACTAAAATCATCTACATTGGCTTTCGGAACATCTTGACCAAAAAATTCCATTATTTTGGTTTTTAATCCTCTTTCATTAGCATACACATCAGGTGTTATATTAGATGCCAGATATTCTCTAAGTTTTACAAACGGACCAATTTTATTCCATAATGTTTTTGGTTGTTTGTCCTTTACATAATTTTTAATTTTCTTTGCCATCTTTTTCTTCCTCTAAGAATCCAAACATTTCATCTGCGCAATTACCAACAAATCCGGCTATGTAAGCTGCGTGTTCATCTTCTCCCACCTTAAAGCCAAGAGACATATTACAATGTTGACATACCGACATAGCTGCATGAAATGATTCATGACATATGTTTTGTGTAGTCATATCATTCTCACTTTGAAAATTCCATAATAACTTAAAAGCTCTATCATCTCTCTTATCACGAACAAGATTCATAAAAGAGACTTCTGAATCTAAATCGCCTTCATCTCCCCATTCTCCTTCATGATCCAATTCTGCATTCTCAAAACGATCACACAATGTTTTGTAATCTAACCCTATGGTGATAATCAACTTTAGTGGATATATCACAAAATCAAATTCTTTTTCTTTCATTCTTTTTTTTCAACAAATGTAAACAAAATAGCCGAAGAATGCCACCATTCATTCTCCGGCTTGTTATGATAAATCTCTTCTTATGAAAACAGTACGAATGTAAGATTTAAATCTTAATCTTCTTAATTTCATCAATCATATTCTTATATCCGCAGAACTTGCTGTTAATAACATCGAAGATAGATTCTGACCAGCCAGCTATGTTCAAAATATTAGATCCTTTGTAAAACATCTCACTTCCATATCCTTGAATAGAAATAGAAACGATTTTGCAATTTGGATTCACTTTCTTGAACTTTTTCAAAAGTTCAGCGAATTTACCATATTCATAATTGGAACTTTTTTCCCATACAATAGATTCGCCATCTCCTATCTGCATATCTGAAATAACGTACAAGTTATCTACTTTTATCTTATCTTTGACGCACTTTTCCAAGAATGCAAAAAGACCGTTTTCAGTAGCATCACCGCATTCTTCTCCGGCAGTAAAAGATTTTTTGTTATTCCATAAAACACCTTTACTTCTATCATATTCGTAATTGATAAGTTTGTCACCAAACATACCAATAAATACGTCAGGAAGCACAGAAGCAATCATACAGCCAAATAAGTTACCAATGACAGCCGTATTTGTTTTGCTAAAGGCAGACACTTCAGAAGACCCTCCCATATCTCCACGTACAGAGCCAGAGTGGTCAATCAGGATAGCCGACCGCCCCTCCAATACCGGCAGGTTCTTGCAGGAGATGGTTATGGCTTTCTCCAACGCATCTAAAATCTTATATTTGTCACGCGCTGTTAATTTGGCTCGTTTCTTATCCGACTCAAATACAATATCATTTTCGGAACCATCAGTGCCTATATTTTCAACCTCTTTGAAAGCTGAAGCAAAACGGAAAGGAAGCATCTTCGAATTAAGCACCTTCTCTTCTATTGTAAGCTGCCTACAAACTTCATCTATTTGATCAGGTGCGTATTTGATTATGTTTACAAGGTTACGAACCATATTAAAAATAGGCATACCTTTTACATTAGAAACCACGTCCCGAATAGCGCCACCTAAAGCTTCTTTCTTTTCCTTATTGTCTTTCTTATCCTGTCCGGCTTTAGACATTTCTTTTTCAAGAATCTTGCTTTCGTATAACCCGGACAAAGACCTACCTTCTATAAGGTACTGGAAAGCCGTTTTATTAGCCTGATTGCCTTTAGGGTGAAATAAGTTTACGAGGTCAACCATAGTAATGACCCTACTGTCCATCTTATACTTATCAATCCGATACGGATCAAGACCCTCCAAAGCCGTCTTAAATCCTTTCTTAATAGCGCTGGATATACTTCTTAACTTCTTTGGATTTTTGTCGTTAAGAGCCGCATAGCAGCCAAGGATTTCGCTCATATCATCAGGACGCATAACGATCTTGTTATAAAACCTTGAAGCCCATTCCTTACCCGATACTTTGCGGGCAAGGACAGAAGCCATAAGATGCGTTACTGACCTAAGCTTTCCTTCTTTCCTGACATACAATGCTGTTTGTGCTGCGAAATATGGATCTACTTGATCCATAAGGTCCTTAATCCTGTTCACCTTGTCTTTTTCTTTCTCATAATAAGAATCAGACAACATGGTAGTCATTACCGTAGATACCAACTCTTCTTCTGCGTTAGGCTTATACGCGTTCTCGCCCATGTGATTCACGATCGTAGGTTTAACACCTTCATCCTTTTTGTTAAACTTTCCCATTTGTTGTTGTTTTCTTTAAAGTGTTATACAAAAAAAGCAGTGATATTACTACCACTGCTTGAAAAAATCTATCAAGATGTTTACTCAATGAGGGAAAAGATGAAGTTAGTGTAAACAATGAAATAATGGATTTGAACCATCGACCTATACTTTAAAAGAGTATCGCTCTATCCATCTGAGCTAAATTCGAAGTAACTAACCTCATCACCACTCATTAGTTTTTATGTATTTCAAACAGAGGAAAAACGGAGCCGGAGGTTTAAAATTATAATATGGACTAATTTCGAAGTAACCGAACTCCTCACCATCTATATATTTTATTAAAACAGGGAGAACCTGGAAGGTGTTTTGATATGAAAGGAGGTTTTGATCTACCAACTGATCTAATTTTTCTTACATGAAAAATATAGGACTCGAACCTATGACACAAACCGAAGTATCACCTTCCATCACCACTGTCTTGCATTATAATCTCTCTTGATTACGATGCAAATATAGACACTAAAATATGATTTACAAATTAAAATGATTTAAAATATATTAATTTGGATAAATTACTTTAGGGTCATAATTGGATTACCCCATCTCTTTTTCCATTCTTTACCTAAATACATTCTTAATTCCTCGAATGAGACATATGCATCCTGTTCATCAATATAATAATGATGGATATCTTTGTCATAGATTTCCTGCCGTTTGGCATCATGGGCACACTATAGCAGTTCTTCCGGTGTCGGCTGTGGTTCCGGTGTCAGTGCCATATACCAACACTCGAGCGGTGATGCCTCCGGATAGGCGTTATGATACTGTTCCTGCTCTTCACTAAGCAGGAGATAAGCGCCATCTTCGTAATTTTCGATATTGTCGCCAACAAGATAGAAATCAGGCAATTATTGTTACAATTCCAAAAACTGAATGTTTTTTTTGAATATACAGCATATTGTCTTATTTATATTTCATGTAACGAAGTATTATGATACCGGAACCGCCTGCGCCAGAATAGCATCCTCCTGAGACATTGGAACCACTTATATAAAAAGAACCTCCTCCTGAGCCCGTATTGGGTTTCCCATTAGTAGGGTTGCCTAACGATCCTCCCCCTATACCTATTCCTCCTCCTCCTTGTGACGATCCGGAGCTATATTCTCCGCCCCCTCCACCACCTCCGGCGTACAATTTATTATTGAACGGACATCTGGTAGTACTCCCTTGACCGATCCCAGGCATATCACCTGCTCCATTAGAACCATCACTTCCACCAATATATCCTGCTGTCTTTTCTTCAGGTCTTCCACTACCACCACCTGATCCCCCATCGCCCCCTCTTCCGGAATATCGACCTCCATTTCCGCCAAGAGCTTTTATTGAATTAGATTTAAACCAGGACTCTGACCCTGGAAGACCATTCTTCTGATCATCGTAAGCAGACATCGAAACTACACGATCTCCCCCTTTCCCTATTGAATAGCTAACAACACTTTCTGGAGTAACAGGCACATCAAGATATGTTTTAACATACCCCGATCCGCCCCCTCCACCACCTCTTTCAGGGCCTGACGATGCACCAGAGCCACCGCCACCAACAATGAATACATCAACAAATTTACAACCAGCTGGCACCATCCATGTACCGGATGATTTTAACTCTTCCACAACTTCTACCAATTCTCTCTTTCCCATCATCACCCTTCTCCTCATCTCTCACCTCCTTTCATTATACTCTCATGACAATTATCCCATGTTCTTTTTTTTTCAGTGATAGACCTGTGGCTTTTCCGGCTGGCGGTTCGACGCTTGTTTTCTCCGATTGCCAGCCGGATAAAATCACTTATGAAAAAGTTGGAGTTTACCCCCCCCCTATGCTAACTTTCCTTCTCATATTATCTATTCTTAATCTTATCTTCGGAAATCAACCACTGGAATATAATTTTCCGGTTGCTAATTACTTTCTTTATCCTCATCAGCATCCAACTTCCTCTTAACCTATCCAGCCATGACCGTCTGAAATTAAGAGAATCAGGATTAACTGACTTATTTATATCGTTATCGTCCTTGATCCAAATAGGGGTTTCTGACCGGTCATCGTCAACCCTGTTGAAGAAGTCATTTAACTTATGTCTTCTATATACCTCAGTATCCAGGACCTCAGTATGGTCGCCTACGATCTTCGGATACGATATACGTTGCGCTAAATTATTCTTTTCTTCTGGAACAAGATGAATTTCACCTGAGTTGTTTGTGTCGTTGTAGATAATTATCGTATCTAAACCTACTTTCCTGTCAAGAGTGTAATTCACATCATCGACGTATTTCCTTGCATCAAGCTCGTATTCTACAGAAGCCAGCGTAGAGCCATTATATTTCTCTTTTATCGGCACTTCTAATATAAATGGATATGTTGCTCCGTAGAATGTCTGGAAGCTCTTATTCGTCAGCAAATGACTCCATAATCCGCCTTCTTCGTCTGATGCTGGGAAGTTTATGCCTGTCTGGAAATATTGTTGCTGTTCTATATAATAGTCAGGACAGAACGAATAATAAGAAATCCATTCTTGCTTCAGACACGAATATCCGATAGTGAACGACACGTCTTTAAAATACTGTTCGTCTTTTAAAGATATTTCCTTATCATTTGACAACACCTCTGTTTCATTGTACAAGAACCTTCCACCATCATATTTGTAATATGCCGGGTTCTTAACAGGTATATAATCTTTTTTCGTGATAAGTACCCTCTTATACCTGTTATCCCATCCAAGAGACAGACCAAGACCGATAAATTTATTGTCTGTATCTTCTTCTGTCATCTCTGTGCCGGTTAAGATATTAGTTATTCCGTATCTAAGAATCTTAAACGGAAGATGACGCTTGAGCCAATGTCTGATACCTACACTAAGTTCCTTGAGATTACGTCCGTTCGGATCGGTCATAAACACTTGTGCTCTTTTAGTATCTACCCAGAAGTGACCAAATTCTGAACTAATTATTTCAGTGCTCTGGGTTCCAGAATAACCGAGGTCGGTCGTGTTGTACTCCAGAGGCCGGGACGCGAACAGACCGCCGGTGCCCATCTCAGCCTGCCCCGGGGAGGTGCGCTCCTTGATTACATCTATGGCGTTATGGAGTGAAACCTGATCCTCGAACCTGACAAGAATCTGATCGGATTCAATACGCTTCATGTGAATAAGCTTCCCGTTGCTGGTTGGAAACTCATGATAGTCCATAGGCTTGTACGTTAGCCACGGATCTGTTTGACTGTTTTCAGATACGTCAGCCCTACTCCATATAACACCATTAGGTCGCTGGTAAGCACAATCATAAAAACGACGTTCGTATGTTGCCGGCAATACATTAGGTGTCAACGTCATTCTTGATGAGTAGATAGGACTTATCTTGTAATCATTGTCCCTATGGATAGACACGTTCTTTTCTTGTGTCCACCAAGCAAAATCACCATGAGCCGGATAAAACCATTCATGAGGCTCTACTCCTTCTAATCGGAAATTGCAGTTTATTTCCGATTCTACGAGGAATTGAGGAATACCATAAGACCACAGATAGAATCTACCATCCACGTATTTCTTAGCCTCGTTCTCACCATTTAAATTATACAAACTTTTTCTGTTTGGATAAAAAGAATACGTTCCTTTGCTTGATGATGTCCAGCTATTAAAACGTTCGTTGTCAGTATGCTCAAGCATATCTTCTCCAGTATCGTAATTAACGAAATACTTGGGAAATCCGACATTTCGGTAATCATTGTAAGCAAATGGTATCATATCCCCTATACCAAAAGCAGTATTATAAAAAAATGGGAATTTCCGTTTCATGGAAAACCTCGATATGTAGGTGTCACCGCCAAACAGCGGTTGTTTCCCTCCTTGGAAGAATCCACATCCTCCGACTGATATCCATTTGATGTCTTCTATAGCTCCATACTGATCGGGCCTGTACCGCATAAGCTTCATATATGGAGAACAGATATAAGACAACATCTTCGTTCTTTCAAAAGATTCTTTAGATCCAGCATCAGAAGCCATGATAACAGGGTCATGGATACGACTTGTATCATATACCTGGGCCTGCATAGGATACGATACAAGATACTTTGAATTTAAGATGCTTGTATCAGGATCCTTTTCTCCCGGATCTCCAAAAGACAAGAACATGGAGGATTCTCTATCTATGTTATTTATAAACAAGAAATCTTTTGAAGCGTTTTGGTTATCATCACCCACATCTTCTCCAGTAACCCAAGATGATGTCGTAGACGGGTCGGATATGGGGTACATACCTGATTTAAGACTCTTGGTGTTAGCCAATCCCCTTAATCTGTTTTGTTCGTATGGAGCCGTATCATCGAAGCCCATCATGCTATTGTAGTAACCTACAGACGTGTAATAAAAAGCATGGTTTCTTCTTGGGCCATTGTTTATGAATGTCGTGAGCCAATCATATCTATACTTACCATACAATACCGGTCTTTTAGCAAGCGTATCAGATATGGTGGCAATCATTGAAGCGAATATCATTGCCATATTGATATTACCTATCACACCTACATACGCAGACGTAGAACGGTTCATAAGCTCTTCCGCTATCTGATAAGCTATGGTGGCCGTAGATTCGATGTTAGCCAACGTAGCCGCCATCTTATATGATTGTTTTCCTAAGATCGTCCATTTGGGATGATCTTCAACCTCATCAAAGTTTCCTACAGACATTCCCCTTATAAAACCTTCTATAGCCACCTCCGTAGGGGTTTCAGGCTTATTGAAATAAATATCAGGAGAACTAAATGCATACCACACGTTTCCTCTTCTGAAAAATGGGTGGGTTATAAACGATACCCTTTTTTCAGTTGCGTAATTAAAAGAGTCATCCGATAAATCATTATACGGATAATTAGGATACAGATTAAGATTCGAGTTTTGACCGGAATACCTGTACATGTCGTAAGCTATTCCGGTGGCTATAACAGAACGATTAAGACGTCTGTCACCTCTATATATCTCATAGCCTGTAACCATATCTCGCTGCTCTTTGGTTATCAATCCGGAATCTACAGCAAAATCAAGGAAGACGTTAATCATATCCTCGTCTACTAATATTCCTATAGGATAAATATCGGAAGGAACATCATAAGACCTAACATCCCGGTTCATGAAAAGCATATGATCGTTGTCCGGGAACTTATAATGCCGGATAGGTTGTTGGCAAAAGACGGTACTGGTATCTACCGTACCATATTTATGACCTTTAAAAGACATCATTCCCTTGTCATCCGTAGAAGGGGAACCGTAGTATTCAGTAAGCTTGGATACGATATTGTCGTAAGCTTTCTTGGAATTGCCTTCATAACCGTGATCACTTATCTTAACCTTACTACTGTCATACAGTTCAAAATTAGCAGGATACTTCTCAGACGATTCCCAGTAAGCGAAATCACCGTACTTGTATTTCCTTGGAGCGCAGTTTATGGGGCGATCCCCGCATATCGTACACTGGCTGGCGTATTCTACTGTGGCCCTTAACGATATTTCTTTTGCCCGTACATTTATCCTGTCTATTTCCTTTTCTCTGATACCAAAAATATAGGGGTATATAGTTTTACCAAGGACGTAAGATGTGCCTACCAAACCTCTTGACGGTTTCTTACTGTTCTCCTCTTCTCCATCGTCTTTAACCTTACAGAAATCAATCTGTCGGACGGTAAAAATCCAAGGGCATGATACTATAGGGCAGTCTATGGCTACATACAATCCATCAGGGTACTTATCGAAGAAAGATTCGCCTATGTGCCCAAAGTAAGGACGGGATGCTCCAACAATAACATAATTATCGCCTTCATCCATAATCTTCTCCCAATCAAAGTTGAGATCATCCTTATCTATCTTCCTATTGCTTCCTTTGTATCTTGGATCTAATGATTTCCAAAAAGAAAGACGGACATATTGTGTGGACACAGCATCCATAAGACCATCTATTTTACCCAAAGATTCCAGATAAAGAACTTTGTCCTTGGCCGGGAAATCAGGATCATCCCATTCTTTAGGTCTTGTAATATGGAGGAAACGGGCGTTACGAAGCACGCATTTCGTAAACCTCCATACCAACAACTCTGACGTAAACATCGTAGAACCTTTAACATCTTCAGGAATAAGAGCGCCTACGTTATTGTCAGCTAAATTAGCATAAGAATCCCAGGTCCATCCATCTCCGTAATCTCCTTCTGGAACGTAACCGGTATCAAGGAAATTATATGAATAATCATCTATCTTCTTCTCTATCTCAGGCCAGGTGTCCCTTATCAAGGCTCCAGGCGCTATCCTTGACCTGTAGGCGTCGTTGTGGATAGTGCTCGAAGAACGTCCGGCACGCCAATCTGGAAGACATCTTCCATTAAAACAAACCTTCCCCTCTTCATCTTCTTTATCGTTATTCCACACATCATTCATAAGCAGGTATGCTCCAAGAAGTGTTGAAGATGACTGGAATGAGTTATAATCGCTTCTGGCAATAGTAGGATTAAGACAAGGCTCTTCTATAAAACATCCGCAAGTACACGGCATAGAATCCAGAACATAAATAGCTTCGGCTATAGACTGTAATATAACAGACGGTTGTAACAGAGAATCGTACACAGAACACGCCTTAGTCCCATCATCTCCCGACCAGAATCCAGCCCAATGACCGCCATCTTCGTCATCGGCAAAGAAATACTTGTCCATGAACTCTATCATCTGTTCCTGTAGTTCCCAGTTAAATAACACAGAATACTTGTCTTGCTTTTCACCGCCGGTAGTATATAGGTAGTCGGTGGATACGTGCTCCATATCCTCAAGCTCCTTATACGTATATTCTTCACGGAAACCCACAATACGATCTACCGGAGCTGTAATAAGCGAATACTGGCGATGCGCATCAGTACACTCGGCTCCAAACTCAGGAGCCTCGATACCATCTATAGCTTCTTTTTGTTCCTCCGTATTATGATCGTCAGGTTCTCCGTAGCTGTTGAATATATCGCATATTTCGTTGGCAGCAGCATTATTAGGTTCTTCTGTAGCGGTATTACATGCGATGTCTTTTATATTAGATGAAAAATAATTAATCACCTCATCTATTATAATCTGACTTCTGAATGTAAAACTAACGTTCGTATAAGTTTTAAAATCATTTTGCAATGTTATAGTTTGACCGATAGTAGCCGGATTTTTACATTCTTCTTGTCCGGTTTCTTCATCATCAAAATCCTTCGGATCTCCTGCCGTATTATAATACTGCCACTTGAATTTACGCTCTTGCCCTGAACAAGGTGGAGCATATTGGTTTATGGACTTATATACCCTATCGGTATCCTTATTTTCTATTTCTGCCGCAGCATCTTTATAAGGGGGAGGTATTAACACAAATGCCGGAGTTTTATAACCGTTGGAGCACTTAAAAGAAATAGCAAACGGATACACTTCATTTCTCATATACCCCACATACAATGAACAGGCATTACCATCCTTATACAGATCTTCGTGGGCTACCGATGCCTGCCATTGAAGGAAGTGTCCCATGAGGGAAACTACAGGCTGTAAATTCCATTCTTTTTCCGCCGTAAGACCATATTGAAGAAGACGATTCCCGACAGCCACAATCCCCCTTGATGTGTTATACACAGGTTTTTTCAAGGATATGTGTTCGAATGTAGTACGTTTGTTATTAAGATCCGAATAATACAATATAGTCTTTTCTGATACAGGATGGATACCTTCTACAAAGTAATCAACAACCGGTTGAGTTTCTCCGTTGTATCCTACTGTATTTTGAATGATAACAACCTTAAAATATTCAACTTGACGATCTATGTTAGATACGACGAATCTAATACCTAAATTAGTACGTTCTCCCCATTTGCCATCTTTTTGAGTAATATACTGTTCATCGAATATAGGTACAGGATTAGTAGGATTAGAATAACTTCCAAGCTCATTTCCAAACTCGTCACAAGGAGCCACAGTGGCCTGATAGACGCCTGAGCGCAGGCTGCCCCCGTACTCTATCTGAGCCGGCTCTATGCACATGGGTTTGAGTAGCGGAAACACCCTAAGTTTCTCACATGCCAGAAAACAACCATTCTCCTGCATGAACTTTTTCCTATCGTATTCTTTATCGCATATCTTATACCCATGATAATGATACCATATATCACCTTCATCATCAGGAGTCAGAGCCTTGTCTACAATAACATACCTGGGAGGATTATAATCGTCAGTCCAGTAAATACATTTTCCACATTTCTCTGTCTTTATTTCTATGGTTTTTATAGGATGGTAGATAGAGAACTTAAGGCAAGGATCTTGCTCGTTGTCTTCCAGCAAGGTCTTCATGCCAGAACACAACGACTCCGATCCTTCTACCATAGATTCTATATCGGAATCGGATAAGATACTTGTATCGGATTCAGGCTTGAAATAAGTTATTTTAGATACGCCTGTTTCAGGATTTGTTATAAAAAAATAGATATTGCCTGAAGTAAGATCATTCTTGTAACCAATAACTTTAAACCCATCGAAATCAATGCATTTAAGATTACTATGCTCGTTAGATCTCATCCCAACATTACCATCCTCGGATTCGATGTTGGCATTCAAGGCAAACGTATAATGCTGATCCGTAAGACTCGACGGATGCAGATCGCGATTCATACCTGTTTGAGGAACCGCTATGTTTCTGTTATCTTCTAATGCCATGTTAATAACTGTTTGTCACAAAGATAACAAAAGAGATTTAATCATGGATTTCTAAAGTAGGTGAAGAAAAGAAATACATTTTCAGTCTCCTACTTTATCGACCACACCTACATAAAAATCGGGGATAGGATTATCATTGAAATTTCTTATTTGAATATCAATATAATTATCAACTGGATCCATTATCGTCACGTTACTTTCTAAAACCCCGTCTTTGTATGAATACAGTTCCTCATGTTCGGAATCAATGTAAAAAATATATCTTGGTAAATCCTGGGTATTAACTGTTAGATGATTATTAAACAAACTGCATTTAGAATGATCAGCAGACAGAAGTAACAATAGAAACGTATATGCAGACTTATCTCTTATTATAATATCACGATTAGATGATACATTAGACAAAACTTTGGATAAATCAAATTCTCCAAAACTTATCTTGAATTTCTTTCTTCTTATTGGAGTTATATATACTGGACTATTAACTACAATATTATTCCATTGAAATTGACTCCCTTCCATTACAGGAGAGAAACAATTACCCATAGCCATATTAACATTTTCAAATCTTCGTCTCATAACATCTACTTACGATTTATATCTTCTACCCCTAATTAACACAGTACCATCACCGCCGGCTCCGGCATAAACCATAGAGTATCTGACGCCGCCTCCTCCGCCGCCATAACCTCCTCCTCCTTTACCAGATCCGTTTGTTGATCCTCCTTTACCAGATCCTTCTCTATAATCGGATATTCCCCCTTGGAATACTACTCCGGTATTGGTTTCTCCGCTTCCACCACCGGCATTTCTTTTACCGCCGGATTCTCCAAAATCTCTGGTAGTATGACCTTGACCTTTGATTACTCCATACTCTTCTCCATTAGTGTCTCCACCATCCGAAGCACCATCTTGCGTATATGTCGAACTGCCGGCACTACCACCATCTCCTCCCCTCCGCTTATTAGCTCCCTTTCCTCCATTTGCTCTATAAGACGAGCTCATAAATTGAGAATAACCACCATCTTTACCAGGAGAATTTTGTTCGGCTTGATAAACTTTTGCTCCTCCTTTTCCTACTGTTATAGAAATAGATTGACCAGGTTTTACAGCAATAGATTCTCCGTCTTTCCAGCCTTTGTTATCAGATTTAAAGGTCTTGGTATAACCACCTCCACCGCCGGCAGAGCTACCGCCGCCGCCGCCTCCAACTAAAAAAACGTCTACGAGAAAACAGCCATCAGGAACTATCCATGTGTAATTGCCAGCCGGATAAAACCTTATAAGAAAGTCTTCAAGCTCCCTGTCTTTATATTCGAATCTCCTCCTCATAATTTACGCAAATATATAAAAAGAATCATTGTGATATATACTACTCTCTGTTAAAGAATCATTGTGATATATACTACTCTCTGTTGCAGAAGTAATACAATCAACATCTTCATCTGCATTATTAATAAAATCTCTCATTCCATCGTATCTATTAGAAAACATAAAAACGTACCTCTGGTCATTTATCTGAAACTTGTATATAATACCCTGTTGTTCACTTGCAGGATACGGGTCAAATCTAATCCATATTGCCATTGGTTCGTAACCAGTAGAGGTGCTTGAAAACGAAAAAGAAACTGAACTATGAGTATGAATATTAAAGGCCGTTCCTTCTCTAAGTTGATTCAATACGCTATTTATCTTATCCTGGCTAATTGTATCGGATTTGATTTTATTCATTAAATTAAATAACCTGATCCTATCTCCAGGCTCGATTTCTGTTTCTACACAATGATAAATAGCTCCATTACCAGATCTCTGTTCTTCAAAATATCTTCTCCTACTCATAATGATACTCCTTCCTATAATAACCGAGGAAACTAAACCCTTCCGACTCCTTCCTCAAAACATCATGCCGATTCCAATACTTTTCTAAGTCGAAGGCTTCTCTTTCAAATACGATATTATGATATGCCTTATCATGATCGCGATATATGCACAACCTAATCAGGTACTCAATTAAATACCATGAATAGTATAAAAATATCGGAATAAGAGACAACCACAGCATCCACCATCCTACATTACCGAATAAGAGACACAATCCTATTGTAAGCAAAGACCCGAACATACCAAAACAAAACATTGTATGATACTGATTACAATGCGACTCTTCATGATATTCGGCCTTCAGTGATATAGCATCACGTTCGGTAAATACGGCTCCAAATAACATAATTGTTTTGTAGCCGTCAATGAACGTAAATAACTTGGCTATTTTTGATTTATAATATATTTTCATTGTCAAAAATCATTTTATACCAATTGCACAAAATCAAAAACTCAATAGGAGAATTAACTCCATCCCATTCCCATTCCTTAAGGTAGGACTCTAAGCTGCTTCTATCAACGTCTTCACACCCATGAAGAAAAACCAGATAAGGCATGAATAGCTCTCCCCCTTCCAAAGACTTGTTAAACTTATTAACCAACCTCTTTCTAAACTTAGGACCGTACCATGATTTTTCATTTGTAGATCCAAGACAATAATAAGAATTGTTTTTAACTTTAATACCAAACCATTTACATATGTATGGATGATATACCCTATCTGCTAAGAATATAAATGGCTTATACCATAGGCAATGCCAGAATGTACTGCACTCGCCTCCAAACTTCTTAAACGCCCATCTGAACCCTCCAGAGAAGTACCAATTGTTAGCCCCTCTCTTAACCTTAACTTTGTATTTAAGATTCTTGTTACGGTTGCTAACCCTATCCCACGGCTTGACCTTATCGGTATCCATATCAGGAAGGAATGTCCAATGATGAAGTAAGGCACTGTAATAAGGATTGTATATCTTGTGTCTGTTTCTAATAACGTACTCAAAAATATCGTATCCTACTTGCCCGGCTTCTTCAAATCCTTTTTCTGATAAGAAAGCTAATATAGGAGCCAGATTCCAGATCTGATCTTGTGAAGTGAATGGGGAGAAGCATGGATCTTCGTCTTTTAACTCTATACCATTAGTGTACCCGGAACTTATCTTGGTAAGACCGAATTTGCTTGCATCTTCGCTATGGATATCGTCTCTTAAGAAAAATCCTTTTTCGAATTTGAAATAAATACCTTTATTGTTATTAAAAAATAGATCATAAGTAGTATCGGCAAGACGGGTAAGTACCAGTATGGCATTACGCACATCATCTTCTGTCTTGTTGCCAAGAATCATTTCCGTGTATAGAAACTGGAGATACTGAGCCAGGTTAATGGTTCCGTCGCCGACCCAGCCTACCCCGTTATTCACCGACGACAGTGGGATGCACGAGGCCTGCTCTGTGTAGCTGGAATCATAAACGAAATCCCTATAGAAGACTTCTTTTATCTTATCGTATTTACTCCACAGATCTTCCATGCCATTACCCTATTACGATCACACAATCTCGTTTTTCTTTATTGTAGACCATCGTCCCCATCTTAGTGTACAAACCTTTTATATTTTGGTAATTGGTTTCACCATGAGCCGAAACGTTGGTAGTGATGCTGTCGGAGTAAACTTCTTCACCACCTTCGTTAATGAAGTTAAATCCTTGTTTAACCATCTCTCCTCCAAGGTAGGCTGTAAAAGACACAACAACATTTCCTCGTCCTCTATTCCCATACCAATTACCATAGATATCGGCATTGATATTAGGTTCCGACTCGTCCATGCCCGGCGCTGATAGCAAGGTCTTCATCTTAATAAGTGCCCCTTCGAGTCCTGACTGCATGTTATCACCACCATAAATAAGGTAATCACCTACCTGTTGTTGGGTAGTAGCCCACTGCTTACTCCATCCAACGTATTTATTATCTACATCCGAGATGCCTGTATTGGCGAACCCAGTTGCAGTATCAAAATCAGAACCGTCTTCTGATTCCCATCCGTATCTAAGAACAAGATAATCGAACTCAGGAATTACAACGACCTGCTCTCCGGCAGCTTGTGTGATTGTAACGTTCTTACTCTCTCCACCAGCCGTTACCTTGGCTACGCCTCTACGATCTTCGGCTACCGGATTAGGGCCGGCTGTGAAGATAATATTTGCCGGTCCTACGCCTCTCATTTTATCGGCAGTTACTATTTCGCTTGCACCAACTTCTAACATTTTGTTTATTTTTTAAATATTTCGAATACGTATATCCAACTCGACAAAAATACTATCGGGCAACACATTGTCTCTACCAAACTCGCATCTCCTTTAAATTGCCTGATTGACCAAACAATCATAGATGCAATAACGCCAGACAAGTATATAAATAGAACTACTTCCGTCATACCAATTTAAGTATATTGTCAATTACAGGATACGCCTTAGTATATATCTCAAACTCAGCACGGCGCCGTCTAAGAGGTTCGTACATGCCTTTCAATGTCATACCCATCATCTTAAGTTCGGTCTTAGCATTTTTCAGCTTAACCAAATCTTGCTGTGCATACAACTTGAACAAATCGGCAGCCCCTTGTGCTTCTCCATTATACATCAGTTCCTCAAAGAATCTCATCTTTACAAAATTATCTACATAATCCAATACCAGACCTTGAGGCGTGTCTGGTATAATTATATTAGATTCTCCGTCGAAAGGAAGAGACCGGTACTGCATGTAAATAGGACCATCGAAATTAGCATACAGGAATCCGTTTACGATATTTATCTCATACGGACTATCCTTTATTACCTTATTCCGGCATTTACTTAAACAAGAATCACGAAGCATAGGCTTGGCAAGACCTAACATTACCGGCCGGTCATAATAGCAACGAACTTCATGATCGCGATCGTGGGTGTTAATATAAAATTTTTCAACTATCACTTTCTCGCATTCGTCTTTACAACATTCATCGCAAGAACACCACCTATAACTTCTTTCGGTGCGTTCTTTCCAGGCTATTGTATTTTGAAGTTCTGGTATCACCTTGTCACCTTCTGGCACCTCATATCCTTTAAAATCACATTTAAAAGCCAGAATAAGATCAAAGTAATCACCAGGCATACGGGCCTGCCCTCGCTTGACATCCACTACCGCTTCTTTGCGCATAGTAATATCGCCTCCAAACTTCTTCAGGGCAATTTCTACCCATTTGTAGATGGATACCTCATCTATCAGATCACGCTTGTCAAATGATCTTAAAGACGATTTTAACTCTATGATATAATTTTCGACTGTCATCTCTTAAAAAAAATGGAGGACAGGAAACGAACCTGACCTCCACAAAGATATGAATAATATGTATAACGCCCTATTTTGTGTTTTCAAAAGTTAGGATCTTCAAACTTGCCGTACTTCAAGAAAAGGCTCCTACACTTTTCCTTTATCCCCTTAAGTGTGACTTCATATCCGGCACCAGTCATGTAGATGGTTTGCTGATTAACTCTTTCCCCAGAATACTTATCTACAAAATATGATCTATACACACCAAACTTATTTTTGACAATATCACTGTATAACTCCCATCTACCCTGCCCATTTCTGAACATAAACTTGACTTCCTCAAGAAACAAACGAAGATTCTTTTCTGCGATGATGATTCCATTCTGCTCAAGCTTCTTCGCCACATCTCTGATTAGCCACATGTTTTCATGATCCACCTTTTTAAATGACTCAGAAAACTCTATATCCCCTTTCTTTTCTTCTAACGTATTTACAGCTATTTCTTTTTCCATTCTTTCTTGCTCCGCCCTTTTATGTTCAGCCAAAGCAATGGATTCCGCTTGCTGAGCTCTACGATACTGCTTAGCCCATTCTTCGGCTGCTTCTGCCGGATCAGTAAAATTTGGAATAGAAACCAAGTTTGATGTTAAAAATTCTTTTATCTTCGAGTTACACCATAATCTAAAATCAGTATCCAACCATCTCGCAAAATCTATGGCGAGATCTTCAAACATCCATGTACCTCCTCCATTTTCAGGACTTCCAAACATGGTTGTAACTATCTGATTCTCAGAAAGGTGGGAAAATCCCACCATTGACTTAATTAATTGATTTACAGACGGCAACCTTAGATACTCGGCAGGTTTCTTATTGAATGCTTTTGCCATCTGCGTGGCATTTAACAATATACCATAAGAAGTTTTTATAAAAGAAACATTATGGCCATTATAGCTAAAAATTTTAGATAATTTTACAGATAAATCCATTTCGTTGGATTCTGACGTCAAAATAATGTTACTACCCTTCGCATTGTTTTGAAAATTGTTTACCTTTGCCTCCATAGAGCTTTATTTGTATAAAGATATTTTGTTAGCATTATATCCGTCCGCTTGAGAAAGTAGACGGATATGCAAAAGTAGCGATTATCCTGTATCCACAAAGGGTGATCGCTACTTTTTTTTCTACGACTTTCTATGTCCTAATTCTTTATCTTCGAAAACTCTCTTAATCTGGAAATCTTTAAACACCCTTCTTTTGGCAAGTATTTCATTGTACATAAATCGGTATCTTCGTCCTTTATTCATTTTAACCCTTAACTTCTTTTTCAAGCTATCTTGTATTACAAAATGGTAATATCTTTTAGAGTCTGCGAAATCCATAGCCAGGTGGTTGTAGAGGTAGCCGTTGGTTCCGAGCCTGCTCACGATGTCCAGGTCCCGTCTGACGGCAAAGCGCTGCCCCGGTATAAGTACATGGCATAAGTATCCTACGTTGTCTACGTAAACACCGGCATCAGCTTCCACATAATGTTCTGATACGGTTTTCCATATAATAGACAACAGTCTTAAAACCTCCCCTCTGTCTCTTATCATGCCTTTCTTAAAACCATTCTTTCTTTTCATAAGACGATGGTAGTAGGCTACAAAATACGGTGATTGTATTGATGTTCTTTTCATGTCACTAAGTTTATATAAAAATGGGCCTTGGTTTCACAACTAAGACCCAAATAAAGATAAATAATATTTTGTTATTGAACAATTTGACTTTTCTGATTGGAATCAAGATTCGGATTTTCATCGACAGTAATCTGTAGCCTGAACGCTACTTCCTTTATCGTCTCTGCTACCACGTACTCAATTAGCTTGATAGGACAGATAAATTCGTATTCCCATTCAGATTCACACCCTTTAGGTGTAGGATCGCAGGCCATTAACTCCAGAGCCTTCTTTCTTCTTGTTGTAAAGAACTCTACGTTAATAAGCTCTATATGAAAATCCGGTATATAAATATAGTCGTTTTCTACATAATAAAAAGGACGCCGTTCCTTAACGTATTTAGCATACGGTCTTTTTTGTTCATTACGATACGACTTTATTTCAGCGAACTTAAAAAATATGGTATTATCTACGTTAGTTACCTTGGTAATAGCCGGTCTAAGGGCAGAATAAAGAAGTCCTGGAAGTTTATGCTTTGACCGCATCAAAGTATTACATAACGCAAATTCGGCATCGCAGCAAACTATTTTATCAACTTCAATCATCTCCAGGCAAGTAACGTAAGTTAGGAGCCGGTGGTCGCCAAGTAACGTCCCGTCATCCCACCTCTGGGCTGTATAAGATTCGGCTTTAGTTCTACCGATATTCAATATCCATCTCCGACTAACATGCGAATCTTTGTCAAGGGCATGAATACCGTTTACGACTCTTGATACAAATTCACCATTAGTGATCATGCTCCCCTCCCTTCTTTTGCTCTTGATTCTCTTGATTTAGCATTCAAGATCCTCATATAAATATCTCTTTCACTCATGCCGGATATGGTTTTTATAGCCTCATCCAACATAACTTTCGTATATAAAGGTTTAGGGAATCCCTTTATCTTAACCGGATCAGGAACTAACTTCGCCTTCCGATATTCATAAAATCTTTTAGAAGTTACATTAAGATAAGAAACAGCCTCTTCTCCGGTATAGTACTTAGCCGGATTAGCAAGCTGCGTCCATGTCTCAAGATCGTTGGCTGTGAGATGATCGCATTCCCCGCTTAAAAACATCTCCTTTATCTTATCGCATACCGCCGCACCGCTTTTACGCAGCGTCTCTGTCAGAATTTCTTTCATTTTCAAAACATCCTGTTTTAAATCTTAAAACAATAGAGGCAATGATTATCAAAAGAGTAACAGCCATAACAGACCACACTACGATATTGTGTTCAATAGGCATCTCAATATTAACCGTAACCCATTCTACACAGATATTAAAAATCATGCTATAGATCAATAACCTATGCCATATACAAAACCTGAACATTCTTGAAAAAGCCAAGAGAAATAGGTCCCATGATAGAGAATGACCTAATATCGGATACAGCCAATTAGTGATACTAAAAGGATAAAACTCATCAAAAATGCTGGCTAACATAATAACCTGCATCAACACAGGATAATACTTCACAAACGTCACATAGACATTCCTTTGCCCTTTACTAATAAAATTGTTGCTCATAATATGTTGTTGTTATGTTATTAAAATGGGGAAGGCGATCAGCACCTTCCCCTGGTTTTCAATCACTTTTTAGTGCTCGTCTTCTTTCTTTTCATCTTGCCTCCAACACTACCGCCTTGGCGCATTTTAGGTTTGTCTTTCTTATCGACTTCACCACCCTGACGAGCTTTCTTTTTACAAGCCATGATACTAAAAATTTAAAATTGAATGATGTGCAATATTAATCATTTTTGTTCTAATAACCAAAATGAAATACAGCTTTATTGACATCCAAAATCCCATCTTCTATTTCCGCTTGAATATTTATCTACTGTTATAGTGTCTGTGTATTCACTACCAGTAAATATATGAGCCTTTCGAGTATTAGAACTACCCATTGTGCAAGTATATGAGATGTCAACATTATATGTTCCAAGAACTACTGGTTGTAATCCTGTGTTTTTATCCCAAGTGTACGAATTAGAACTATTTGAAATAACAACTGTCCAATTATCATACTTCGTACCACAACATGGTTTATCAAAATCAGGACCAAAATTTACATTGATGGTTTTAGGAGATCCCTCCTGTGTAACAGTTAAAGTAACAGTCTTTCCAGATTCATTTTGAACAAAAACAATATCACCAGATCTGGAAGAAGATGTTGTATTGGCAGATAACGTCACCACAGCCTTCATACTTTCAGATGTCTGGTTTCTGTAATCAACAGAACACCAAGAAGGTTTTGACTTAACAGAAAAACCTATATATGAATTACTCTTAGTACTTATGATAACTTCTTCAATATTCTGAGATTCTCCAGTTACAGACCTCGACTTACTCGTTCTTCCATCATGGAACTCAAATTTATATGGAGCATATCCGCATTTTCCAACTTCATATTCGTATTTGTATTCGGCACGACCACAATCATCATAACGAACGTATTTCACTTGATCATTATTACATCCATTTTCTTGCCAAGAACCGTAAGATCCACAATTACAACAATTCCTACAATTTACAGAATATTGACGATCTACGCTACCAGAGCAACTATCACGATAAGCATTGTACTGAGTATGACCTACGCAGTCTCCTGTTCCGTAATAAGACCAGTCTGTACAAGATTTTCCACCTCCATTAACCCATCTTGTATTGTTGTAAGAAGAAGAACATGGATTGGTGTCACGTTGCTGCTTCTGAGACGTACACCCGTCACAACGGGTGCTTCCGGTATCCGACCAAGAAGGTGTTGTGCTATCAGCTACGCAATCAGCATTCTTATTAGCTACTGCCTGACCTTGAGCATTTACAGCATCTTGAGCCTTCTTATTAGCATCAGCTTGACTGATATTGGACGTAAATGGACCACCCACTTCATCTTGGGTTACGGTAACAGAAGAACCATGCTGACAGCTTCCGCAATTGTTTCTGGTGAAGACCTTACTTGCCTTACCGGTCCAGGTACAAGTTCCCTGCGCGTCAGCAAGAGCCTGCCCCTGCTGTTCGACGGCAGCCTGAGCCTTGCTATTTGCGTCTTCCTGACTTACGGTAGACGTAAAAGGACCTCCGGTTACATCATCCTGATCTATGGTAACCTTAGATCCGACACCGCCGTCAGCACACTGTTTTGTAAATTCCTTGCTATATGTTCCGGTCCAGGTACATACCTTATCTCCACCTTCTACCCAGCGTTCATCTGCTCCACCATAACATTCGTTGGTATTGACTTGCTTCTTATAAGATTTACCTCCTTCACATTTGGTTTCAAGCGGTTCAGAATCTACCCATACAGGATCGGTGTTGTCCATTTCGCATGTCCCGTTCTTGTTAGCGTAAGCCTGACCTTGGGCTTCTACAGCTTCCTGAGCCAACCTATCTGCCTCTTCCTGGCTTTCATTAGAATAGAACGGTCCACCCACCATGTCTTGTGTTACGCTCATCGGAACGCCATGCTGACATGATCCGCAATTGTCTTTTGTAAACTGCTTGCTATATACGCCTACGAACCTACATTTACCTTTTTGGTTAGCAATAGCCTGCCCTTGAGCTTTAACGGCTTCCTTAGCCTTATTATCAGCATCCTCTTGACTTACGAAAGAAGTAAAAGGATTGCCTTCAACATCAGCTTCACTTACCTCTACTTCTGTTCCTGAATCCGGTATTTCACAGTCGTTCTTTTGGAACGTTTCTGAGTAATGACCGGTCCAGCTACAAACTTTGTTCCCACCATCTACCCAACGTTCTTGATTGTGGGTTTCAGAACATTCGTTGGTATCATGTTGCTTTTTCTGAGACTTACCTTCATTACATCTAAGTTCTTCCGGAACAACGTCTTCCCATACAGGATCGGTGCTAAGTGGCGTACAGTTGCCGTTTTTATTAACATAGGCCTGGCCTCCTTCTTCTACGATCCTACGAGCTTCTGCGTCTGCCGCATCCTGGCTTTCTGTAGACGTAACAGGACTACCATTAACCATTTCGGCCGTAACCTCCATTTCTACACCCTTATGGCAAGCTTCACATTCAGGAACGAATCTCTTGCTGTAATGACCGGTATAGACCGTCATATTCTCACAATTACCCTTACTGTTAGCAATAGCCTGTCCTTGTTCTTTGACAGCAGCTTTAGCCTTGTTATTAGCATCATCTTGACTCACGGTAGATGTGAAAGGAGCACCAACAACATCTCGTTCGGTTACAGTAATCTTAGACCCTACCTGACCTTCATTACAATCGTTTTTGGTAAATTCTTCACTGTATTTACCAGTCCACGTGCAATGTCCGTCCCGGTTGGCTATGGCCTGGCCCTGCTGCTCGACGGCAGCCTGAGCGAGCGCGTTAGCCGCCTCCTGGCTTTCGTATGAAGTAAAAGGACCACCGATTACATCATCTTGGTCCACTGTTACCTGCGAACCTACGCCTTCTCCGTCGCAATTGTCTTTTGTGAATACCTTGCTATATACACCAACAAATTGGTTTTTATCTATGCAAGTGCCTTTCTTATTTGCAAGATCCTGTTTCTGTTCTTCCATAGCAGCCTGAGCGAGCGCGTTAGCCGCCTCCTGGCTTTCCCTTGATACAAAAGCATCCGGGTATCCAGCAAGATCCTTTTCAGTTAAATCGACAAAGCTTCCGGTCTGAGATTCAGCATCGCAATCATTTTTCTGAACACGAGCCGAAGCCTTTCCGACGAAATAATTTGGATCAGTAACGCATTCTCCATTCAGGTTTGCCTGATCCTGACCATTTTTCTCTATATCATCAAGAGCTTTCTGATCAGCATCTTCTTGACTTACGTCTGATGTGTATTTACCGGCTTCTACCGTGTAAGTGTAAGGTGCTCCGATAAACCCATCTTCGCAGTCATTCTTATAAAATACTTTCGACTTCTCTACGTTATACCATAAATTGGTTTCACAGGTGCCATGCTCATTAGCATACCCTGGACCTTCAGCTTCCAAGGCTTCCAAAGCCTTCTGATTAGCATCTTCCTTAGAAACAGAAGAAGAAAAACGGCCGGCTTCTACAACGTACTCTACCATAGATCCAACTTCAGTTACCTCACAATCTGTCTTTTGGAACATTTTGGATTTCCTGTCGTTGTACCATTTTATGGTATTGCAAGTGCCATGAGAATTAGCATAGTCTTGACCTTTGGCATTCAACTCGGCTTCAGCCTTACGGTCAGCATCCTCTTGGCTTATGGAAGAAGAGAACTGCCCGGCTTCGATCGTCATCGTAACCAAACTTCCTTCTTCGGTATCAGGATCGCAGTCGTTCTTTCTAAACGACTTTGATTTCTTGACATTGTACCATAATATGGTTATACAACGACCATGCTCATTAACCCAGTTCTGACCATTTTGCTCAATGTCTCTCATAGCCTTGTCATCAGCATCAGACTGAGATATGATAGACGTGTATTTTCCGGCCTCAACAACGTACTCAAGCTCTTCCCCTTTCTCTGTCTCAGGATTACATCCTTCTTTTGTGAAAAGAGCCGACTGCCTTTTATTTCTATAAACTACCTGTTCTTTTTTTTTATGAACTACCGTACATTCTTCAGATACGCTACCATCCCTGGAAGACACCCTTATCTTGACACTTCTGTTGGCACCAGTATCATTTTCATCAAAGTAAATATTAGCCTTACTGTTAAGACTGCCTTCTTTCTTATCTATGTTCGCCCAACAATTACCTACTTTCATTCGCTAATCCTCCATCTTAAATTTTCGGGAGTTGTACTTACGTTGATTACCTCCGGTGATCCATCTGAATCAAGATCAACAACATCCTTGTCCAGGTAGATTTCCTCCTTATCCACAGACTCGCATTCAACTATTTCAATAACATAATCTTTTATATTACTTTCTATACTTAACTGCGTGCTTGTTTCATCACCCTCAATTTGTTCAAATTCCTTATCCAATTTAATGTAAGGAACGACCTTTCCAGGCTGATAAATAGGAATCAGTACACCATTTATAGTTATGTTCTCATTAACTTCATTCCCATCCTCATTGCCAGGCATGGAAACAATCATCGAAACCTGGAACGTGTCTTCAAGACCCGGATCACCAGGGAAACCATAATCAAGCCTAATATCATTGACATCAATATTTAGACCAGAAGCGGTGGTAAATGCCTTTATAACACCCTTTATACCACTATCTCCTGTAATAAGGGCATTGATAGAAGCGGCGTTGGTAGTAATAAGGATCTGCTTATCTCCACCAGATATAGGGAACTCCAGCCTACTAACCGACACTTCTGTGATCTTAATACCTTTTTGCTTGAAAGTAATGGCTTTCATGCTTTCGGTATCGGACTTCTTCACAATTCGGATAGTGATCCTATCTTCCCTTCCTTTCCAAGATGGAGCATCGAAATTCATTTTATCACGACCGACACCTTCCTTCTTATCTGAGGTAAGCCAAGAACCATCATCCATCTTATATATTCTTTCTTTGCTCATAATAACCCTCCTTCATTAAAGTGTCAGTTCCCATTCAACGCCATCATCTACCACAACCTGTACCGTAGCCGTACCGCCTGTGGCTTCAAATGTTATGTCAGTAGGAATAACATCAAATATCTCTTGTACGCCAACACATCCTAAGCCGCAGATAATATCCTTAAACCATTCCTCTTTAGCGTATTTTTTAAGAACTTCTTTAAAGAACTCACGAAGCCAATCTGAATCAATAGATTCCTTAAGTATGGTTTCTATTATTTCCTTAAGCCAAGATTCGTGCATTTCCTCTTTCAGAATCTCTTTAATAAGCTCGACAATGGTTTCTTTATCTAACTTATCAGAAGGCACAGAGCCATCAACGAGATTACCCCCACATATAAATCCTTTGCATTTTTCTGCCATTTCTTATCCTCCTAAATTAACAATGGAACCCATAAGAACTATTTGCTTCTTCTCGGTACACAACCCTCACTTCAGCAAGTTCATCCTGTTGACACATATCCCGGCAGAACCTAACAGTACGACCCTGGACTTTATACATATCAGAAGGTACAACACCCCCGCAATAAGACACAAGCAAAATCTCTGCCGGATCTTTCTTTAGAACCACATGAGAAGTACCGTCAAACACTTCTGTATTGACAGATCCACTTACGTTAATAGCCCTTGAAACGTATTTAGCTAAATTAGCTAAAGCTCCGTCTAAAGGCATACCATGATACAAACCAGCTTCTTCTATAGTTTCTCCATCATAGAATATGTTAGAAGAAGGAATATTGCAATGATGCGGGCGTTCGCACCCACCATGACTGCCAAAACAACCGTTACCTGTTATTGCCATTGTTACTCAAAATATTTATTTTTTGTTTTAAAAATTCTATTTCCCTATCCTGGTATTCCATACGGCATATCATTGCATTGATTAAAGCCGTAAGATCAGATTTCTGAGCCAGACTGAAGTAGCCAGCGTTGATGCCGTCAGCGCAGTACACGCAGTTCGTGCATGTATATCCGTCCGGGCATGGCACCGGCGTCTCGTCCACATGTGGAACATATACGTGTTTACCACTTAAGTCCTTACCAATTTGTGCACTCTTTTCCATTTTGAAGTTGTTTTTCAAGTTTTTCAACCCTTTGTTTTAAAAGCGTATTTTCTTCAACCATTCTATCCAAAAACTTATCTATGTTTTCAAAAACCAGCTCTATATTATGCATAACCTCATTATAAGGCATACCTGGAGTTAATTTGGATATGAATGTCTTGCATCCTGTATAATGAATGCAATGATCGCTTAAATGACCATACGGGCAATCGCATTCTTTTGGAAGAATTTCGCAATTGTCCGTACAGTCATTACACGAATCAGACCCGATACAGATATTAGATCTCAGAATATCAGGTCTGTCATCTTTACAAGTGTTACAATTCATGACTTTCTTTTTTTTGGTGCAAGATAATAATTTTCATTCACACCATCACAATAAGAAGTCAATCAATGTATTCCAAGCGGTTAGTGCTGCCCTTAAAAACGTATCTGCATCTGTTTTCTATCTCTACATCGGTAATAGGGAGAATAGCATCTTTGCCATAAGTAAGTTCACATTTTGAAATAAAATTTACTATACCTTGATAATTACCATGAAATTCCCTTGCGAGTTTCCTGCCAGTAGGAATCCCTTCTTTATTGGTTTCAGGAATACCTATCAAGCACTTTATCCAGTTTGGTTCATTCTTGTTATTGCTTCGTATTTCGTAGTTCACGATATCAAATACAATACCTTCAAGGTTCTTTACGTCGATGTTGTCCGCATCCATTTTCTTATCAATACGAATCGTGCTTGTTAAATCTCGTAATCTCATGATATTTTCTATTTTTGACATTAATGAATAACTGTCACAGTGTTTTAAAAGACCGAAGTAAGAAGACCAGCTTTCATTTGTAATACACTTCTTCGCGTCTCTGGCTACCCTCTTCCTTATTGTCACATAACCTTTATTGTGCTCAGATACGCCTTTGTTGTTACGATGGAAAACATACCCGCAAAAATCAAGAGGTCTATCCATGTCTGTTATAATACAAGTATGCCTTTTAGATCTTATCTTAAGCTCATACCACCAATAATTCTTAATCCTCCATTTGGCAGTATTAGCATCCTCCTTAGTATAGAAAGCAAGGAAATTATCGTCGGCATATCTCAATGAAAAAGGAGCTATTCTTTTTGCAAGATCATCAAAATCTTTCATAAGGAGATGATGAATAAGAGGGCTTGTAGGGGTTCCTATAGGTAGCTCTCCAGATACGAAACTTACGTCTATTACAAAATCTATAAACTTTTTGTTTGAAATAAAGTTCTTAAGCACTTTTCTAAACACTTTGTCTTTTACATGGTTATAACATTTACGTTGATCTATAACCAGGCAATACTTCAAATCAAGTCTATCATAATAAACGTGCTTCATCTTTTTAATAAGAGACCTTGATTTAGACGATGCTGTTATGCCAAATCCAGGCTTACAATTAAGACCATTCATATTATCCTTCTCATAATACAAAGAACCTAACTTTACTAAAACAAGATGCTGATAGATTCTGGTGGTAAGATCCGGGCTGTTTATTTCACGAACCTTACCATTCTTGTTTTCTTTTACAAGTTTGCGATATTTGATTTTGCTAACATAAGTACCATCTAAATACCATTCATACAATTTTAACGAATTACCATCAAAATCAAAATTGAAATTAACAACATCATTCTTTTTAGAATGGTTTTTAAATGCTGCTTCGCATGCTTCTCTAATATCATCCAAACTTATATCTATATAGTTTGAAACTGATTTCAGTTGTGGGCTAATGACGGGCTTACGACCGTCGCGCATCTCTATCATATTTTTATCATATAACCTCATACGCTTGTCTTTTATTGATTCTCCACTCCTGGGAAAGATTAAAAAGAATATACCCAATTTTTTTAGCCCACACAGGGCAAGGCCGCAATTGTTGCGATTCGTATTAGAAGTGGCGTTATTCGCATTCAGATTACGAGGCGAGCAATTGCCATTGTTCGCATTACCGCCGAAACGAGCAGCCAATTCTTTTTAACCTCTTTCTCAACCGTTATTTGCTATTTCAGAGGTCAGATCCCAATGTAAGACTTGTTAGCAGACTAACGGATTTCATTGAATAGATTTTTATTGTTTATAATGTTAACTATCTCTGTTGTCTAATGACACTGCAAATGTATGTATAATATTTTATAGCTACAAAACAATTTGTATTAAATATTTTAAATTTTTGTTTTGTAGCTATAAAATATTATATTAACAAGATACGGCTGCGCCGTGATATAGTATAAAAGGCTGCGCCTTAGCGCTGCGCTTATGATGGCTGCGCCATCAATGGGTTGCACCCATCAAACCTGCGGTTGACTGACGTCTAATAACAACTGGGCAAGGCCGCAATAGTTGCGATTCGTATAAGAAAGGGCGTGATACGCATACAGAGAACGAGGCGAGCAAAGGCCATAGGACGCAATACCGCCGAAACGAGCAGCCACTCTGGACTTTATACCGACAGACGAAGCCCAGTAGCAATTGTCCCATGTATAAAAACATTCTCCTGTTCCGATACTTCCCCCTTTTTTATCCTTCCATCCGGTATAAGGAATACGGTGTAAAGCAAAACTATCTCCTAAATTCTGGGTAGTTGCTATCTTTTTATATTTAGATTCAAAATTAAAAACCTCACCATTATTTATAGTAGACCTTTTCTCATATGTCCATTTCTTTTGATCTGGCTCTATATAAATATCAATAGTATTACCTATTCGAGTGACATTAGGATCATTTAAACAAGTCCCTACCTGTTCGTATCCTCCTCCGCAATACCTAAAGACGTCTCCAGACAGATTCATACCATCGTATAAAGACATCCTTAAAATAACTTCCAAATCAAATTCTGCCGGTTCGTCATTTTCGTTTAAGGCTGATATGGTACCAGTCATTTCCTTAAACACAATAACATTCATATGACCTTCAGCCATACTCTTGGCTCCCTGGACGTTCTTATACCAGTATTTTCCTCCATAAAAATCAAACTCTAATCCTTCCTCTACTCCTGTCTCAAATGCAAAAGAAGCCGCCATCTGGCTTTCCATGCACTGTTCTTTAGGATAGTCTGAATTTATGAGGTAAGAAAAATTAGTTTTTTTAGCAGGTTCATAATGTATAATAAAAGCATTTGTAGCCCATGATCCATACAACCATGTCTCTTCTCCTTTTTTACGATACTTTACACCTCCGTATTTGCGATAATTAACATCATTACCTACTCCGGAGTTACTTGATATCCCTGATCCAAAAGTATCTGGATTAGCTAAGTATTTAGTACCGTACAGCATTTCAAGGTATATGATATAAGCATTCAAGGTCAAAAAACCACCTTCAGAAAAAGGATAAGAAGATTCAGGATCTACGTTATTAGCCCTCGAATACTTAGCTATATTGATTTGATTTACATCGTTGCATCTCGGATAAGTTCTTCCATTTAGAAACATCGTGCAGACGTTACCAACTCCGGCTCCGGATTTACAATTTGTTTCTCCTTCATACAAGAAAAAGAAAGATCTTGCCTTGGAGTCTACTGTACATACCGGTCCAGGAGATAAGGCCGTGGGAGGCAGCACAGGGCACGTCTGGCGCAGATCAAGTCCGTCCAGCATAGGAACTGTGTCTGCGTCGTACACCCCAGACCATATTTTCCCACTTTTTCCAACTACCTTATCAGCTACATACAGGCTCTTGCTACATCCTAAGAATATGCTATAATTCTTTGAAGTAGTCTCCCAAGGTCTTAAAATCCTTACCTCTGATCCTGATACATTATAAAGTTTTTGACCAATACCATACTCTTCATAAAAAGCCTTGGCGTCAAATGCTCCGGCATCACAATACTTATTTTTATGACCGTTATCCAAATACAGTTCCACATCGCATTCGGCTCTCATTTCCTCAGTTATGCCCACCGTAGGAGCAAAATCTCCGTTTTCAAATCTAAGGAGATTGTTCTTACGAAGCTTTCCTACCGGACGCACTTTATCTCCGGTATTTTGAGTCATGTCTATAAGGTAAAAATCCCAAGAAGGGAGAAGGCTTTTGTCGCCAACTGATTCCGTGGCTTCTGGAGGAAGCTGGTCATCAGCCCAAGCGGATGCCGATCCCGAAGCACCTTCTTTAAGAACGTTGAAAGTATTACCATCAGACAAAACAAAAGGCTCAGATTCCTCCCCTTTCTTCGATAAAAACTTTTCCCTTTTACCAACTTGATTAACGACTATGTTCTTCTTAGCCTTATTCCCTTCATCGGAAATAGTGTAATTCAAAGTCGTATCAAGACCTTCATTTATTTCAGAAAACACCGACACCAGTTTATCATTCTCACCTTCTGTCGGATTAAATTTTACGTTGCTCATTTTCAAAAATCAAATTTGCATTCATCAACAACAGGCTCGCATTTGGTATTTTCATTAACCCATTTCATGCCCTCTTCTTCCAGTATCTTCTTAGCCTTTTCATTGGCATCATCAACGCTAATGAAAGACGTTACGGTACCGGCGTATATCCTCCTGTATTTCTCAGGAGCCTTCCATCCTTCCTTACAACGTTTACTAAACCAACCATGTTGATCTTCGTTGTAATAAACGGTTTTACATACTCCAGATTCGTTAGCGGCAGCCTGCCCCTCTTGCTCAAGGATCCTCGCAGCTTCGTAGTTAGCTATTTCGGTACTGAACTTAGACCATACACGACCGGCCTCTACCACGTAATGTATAGGCTGTTCTTGCTTTTGACCATCAGGGCAATCATTTTTAAAGAAATCCCCTTCCTGTCTTGTGTTATAATAAACCTTGCAACATCCACCTACTTTATTAGCATACAACGGACCTTCTTTCTCCGCAAACTCTTCCGCTTTCCTATCTGCATCATCTTGGCTTATATCCGAACAAAATTCAGCCTCATGAACGATAAACGTTTCTTCAGAACCAAGATCTTCCGGACAATCCGATTTCTTGAAAGCTTTTCTGTATTCTTTGTTGTAATACATCTTTTTCATGACAAGATCTTATTAAGTTCTTCTTTAAATTTCTGAATCTCGTCCGGGCACAACCCGCATTCCCCTTCACATACGATTCTTCTCATACGATCTATTTTAAGAACCGTATCCATATCAGGCTTAATACCTACCTTATACTTATGATATTGTAGATACTGATCAGCCTTACATGCTATAAAACGATCAGCACACTCACATAAGTAAGATGAAGGGAAAAGAATTTGCTGTGTACTTCCGGTAGCTGCCATATCACTTCACAGTAAAATACCTGGCGTATTCTTTATTTATGTATTCAGAATAAGTAGCAAGATCATCCGGATCCGGGCACTCGTTCTTCAAATTAACAATCCAGCCTCTTACCAGCTTTTGAATATCAGCATACCTTTTACTTACACCTCCTACAAACCTGAACTTGCGATGAAGGTCTATGATTTTCTTGTCCAATACAGCAAGTTCATCGTATTTCTGAATACAAGCCGCATTAGAATCAGCTTTAGGTGTCGTATTCGACTGAGGCTTTATAGCCCTATTTCTATTAACAGAAGCAATATTACTTCTTCCACATCCACATCCCATAACTTATTTATATTTAATTAATTACATTTTGCAACCACAATTTTCACAATTATTGAGAACGTAAATCAATTTAGATGCTTTTTCGTATAATTGTTTTACGTTTTCAAAATTCCCTAATCTCATATTGGCTTCAGCCGCAGCCAGCAGAAACTCTATTTCTTTTATTTTGTCAATAACATCATCATCCTCATGATCACATAACACAGTTGACCTGGCCCATATCTTATCTATGTTAAGACGGATCAGATCTGTTTTTAAATACTTTCTGTTAAATGAATAAGAGGAAGGACTGCCTTTTATGGTAATATCGTATATACCATCTTTTAGGTTTTCAAAATCATTTCCGCGACCTGGATTTATGCCAAGGGTCTTACTGTTGAATACATTCAACTGATTCTTACCAAGATAATAAACATACTTATTTTCATCTTCAGGTGGCACAATCTCTATAATAGCCGGTCTGTCTGCCAGTATCCCCCATTCCGACTGATCGGCTATGCGAAGCGTTTTAGGGTTGTTGGTGCTTATAACCTCAAAATCAAGATGGATGTTGTTCATACTCTCCTCCCATCCCATTCTGGTAAGGGAATCATCGTATCTGGCTGTTATATCAGCTCCCTCTACCTCAGTGCTATTAACACGTACCTCGGTACCATTTATCTTGACTCCTACTATTTGGGCTACCAACGACTTAGCCATACCAAACATAGGAACAATGATTTCCCCGTTATAATCAGTTCCTTCATTTGGATACTGTACTACTTCCGTCTTGTACAGGCCATCATTTCTTCTGGCTACTATTCTAATAACCATCTGATTTTCCACATCATAGTCGGTCATTACTATCCTGACATAGAAAATGTTATTTCTTATCTGTGGTAAAATATCGATATAGTTCATACCTTATCTTTTTCTACAAAGATAAGTAAATGAGGTGATAAAAGTTTAAACTATTGGACATTAAATAAAAGGTGAGGTGATTATCACCATATCCGATAATAGACCACAGCGCCTAAGTAGGGGGAGAAGCCCTCGCGCCCAACCCCATACCCCGCCGCCAGCCCTATGCCCCAGCGCCGGCTCTTTTCGTATATTATTTCTTTTTTGTGGTAGATGATCATAGTGTCCAAATTAGGTCTGTATCCGCTTATAACAGCCCGATAATCATCTGTGTTGTATGTTTTTCTTTGTATAGGAATATTGATATAAACAGTGTCTTTTATCGTATCTTTTTCAACTATAGCATCCATAGGGAAAGGTATTTCTACCTCCCCTACGTCAACTATATACTGAGGAACAGGAACAGGTTGGATAATGGTATCTATTACCGTATCTATTTCTATATCGTGTATTATTTCTTTCTTCTTACATGTTTTACCAAACAAGAAAGATATAAAACACAGTAGAATAACTCCTAACACATGCCCTACCCTCATTTTTTGCAAACACATTTCTTACCCTCCTTTTTATTATCTAAAAGATCTTGTATTTCACCATTTTTTATACCTTCTTTTAACTCCTCTCCGAATGGAACTTTTTGCCACCAACTTACTTTGCTAAAGAAATACTTAACACCTTTTACTATCATCAAATCAGGTGCAAGGTCGCCGAGGCGTTTGAATGCCATTCCACCGTATAATATTAAGGCGAATATCGTAATCCACTGAAGAATCATGTCTATAAACTCTGGGGATTTATGCCCTCCCATAGACATAATAAGATCCATTCCGGATATGGTAAACAACCCGAAAGAGCAGGCCGCGAACTCAAGAAGGATTTTCAAAACTCCCATTTCGCTTATGCATGTCAATATCTTAAAAGGCCTCTTTCTCTTTCTTCGGATATAGCAGTGTTTGATACTTTTTATAGTAGCTAACAAAAGATTTATAGCTAATATAAACAATATAGAATATATAAGGTGGTGAATCTCCTGGAAATTCATCCACAATACTGATAATCCGGAAATGAGAAAAGCCCAGAAACTTTCTAAATTCATCCTTCCTACAAATCTGTAAGCCATATTAGAACATAGTTACTTTCTTGCTACTTCCAAGAGAGTCATATACGTCAATATGGACCCAATTGGTACATGATTCTAATCTAATAGGACAAGGAAGTAGATCCTGCGACTGAATTATTTTATTCCTTGTCTCTTCTGCCGTCATACCCTTGGCATCAAAATCAATGGCTGCCCCAAGCATATGAGGACTGATATACAAAGACCCTGATACGGTCTTGGATTTTACTATATCCGAGATATTGTTCCTAAACCCACGCTCATCAAACCTTCCACCCGACTTCCAGGTATTAACCGTCATCGGAGTTTTCAAAATGTCTTTCCTTAAAACCAGTATCGTGTGAAGCAATTCAGTTCTTAAATACCTCCAGCAAAGATCTTTGTCTCTACCGTATTCTTTAGGACCAACTAATTCAACAATACTAAAATACTGACTCAATTCTTTTATAATATCTTTTCTTTCCATAACTTAACCTTTTTCACAAAGATAACCAGAACCTTACCGATATGAAAAAATAAGTAGAGTCTGGATTAAAGAAAACCCCTGCATAAATAAATATACAGGGGTTATCCATAACATTAACAACAAATTACGACCTAAACACCCCTTACATATCCGGCTGATACAAGATCAGAAAGGTTCTCGTAAGCCAAAGGGATGCCTGAATCTCTTATGCAAAGATACTTAATTTCTTTGTCAATGTAATACTTTCCATTCTCTAAAATAGAATTATATACCCAAGGAATAGGATCGTCTATCGTACCTAAATGCTTTTCCTGAACAACCATATACAGGCTTTCGGCTCCACCTCCCTGACCAGGAACCCAGTCGGCTTGGAGATTGTGATTTTGCCTTACTTCAAACAGGGTCCAATCCAAATCCGAAGGTTTGTTTTTGCTACGGAAACGCTGCCCTTTTACAACAGCAGTGCCCATAGGAAGACCTTTGTCGCCATAAACTCCATCCTTGTCCCAGATAGGGTACAACCCCTTTATCTTAAGAGCAAGATTCTGGTCAGTGTTTTCCAACATAGCCGGCGTGTTGATCATCGCCCTCATGTACATGGCTGTAGCCTTCTCCGGATCATTAGCTTCAAGGATCTTATTTTTTTCTATGATCTGATCCTTTGTTCTTACCAACTTCTCAGGATAGCCTTCATCTACTTTCATAGACTCAACTTCACTCCTGTCGGTTTTAGAAGCTATTTCCTTTTCTATGGCAGCAGTACGATCGTTGCACTCAGATTCATATACATGCATTTCATTCATTGCCGTATTAGCAATATCAAGCTCGTATTCTGAATCTGCTACGGATACGGTATATATCCCGCTTCCTTTTGCTACGTCAATATCGTTTTTAACCTTCTGTCTCATGCTGCTGTTATACCATATCTGTTTACCATCCAAACTATAAGAACGAACGGCATCAGAATAAGCATATTCCCTGGCCTCAGAAACTTTCTTGTCCTTAGCCTTGGCAAGCAACTCCTCTTCAGTTGGTCCAGGGGGCTCCGGGTCAAGCTGCATGGCAATAACTTCTTTCACACTCGCATCCGGATTGTCTTGATGGAATTTTTCTTGATCGGAGTCAAGTTGAACCCATTTACCATCTAAGAAATCTTGGTAAGAATACCCTACTTCGTAAGAAGAGGAATCCAACTCGTATCCTTCCCAGTAAAAACCTTTTACGTTTTTATTTACATAAAGCATACTCTATCCTTTCTATTAAGCTTGTTCACCCACTCTGATAACCAACTTATCATTGATATACCAGATACTTAATTCTATAAAACTATTTTTAGGTACTATTACGCTATCGCCTGACATGCTCTGGAACAGGCCAGAGGTAGGAAGCGGCTGCGTAATGTCATTGCCGGTGGTGTTGTTGACCCGCACCTGCCATTCCCGTCCAACATCCTCAGCAGATACGGTCATAGACAGGCTCGTAGCAGAAGCTACGTTGGCTATGATATTATGAGTGTCTTTAGGAAGATTAACCAATGTCGTAACAACCCTGGGAGCTTTAGACATAAACCTTAGATAAGACATCATAGTATTAGACAACGTAACCATATTGCTCAATACCTTATAAGCCTTATCTTGAGTAACAGTATATGTTCCTACCTGAATCTCTATATCAGACTCAGATGTACCTTCTCCAGTATTGGTATCTGAAAATGAAACAAATACAATTTTTAATTCAAAAACACCTCCAAGATCTTTACCTGATAAGAAATAATCCAAAGAATAATAATTACCAGCTAACTTTCCTAACGTAATTTTATTATTGTAAGCATCCAGAACCTTCCCAAACGAAGCTTCATCAAGTGTTCCTGAATTACCTGAAAACATAGATAGATCAAGATAAGTCGAATCTACTCCTGCACTTACCATACCAAGCGATTCAAGCACCTTACCACCACCTTCTTCAGTAACCAAAATATATTCGTTATACACGTTTTTGGTTTCTGTAGATGCCACATCATCTTTTACAAGATACATGACATTATCCTTCGCCTCTTCAACAGTAGGAAGTTTGCTAACAATCTGCTTTTTCCACCCTGCTGCCGATACAGCATCATCTATATACTTCTTGTTTACATAATCGCCCCATGTCATGTTACTAAGAAGAGTCTTGCTACCATCTTGACTTCCAGCAGGGGGAGCCGGGATGAGGCCTCCCTTGCCCGACTCCGAACCTGTTCCAGGAGCAGCCTGCACCACATTCTCAAGTCTGGAATCAACCTCCTGACCTTCGAATTTACTGTTATAACCTACTTCTGCCATTTTTTTTATTTCTTGTTAATTTTATCCAACAACTTCTTGATCTGGTCTACGATGTCCATCACCGCGCCAACCTTATTTTTTACGTCCTCAACCTTCTGATCGATCTTAGAATCCAAAGCCTTTAAACGGTCTTCGTTTTTACGATACACTAAATACAGGGCTAAACCGATGATTGCTATCGTAAGGATATTAGCCAAAACGCATCCGATTATTATCTGAAACATGATGATTATATGGTAGATAACGCTACCACACGCTTTAATTATTCAACTTTTTACAAATATAGTAATTACCCCAACCATAACAAGATCAAAGACGCTCGTCATTAACATCAGACACCCATTCTTTAGATGAAAGAACAGATTCAAACTCAGAAGAAGGGCTGTCATATACCGGATACGGATATTGAGGTTCGTCATCAGCCTGCGTGTCTAAAGACTTAAATAGAAGGTCATAATGTTCTACATGTAAAATAACTTTAGAGCCATCTACGCTCGCTCTTGGGCTGCCTATTCCTAATTCACGTCTCTTTTCTTCAGATACGGAATTATATACTTCTTTTGGTATGATAATGAATTTCATATTATTTCGATTTTATAGTTTGTAAATAGTTGTATGCTTTGATACATTCGTCTTTAGAGAGGAGTTGATCGTTGTAGATGCCTAAGTTCTTAAAAGCCATTTGAGTATATATTGTACTGTTATAACCGATTGACAAATCCTTACTACTACTTGTGATAGGTTGTTCTTCACTAAGTAGCATTTCCGACCAATCATCAAAATATACACGTCCATCTGAACAAATAGCCTTTAAAGATTTAGTGTTTAAAGATGAACTTTTTTCTGTGTTATTTATAAATAACTTCAATCCATTATTTTCATTAAACAAATAGAAAGATGGAGGCTTTATTAAGCCTGCAACCTTTCTTTCATCAATTATAAACCTCCATTCCCCAACAACCGTAAAATCCTTACCCATTTCAAAAGCTGACGAAGTTATCTTATCATCCACCCCATCAGTAACCAGGTAGCCTTCGTATTCGGGGATTTGCTCTATGGTAATATTACAGGAATCATTTACATTAGAGCATCTAAAACCATATTGAGTAACATCATTAGGAGAATTATAAGATGGTATTTCATAAATTCCATCTGTACTCAAATCAATTATTTGATTAGCTGGCTTATTTCCGAAATAAAATCCAGGAATAGAATTAGTTACTTTTATTTTTACTTTTTTAATTGATGAATCTTTATTTACAGCAGTGTACAGTACAGGATAATCAGCTAAAACAAAAGATTTTATATTAAAACTTTTGCTGGTTTTATCCGATATGACTCCATAATCTGGAATGCTTATCCAAGATGTATCACTGAAATTGTAAGCGTATTCCCCATACCCACTATTCCCACTAAATGCAAAATTCGACAGTACAAGATCATTACCATTGCCCGTAATGTTGGCAATAGTAGCACGATCTTCGTCCTCGTTGGTTTTGCCTACCACTGTCCATGCCTGGTCGGGGAAGAGCCAGGGATATTGCTTCTTATACCAATCAAGAACCTTTTCATCGTCTTCATCGGTAGAGAAATATCCATTACAGATTGTTTGACCAGCAATGGCAGCTCTAGCAAAAGATGCATAAGTTGCATTCTTCCATAAATAATATAGCCCAGCGTTTTCCACCCAGTCCCCACACGTACCTGTTACAACTTTATTAGTTAATAAGTTCTTAATATATATATTATTACCATTTCGTTTACAAGCAAACAAATTAAGCCCATTAACAAAATCAGCATTTATATAATAGTTATTACCCGCTATAAAAGATACATAAACCAAAGACGAATATTGCATGGAAAAAGTTTTTTTGCTATCAGCTCCACACAAAATCATATTCCTTGTCGGATTATTCTGAAACGGAATAAACGCCGTGTACACCGTATAGGTATCCTCGAAGTTAAGCTCCTTCTCTGTAACTGCAAAGTCGTCTACTCCGTCACCGAGGATAAAGCCGGGGTAGAGGGGTAGTTGTTCGATGGTAAGTTTAGATCTATACCATCTTTCAGGATATTTTTCTATAGATAAATAG